GTACACCTTGAATACCTTGAGTAGCAGTACCTGTTGTACCTTGTACACCTTGAATACCTTGAGTAGCAGTACCTGTTGTACCTTGTACACCTTGAATACCTTGAGTAGCAGTACCTGTTGTACCTTGTACACCTTGAATACCTTGAGTAGCAGTACCTGTTGTACCTTGTACACCTTGAATACCTTGAGTAGCAGTACCTGTTGTACCTTGAATACCTTGAGTAGCTGTGCCGGTGGTACCTTGAATTCCTTGAGTACCGGTGATACCTTGAATACCTTGAGTTGCTGTACCGGTTGTTCCTTGAATACCTTGACCACCTGTAATGCCTTGTATACCCTGAGTACCGGTAGTACCCTGTACACCCTGTGTTCCTTGAACACCCTGTGCTCCTGAAGTTCTAGTTTTTAGAGTACCGTCCGATGCTCTTACTAAGAAATCTGTTAAAGCATTATCTACTTCAGGGGTTTGGAGTTTTACACTACCTGAGATTGTGTTAGATGATCCGGAAATACCTGCTTCAATATTACCGCTTGCGTCAATGTTTAGGAATGGAGTACCTGAGATATCAGATACTGTAAAGATGTCTCCTGTTAGATCATCTGTAATTTCAAACAGTCTACCGGAACCTCCATCAATAGCAAATACTGTTCCTCCGGTTGCATTGGCTGACCTTAAAATCAACCCTTCTCCAGAGGCAGAAATAAACATACTGCCGGTAAACTTATGAGTATCTGTTACATCATCACCGAACTTAGTTGAACCGGATCTGTAAATGATAGAAGCTGATACAAACTGAGTATGAAATTCTCTTGCAGTTACCTTACCGTCTACCGATACATCACCGGTTACAGTTAAGGTTGAACCGTCAAAGGTCATGTTAGCCTCTGCTACAGCTGAATTTGATGAACCGTCCGAAGTTAGTACCCTGTTATTTGCAGCAGAAGATACCGTTGAAAATCCTGGTCCTTGAACACCTTGTACGCCCTGTGTTCCGGTAACGCCTTGGATGCCTTGAGTACCAGTTGTACCTTGTACGCCCTGTGTTCCGGTAACGCCTTGGATGCCTTGAGTACCAGTTGTACCTTGAATGCCTTGTGTTCCGGTAACGCCTTGGATGCCTTGAATTCCTTGGGTACCTGTAGTACCCTGGGTGCCGGTAATGCCTTGAATTCCTTGGGTACCTGTAGTACCCTGGGTGCCGGTAATGCCTTGAATTCCTTGGGTACCTGTAGTACCCTGGGTGCCGGTTATTCCTTGAATACCTTGATTACCGGTTGTGCCTTGAGTACCTTGAGTTCCGGTGATACCTTGAGCTCCAGTGATACCTTGTATACCCTGAGTACCATCAGTACCTTGAGTTCCGGTGGTGCCTTGTACGCCTTGAGCTCCGGTGATACCTTGTATACCCTGAGTACCGTTAGTACCTTGAGTACCTTGTGTTCCGGTTGTACCTTGAGCTCCAGTGATACCCTGTATACCTTGAGTACCATTAGTACCTTGAGTTCCGGTTGTACCTTGAGTGCCTGTAATACCTTGAATGCCTTGATTACCGGTTGTACCTTGTGTGCCTTGGGTTCCTGTAATACCTTGGATACCTTGAGTTCCAGTGGTTCCTTGAGTTCCGGTGATACCTTGAATTCCTTGAGTTCCGGTGATGCCTTGAATACCTTGAGTTCCGGTTGTACCTTGAGTTCCGGTTATACCCTGAGTACCCTGTATACCTTGAGCACCTGAAGTTCTTTTCTTTAGCGTACCGTCCGCGGCAAGTACAATAAAGTCTGTTAGCGCATTATCGGTAGTAACTTGTGTTACTGCAATACTTCCAGTAACAGCAAAACTACCTGTTACGCTTGAGTCCCCTTTGGACACAAACCCGTTACGGGCAACAAACTTTTTATCTGCCATAGTTTTGATCCTTTTTCACTTTCCAAAGGACGGTATTAGAAAATTATACTAATAAATAGGTTACATATATCTTAGGTGTCCTTTTACTGTCCAGGTGCCGGCCGGTACTGCTAATATCAGATTTGCGTTAGATCCGGCAAGAGTCGGAGTAAATTCTGCACCTACAGTACTTCCTAGGTCTAAGGTAGATACATCATTCCATTCAATGTCTAAAGGAGTCCAGACTGTAGCTAAAGTACCTGCACGTTTGTTACTCCCGCTAGCGATTACATAGTCCAGGAATGCTCCTTCGTAAGAACCTGTGCTGATAGATGTAACGGTGAGTGAAGTAGTTCCGCTTACTAGAATGCCTTGCTGTACAACTGCTGTAGTACCTTGAATGGTTAATGAGCCTGAAACTATTGCACTTCCATTAACATCTATAGCTGCTGACGGAGTAATCTTTTTGATACCTATATTGCCGGAAGTATCTTCATAAATCGAAGAAGTAGTTGCACTGTTTGAATCTTCATAGCGCATGATGTAACGAGCTACACCTCCACTGCCGGCATTCTGTACAAATGTACCGGCGGTTTGACCTCCGATATCAGAGAGTAGCTGTGCACCAGTTCTGTAGACTACTTCTGCACCCGTAAGTGCTAGGAACTTATCCGGATCTGAACCGAAGTTATCCACCGTATTAATGTTTACTTTTCCGGTAGTGGTTAGTGAACCCGTAATAATGGTTGTAGATCCGCTTGTAAAGATTTGAGAATCGTTTAAGTGATCTCCGCCATCAGACCTTGGGACAAACCATTTTGTAAGGTTAGGTTCATCACCTAGTGATCCTGTGTTTCTGGGGCCAGCTAGTAGCATACCTCCGGTATACGTAGACCCGCTTACATTCTGATATACCCAGTGGTTGTGCAGTGAGTCCCAAGCAAGAGATGCTGTAGCCTGGTGGGATAGAGATCCTGAATCGTATACTTTTAATCCTCCGAATCTTTCTGCAGGTTCAAATATGTTTACAGAAATGAACGAGGCTGCGACGTTTAACTGTGAGGAGGTTACGTAGGTAAGTGACGAAGTTCCGAATACTTGAAGATTCCCGTTTATTACTACGTTCTGATTTAGCTGCCCTACTGACTCGGCTTTTAAGGCATAAGATGCAGTGGTGGCTGTAGAAGCATTGCCGGTAAGGTTTCCTGTTAGGGTTCCATTTATCCCTAAGCTACCGGTGAGTTGGTAGGCTCCAATCAGATTACGGGTGTGACGCCATACCCCTCCGGTTCCACTTCCGCTGTAGATTAGCAGGTCTCCGTGAGTATACGCTCCCTCTACTCTAACTGAGCTTAGGTCTGCAAAGTCTTTTGGTTGTTCTGTAGTTACGTATATAATACCACTTCCACCGGGGCCCGCTTTAACAACAATTCCTACTGGGATTACCTCATAAGGAGCCGGAGGAGCTACTTTGGTAAGTTTACCTGCTGATGATGATACAAATAACCTATCCCCATCGCTAAACGCATTTGTATTTAATCCTTTAACAAGTCCCTCAGTGGTGACATATCCTATAGTGTTTATCTCAATATCATGAGTAGCAAGACCTAGTATTTGATTACTTGTTTCTACACTTCCTGATACTGCAATAGCTTGTGCTAGCTGTATTTCAGGAACGTCTCCGTGAGATCCTACAAGTCTTACTGGAGTACCATCTTGTATTAATACCCCGCTGGCATTAAAAACTCTTGTCCAGTTTTCCTGTCCTACTTGTAATGTAATATCTGCTTCAGCATTATAAACTGATAAAGCTCCATCTGTGTTATCCCAAAATACTCTACCTGATTTCCAAGCAGGGGTTGCGGATCCTGTATTAAAGTCAATATAGTTTACATTGGCTATGCTTCCTGAGATGGTTAGGTTCGCAGCATGGGATGCTGTAAGAGCATAAGATGCTGAAAGTGCGTAGGATGATGAAAGTGCATTTAAAGCAAGCGATGCTGTACCGAACAACGAACCTGTAAACGATGCTGCAGTAATAGAGGTGGTTGTAGTATTTCCTTGAGTGGTGACTTGTTGTAAAGTCGGTACTACGGCTGCTTGAGAGCTTACACTGGATAGAGAAGCTGATACTGACCCCCATTGGTCAATTCTAACATCTGAACCTGTGATCGAACCATTAGTATTTAAGCTACCGGTTACTGTTAAGCTCTCAGATACATGCAAATCTCCGTAGACTTTTAAAAGCTGATTGTCAAACTCACCGTAAAGTAGAGGCTGGTTACTGCCTGTGTTGTGTATGTAGAGTTTGTTAGATACAGTAACAAGTCCTCCGATAGGTCCTGCTCCTGTTCCGATAAAGACGCTATCAGAAGAGTATTGAGCGGTACCGCCTGCTCGATATCCTAGCAGTACGTTATTACTCCCAGAGTACAGGTAGTAGCCTGCATAGGCTCCTAATCCTGCATTATATCCACCCATATTAAGGGTCTGTAGACTATGGCGGCCTAGAGCACTATTCCAGGCATTAAATTCAGAGGCACCTATATTATCTAATCCTCCTAGAGCAGTATGACCTACAGCGGTATTACTGCTACCGGATGTTAAGGAGTCTAAAGCGTTGTTACCTACAGCAACATTCAAGTATCCTGCAGTGCTGTTACGTAGAGCCTGGTAGCCGATAGCAATACTTCCTGGGTTTGGCATTGCATTACTCCCAAGTGTCTGGTGTCCGATTGCAAGACTGGTTAGGTTGCCTGCAGACTGATTGGCAGGTCTGCCGATCTTAATTAAGTTAAAGTAACTGTCTTGAGAAGCACTTATTCCTCCTGTTACCTGTACTGTCTGATCTAGAGGGTTTACGTATGATGCTGTTGCCGTATAGGAAGAAGAAACTACTCCTGTGATTGCACTTCCGTTACCTTTAAAAAATGAAGCTGTTACTGGCCCGTTGATATTTAAGCTACCCGTTATTACAGCATTAGTAGTGACGATAGTTTGAATAGTATCATCATCTCGCTTAAAGTATACTTTACCGTCAACAGTATTAATTGCAAGCTCTCCTGTGGATAACGAGCCTGTTGAAGGTACTTTACCGGCTATCGCCGACCTTTTGAGTTTGATTTGTTGGGCCATATGTATGGAACTTTTTTAAGGTATAAACCGGAAAATGTCTATGTAGACTATTATAAATAGGAAAGCCGGCTGTTGCCGGCTCCTAATCTATATATGAGTCTTTTAGAACGTTCCTCCGTCGATTACCGAAGTTGCTACAAATGTTCCGTCTGCTTTGTATCCGACTAGTGTTGATACTTCAACAGCTGAGTCTGTATTGGCGAGAGCTCCTAATCTGTTTGATCCGTCTCTAAAAATTACTCTAGAAGATGTATCGATTACTCCTTGAAGTCCTACTGCTGTAATACCTGTTGCAGCATTTACGACGCTACCGCTAACAGTACCTGCTACAGTTACAGTACTGCCGTTGTCGGTAATGATTGATGCTACTAATCTTTTGTTACTGTCTACTTTCTGAATGCTGTTGGCAGCAGGAGAGGCGTTATCGTAGGTAGTTAACCTGTATTGAGTAGATCCGCTAAGACCTGCATACCAGTAGTCGTCTGTTGCATTCCAGAGCAATGAACCTGAAAGTAGCTGTGCTCCTAATGCGTCTCTTACTACGATACCGCCGTCTGCTGCAACACCTGCTGCGTTTAGTACGATGATATTATCTCCAATCTCAACAGTAGTTGAGTTGACAATTGTCTGGGTGCCTGTTACAGTGAGGTTTCCTGCAACAATTACATCGTTGCCTGTAAAGCGAGTACCTTCTACGTAAACGTCTCCGTTGGTTGAAGCAATTGAAAGATTACCAGTTGCTCCGGTGTGGGTGATGGATTGGTTGCCGTTATTATTTAAGACGAAATCATTATCGGTAGAATTACCGTTGTTCATGATATCGTCTAGAGGTAATGAAGCTGGATTGATACCACCAATAGTTAAGCTATCGATAGATGCACTTACGAAGTAGCCAACTCTCCACTTATCAGAAGAAGCACCAAGATCGAAGGCATTATTAGCTGAAGGTATAATACTAGAGCTTACATCTGCTTTGTAAGTTACAACATCTGTTGCAGCATCACCTAGGTTTACATTTCCATTAAGGGTTGTTGTACCCGCTACTGTTAACGAGCTTCCTAGTACAGCTGAGCCTGTTAAGATTAAAGTGCCGGCGATCTTAGTGTTACCTGTGTCGGACTTTACTAAGAATTTCTCAGTATTACCGGTACCCATCTGGAAGGTACCTATACTACCGCCTGTACCTACGTATAGGTCTAGGGCAGTAGTGATAGCTCCGATTGTTAGGTTGTCCTGAATGACGGCACTGTTATCTACGTATAGAGCAGAAGCAGATGCAAGTACACCGACATTTAAAAAGTCTACAGAAGCAGCTGATCCTGCTGAACCGCTGAAGTTGTCAGCGTAAACTGTCTTCCAGTATTTGGTAGTGCTACCTAGGTCAAATGCACTATCAACGTCAGGTACAAACGATGAAGAAATTTCAGCTCCAAAGTTTACAAAGTCTGTTGTAGCATCACCTACTGTGATGTTACCTCCGATAACTACGTTACCGCTAATGTCAGCATTTCCTGTCAACTTTAAATTAGAACCGGAAATGTTACCGGTTGTGTTAATATTTAAAGTTGTAGCATCTAAAGCTGTTGCAGTAACCTTTAAGTTACTTGTTGCTGCAACTGCTCCGGCGTTGTTAAAAAGTACTTCAGTGGTATTACCTGGTGCTGTAATACTTGCTAGAGAAAGGTTCGTTAATGCTGAACCATTACCGGTAAATGATCCGCTAAATGAGCCTGAAGCAATAATACTTGAGATCGTAGTACCTTCTAAGTTACCTGAAAGGTCTAATGCAGTACTGCCGGCGTTATTAAGAATAAAGAGGGCTTGGGAGTCAGTCTTGTAATATGGTAGCCCGTTGAGGGTGTTAATAAAAGAACTCGCTAAAGCAGTACCTGTGTAGAGCTTGTTTATAGGAGTAAAGGTATTGTTACCGTCTGCATTACCGACGAATACTACGTTCTCGATTCCACTATTACTGCCTGTAGCAAAAAGTAATTCTCCTTTTGATACGGCGATAGTAGTCCCTAGATTGCCTATACTACCTCTCCTAATTAATATTTTTTGTGCCATTCTCTACGTTGTTGTTTGAGTCTTTATATAAATATCAATAAAAACCTCCTAAATCTAAATTAGCATTACTACTTCGATCTGCAAGAGTACCCAGGTTTTGAATTGTTAAACTAGCAGAAACTACTTGGGATTGAATCTCTGCTTTTACGATCTCTATAGCTCCTGAGACTATCAAAGCGCTCTGGGCTGCTGTTGTTTGGTATAGCGTGGTTTGCCCTTGAACTGAGAAGGATCCTGTTATGTTTAACGATCCTGATGGATCTAATTCTCTTAACCTAACTCTAGACATCTTAATTAAACTTACCTATAAGTAGAACTTCGTCTGCTGCCTCTAAAACTGCACCAGCTTGCTCAAAGAATCCTGCAACATCGAGTAGTACTTCAATATTAACACTTACTTGAGTAACTGAGGTGATCTGAGAATCCGGAACTCTTCTACCGTTTACATAAACTTCAAAGTCCTTAGTAGTGATTGCAGCAAAGCCTGGAGGCGGAGTTGCAATAGTTCTACCCGTAAATGTAGCAGTGCCGCCCGACTTGGTGGTGGCGATTCCTGCGTTCCTTAATGAAACGTAAACTATTTCTGCTGCTGTCATACCTGCTACGATTTCTGATACTAACTGAGTTGAGTTAAGCTGTCCGTCGTAGAATCTTACCGCTCCCTTATTAGTAAACGATTGTGACTGTACTTCCGTACCCGTCACATCAGTAACAGTCTCTGTGCTGAACAGAAGCTGGGATTTTGAATAAAATTTCTTAAGGTTGGCCTTATCTCTATTATACGTATCTGTAATTATATATCCATTTAACTTTATGCTAAATGTAGCTTTAACTCCCCTATCCTGACCCTGTAGTACTTCTACAGTAGGGGTGTAGGAGTCGATCATCGCTCTAAAGCGGTAACGGTCTTTATCCCCCCAATATGAATCCGAGGCAAAGTTCAGAGCTTCAATCAGCTTATCACACTGCTCTACGTAGTCGGTAAACATAATGCACTGGTAGGTGATGGTAACGTAGTCCGGTACTACTACTCCGTATAGTTCCTGAGAAGGATTTCTGTTTGATAGAACTGAGAATCTATCGTAGATATTTCTCTTAGAGTATTTCTTCTCGTAAATTACAAAGTTGTTAACTTCGTTACCGTCTAACTTGTTTCCTAGAGTTCTATTCTTTTCAATATTACTCTTCTTAAACATAATTAACGGTACTTGAATCTTACCGTTCTTATCTCTATAAAATCCTCCAGCTTGAACGGATGACCATCTTTCAGGAGATCCGTAAAGAACCGGTACGTCTACTTTGTTACCGTTCTGAATTACTGAAGGTTTGATTACATTGTTAAAGTAGTAGATGATTGCTTCATCCATATCCTTAAAGCCAACAACTGGTAATTTTACCGTATCGTCTTTAAGTGAGATTTGATTCTCTCTTTTAGATTTACTTGAAGCAGGCACAGCACCCTTCAACGCGTCATAAGGAACGATTTGTTCACGCGTTAACTCTGATTGAGTCTTTGGTACGGGCACTCTTTTTTTAGGTTGTGCCATTATCTAACTGTAGTTATACCGAGCTTGTCTGCTCTTGTTAGGTGTGCTTTACAGATGATAGAAACACTAGTACCGTAGTCAGAACTTCTACCGTAGTTGTAGGAAGGATCTTTACCCCAGAATAGCTCATTCTCGCTAACGTTATCTACTTCGTAGTAGTCCTCCTGCCACATTATAATATCTCCTACTTCCGGTACTAACTGTTTATCTACTAGATCATCTCTTAGGAAAGCAAATGAACTCTCTCTGGTTAGATCTCCTCCAAATTCATCAGCAGTCATAGTCTGATCTCCTCTAGTAACAAGGCAGTTAAAGAGTAAAGGTCCGTAGAAAGTTTTTTCTAAAGACTCCCCGTAAATGTTAGCTTGAGTATCTACCAGAGAAAATTTATAGTAAGCGATTTCCTGCTGGATGATGTCCTGGATGATCTCTCTATTCATATGTCGAATAAGAGCAAAGTCTCTTTGACTGCCGAATAAGCTCATATCTCTGACTGTTCTATGTGGCGTTCAGAGAATTGAAATTTTTTGAGATCAGGAATAGCAGTCATTGCTGCTTTCTGAACTTCTTGGAACGTCTCAAGGGCTGGCTTAGTTGTAATAATTTTAATCAATAGCAGACCTCTAGGTCTAGGGTCTTCCTTATTCGATTTATTGTTTACAACTGCAACCTTGTCTACGCTTCTAATAAGCTGTGCGACAGTAGTAATATCTGTCTCGGGATTGAACTCAACGTATACGTACGTTTTGTACATCCTAAATTCTACCTCGCTTAGTAACTGCTCTAGTGTAATCATCCTACAAAGATAGTCATTGGAACACTCTGAAGTGTTGTTTTTATAAATTCACTTTCGTTAGCTTTTCTTTCAAGCTGATTACGTCTTGAGGTTTGCTCAAGCATGTCTCTTAATTGAGTAAGCAATTCAGTTTTTTCTGTTCTAGCATCTGTAAGAAGATCGGCCTGGTTTAGGGTTGTGTTTGAACCCGGAACCGGTACCTGCTGGTACTTTCCTCTGATATATCCTAAAAGTTCTTTTGATAGAGCTAAAGCATACCGGTAGATCCACTGACGACCTACTGAGTTGATTCCTGTGTAGGTTGGGTTATCGTAAGGAACTTCTCCTACGTTGGTAATTAGACCTGCTCCTGAACCTGATACTGCAGCTGTTCTTTCTGATCTCTTGAAGTAATCAATTCTGATTGCTAGTCTTTCTCTAGGAACTGGTAAGATTGAAAGCTTGTTTCCTATTAATTCAAAGCTATAAGAAGATTTTCTAATCTGATCGTTAAACTCGATTGCCTGTACTTTCAGCATATCATAGTATGCTGGCATTAAAAGGAAGTTGATACCTGGTGAGTATGAACCAAAGTCAAATGCATCCATTAAAGATTGGATACCGGTACCGGTTCCTGCATACGGGTCAAAGTAGCGAAGGATTGCAGGAGGTGCTTCGTAGTAAACTTTTACAATTTCAATTCCTCCGGTGATGCCTTGTGATGTTGCCCATGCGTCTAAATCATAAGTCTGTACGCTAGAGGAAAGCTGTAATAGTCCAGAGTACTTCTCTATACTTCCTCCAACACCGGCTTCAGTACCGTAGTTCTGAGAGATTTGAATTACTCTGTCTAATGAAGGTTGAACTAAGGTGTTATTAAAAGATCCGGCTGAAGAAGCTCCTTCCATTGAGAGATAGTTCTCTCTTACTTTATACTGGAATACTTCGTTGCCGTAAGTTGTTACTGCTTCTTCAAAACAGGCATAAAAAGATCTAGCCTGAAGCTCTACATCCATCAGAGGATATCCTAAGCGGGTGGCACAAAATGAAGCTACCTTATCGGCATCAGCTTGAAACTGTGTGTCGCTGTCATAAAAGCCAAAAGGTGTTTCTCCTGGAAAGAATGTACTAGTACCGGTCCAGATTGTTACGTCAGCCATGCTTTTTCTTTATAAATAGCAACTTTGTACACCTACTGTGTATGAGTACCTTTTAGAAAAAAGTCAAAGTTATCGTCTGTGTAGGGGCGTTAACAGTGTATTCATTTGTACCACCCCAGTTCTGATTATTAATCATAGGTCTCAAAGCGTAGGTACTAGTAGCACTGCAGGAAGCAGTATTCGAGAACTCAACAGCTACTCCGCCGATTTTCGGGGTTCCGCACCCAGTCCCAACTCTCCAAAAAACTGTATCAATTGCCACTACAGTTCCGTTGGTTGCGTTCCTCAGTCCGTTTGCTAGAGTCTGTACGTGAGTTGGATGTGTGACAGTTAAGCTATTGCCGTTAGTACTAGACCATGTAAAGGAGGTGTACGTACCTGTTAAGCTTGCTCTAAAAGTATTCCATGCTGTCTCAACTGCGGTAGAGGGAGCCTGGTTTTGAGTAAAGAGTTGTGAAAACGTAGGTCCGATTGGCGGGGTTATAACCTGTACCGGTGCTGGCTGTTGCCTAAATGCAAACGGAACAAACATTAAATCAGGTTCTTAACGTTAGCTAAATATACGTCGGTAGAATCGAATGTAATAAGGGATACAATGTCAACTCCGGTTCCGGCTGTAGGAGTGTAGCTTGAGCCGCTGACTTGTTTAACAGCTGAGTTAAAAGTTACTGTTCCTGAACCTCCTGTGTTGATTCTAAGGTTTACTGTCTGTCCTGGTTGCTGTCCACTAACATTAACGTGTGTGTTACTTCCTGCTGCTAGTTGCAAAGTGAAGAAATTTGATGCAGACATATTTAGAGACGCAGTAGAAGAAGTTATAGTCAGCGGACTGACACTTCCCTGTAATGATCCGCTCATTACTAGTAAGTCTCTTATATAGTTTTTTGCAGGAGAATTACTACCGAATCCTAAATAAATTTCGTTACTTGCAGAAACAAATACGTTTACTCCGTGGTTTACGGTCGCTAGTGCAATGTCCTGGGCGGTGCTGAGTGGCTGTAATACTACCGGGTTTTTAGTTGTTCCGAAGGTACTGCCGGCTTGGTTGTATAGCGATCTAGCAACTAACGGGTATAAATACCCGCCCCATGCTGTGTTCGGGAATCCAAAAGCGCTTGAATGTCTTACAACTTTAATACCTCCGTCACTGGTTGTTGTGATGGCATTAGATCCTGTGTTAAGTATCTCTAACGATCCTGTGATTTGAGCTGTTCCTGAGTATGGAAATGCAGATGTTCCTGTTATTCCAGTAAGTCCTGATCCATCTCCTTTAAAAGACCCTGTAAATGATCCTGTAGCTGTAGAATCTACTAAACTAACTCCGTTGATATAAAACGGAAAAGAAGGAGTGTTTCCTAAACTAATACCGGTATTTCCTAGAGCAATACTGTTATTTGTAATCTGTGTACCGTTGATCTGGGAAGATCCAGATACTAGTCCGGCTGGCTTGCTGCTGATACTGTTCCAGTCACTTGCTCCTGATGTACCTTGTGTACCTTGAATTCCTTGAGTGCCGGTTCCTGAAGTACCTTGAATTCCTTGGGTTCCTGTACCGTTGTTACCCTGTATTCCTTGGGTTCCTTGTATACCTTGTATTCCCTGTACGCCCTGGTTACCTGTTGTACCTTGTACACCTTGGACACCTGTAGCTCCAGTAGCTCCAACAATTCCTGTAGACGATACTGTTACTGCGGTAGTACCTGTTTGAGATACTGATAAGTCGGTTCCGCTAACCTGTACTGTTAAACTCATCGGGTTACTTCTTTATCTAATTTAATAGTTCCTTGAAGTAGCCTTGTAACTGTAATACCTGTTACTAGCTCTAAATCATAAACTGCTGTATCAAAAGTAAAACCTGATGAAGAAGCTGCTGAGATATAAACTCCGATTGATCCTGAAGATAGAGGTAGAGTTCCGGCTGATCCGCTAAGATTCAGGCCTGTTCCATCAGCATCTAAAGAACTAGAGAGACGGCCGATAATTGTAGACGAGCCAATAGTTTCTCTGATCTGCATACGGGCATGATATCCGGATAGATTTACCGGAGTTCCGTTTGCATCTTTGTATACAACCTGGAAGCTTGTGGTAGAGCCCTGTTCAACTGTGAATGAGTATTTGCCTGCAGCCATGAGAGAGATTTATAATAAATAGGATTTGCGCTTTAATCCCTAAATGTCTCGTATACCTTTAAGATCGGTTCAACGATTGGGTGTCTGTGGTTCTGTTTAAGGGTAACAACACGTACGCCCTTAACCTGCTCTTCAACTCGAGTTAAGAAAGAAAGACCTGTCTCTTTTTTGACTTTAAGATCGATCTGGGCGATATCTCCGCAGATTGACATCCAGCTATTTTTACCTAATCTTCCTAGCACCATCTCCATCTGGGTGTGGGTTACGTTCTGGGCTTCATCCACAATCACAAATGCATTGATAAAAGTCCTACCTCTCATAAACGCGAAGGGTAGAATCTCTATCCTTCCGTCTTCTACCTCACGGTCGACTTTCACCTTATCGTATAACAGGTAAAGGTTGTGATAGATCGGAGCAAGCCACGGGTCCATCTTTTCTCTGATGTCACCGGGTAAGAATCCGATATCTTCTTTCGATACAGTTGGACGGGTGATAATAATTTTTTCGACTTCCCCGGTAAATAGTAAATCAAGTGCAGTTTGAACTGCCACTAATGTTTTACCTGATCCGGCCATGCCTCTTAAGACAGTTACGGGGTTAGACAGAATGACCTCTTTGGCAGCCTTCTGTTCCTCATTTAGAGTGATATTAAACTTGATAGGATTCTTGGGGCGTCTCTTTGCTTTGAAGATCTCGTCTTCGTGGTGGTTTGAGGCCATAAATGTAACGTTAGGTTATACACCTATAAATAGGGATAAAAAAAAGAGGGGCCCGAAAGCCCCTCCTTGTTTCTCTATCCGAGTTCTATTAGATAGTAGCTACGTCAGAAACGTAGATCTTACCGTAGAATTCTGGACGGATCATCTTCTTAGCGTAACGAGTCATGATGCCCTTCGTTGGAGTGAAGTTAGCAGGATCGTACACTAATGGAGTCATCATTAGAGGGATGTAAGGAGCGTAAACCGCACCAGTCTCTAGGAACTGTGAACCTCTGTAGCCCATAAGGATTACGTTCTCAGTCATGTATGGGTTCTTGTATACGCGGAAGCGGCTGTTAAGCTGACCTACCTTCTGTACGCCCATTGCGAAGTCCATCTTGTCTCCGTTTGTATCAGCAGCATATCCTGGGATTGACTCGAGGATAGTTGCAACAGTCGGAGAAACTACTAGGAAGTTTGCACCGCCACGTAGAGTCTTCTGGTGGATCTTGTTAGACACCTTCTGGACCTTAGTACCAAGAGTTTGGAACCACTGACCTTGAGTGTTGTAGAAGTCTGCAGTAGCAGTAGACCACAAGCCAGTAGTGGCATTCCACACTTTGTTGTTCTCAGCTGACCAACGCTCAGTAGTAACTGCGTCTTGGATAAGCATGTCAAGAAGCTCAAGATCGATTTCCATAGAGATGTACTCTGATAGAAGTGAGGTAAGCTCGGCCTCAGCATCGATGCTGTGGTAAGCGTTCAAGTCTTGAGCGAATTCTGGAGACCATTGAGCTTTAAGCTTTCTAGTCTTAGCAACGATAGCCTCAGAAGCAAGAGATACGTTGATCTCAGGGATAGCTGGGCTTCTGTCGTCAACACCACCAGTGAATTCGAAGTCACCTCTAGTAGTGTCAGTAGGCTGCTTGTGGTACATTACTGATCCAGTGATTTCTCCAGTTACAGAAAGGTCGCTAGCTTTAACTACGAAGATAATGTTAGTACCGTCGTAAGTAGTGAATTCTGGGTAGTTAGTTACGTCAGTTGAACCAGAACGAAGACGGAAAGCTCTTACACCCTTAAGATCTGGGGCTGTGAAGCTAGCAGCAGAAACTGATACAGTCTTGAATAAAGTTCCAGCTAGTTCGTCACGGTATCCGATAGAAGCTGAAGTAGCAGCACCAGTAGATTGAGTGATAGCTAAAGAAGCTGAGTTGATAGTGTAGCCGAATTGACCAGCACCGTAAAGGCCGCCAGAAACTTCCTCGTCTACAGACATCTTGTTGTTAGCAGTAGATACGTTACCGTACATATTGTCACCGTCAGTTCTTCCGTTAGCAGTAGTACCGTACTTGAAGTCAAGATAGAATACAAGACCTGAAGGAAGGTTCATAGGCTGTACAGATACGAAATCTTTAGCAGCGATCTGAGCGAATACCTTTCTTACAAGCGGTAGAGCAACACCAGCCCACTGCTCGGCTCCGCCGTTAGCATTGGTAGCGTTGGATTCCTTGATGATTTGTTTTGCCTGGTTCTCAAGGATCATAGACATATTGTTCTTGTCGATCTCGTTGCCAAGACCCTCAAGAAGACCAGTTGCAGACCACTTGTCAGCGAGTCTAGCAGCATCAGCTTGCAGAGACTTGAAGCCCTGTGCTGATTCGTTTAAAAGAGAATTTAATTCCATGTTTGAAATTTGGGTTTTTATTTAATAATACCTGCAAGTTTTTGCATACGCAGTACAGCCGCATTAGTTTCAGTGATTACTTCTGGCTTGGTAGAGATTCCTGCAGCAGCTGAAGCAAAGCCCTTGGCTTCCTTCACTACTTCTTTCTTACCTCCAGCAGTAACGTTGTTACTAACTGTTTCGTATACTAGCTTAACTTCCTTAACTGTTTCAGCCTTATCGAAAGTAGCGATTACGTTTGCTTTCTGACCTTCAGTCAAGTTGTTAGCCTTGAACACTTTGTTTACGTAGAGTAACTTAGCGTTAAGCAAGTTAGTCTCGTTTAATTCGTTACGGAGAGTTTCGATGGTAGATAGAGCTTCCTGTATGTCAGCGCTTTCGTATCGGTTTCTTGGATCAAGTGGTGTGTAGTCAATAAAATCAGTAACTGCTTTAACGACTGCTTTAGCAGCGTCTTTGCCCATACTTTTAATTTTTTCAATTACATCCTCAGCGCTTTCTTCCATTGCGGGAGCAGTAGCTACAGGAGTTGTGATAAGTCTTTCCATTACTCTGTTGCAAGCAGCCTCACCTAATCCGTGAGCAGCTTCAAGCATCTTAGCAACTTCTTTCATATCAACGGATGCACCGTACTTAGCCATCTCCGTCATCACCTCTTGTAGAGTCATACCTTTGCGTTCAGCAAAAGCACCTACAGTCTGCTTAACTTCGGCTTTTAGGTAGCCCATTAATTCGTTTACTGCAGCTTCAGCAAGTGGATCTGCTTCTTTCTTAGCCTCCGGAATGTTACCGTGTGCTGTAGGTCCTTCTGGGTCATTGATAAGAGCTAGCTCGGCCATAAGTTCGTCGATATTGATCTCTGTATCAGTTACAGCGGTCATATCTTCAGCACCCATTTCCTCAGCACCAGCCTCTAGTTCGTCCTCTTGTCCTGCTTCCTTGTCGCCCATTACTTGCATAAGTACGTCGCGGATTAAGTCCTTAAGGTCATCAACGCTCATCTCACCAACCTCTTCTTCTGCCTCGTCCTCTGATTCTTCAGAGTCACCCTCGGCTTCTTCGCCAGCTTCTTCACCTTCTTCTTCGCCTTCTTCTTCAGCGCCTTCTTCTTCTGCTTCGGCAACAGCCCGTAGGCCGTCTGGTCCGATTGCTTCTTCAAGAGACTCTTCAGCTACTTCCTCTGTTACTTCTTCTTCAGAAATTACAGCGGCAGGTGCTTCCTCTTCTTCCATCTCAGCGAGACGTTGAGCTAGAAGCTCTTTCAATTGAGGAGTTAGAGACTCTTCCAAAGCAAGTTTAGCATTAGCAATGGCAGCTTCACGAATAGACTTAGCATCGGCAATAGCCTGCTTAAATAAATCTTTGTTAGCCATGTTGTTAACTTTGGATTTGTACACCCATTAAATTTGTGGGGGTGTAATGTAGTTTGTTTACATTCGATATCGTATCTGTGACGATATATTCGTATATAAATACATATGAGTTACAAAAACAAAAAAACCCCGGCCTTTCGACCGAGGTGCCCAAGGTAGCGCCCGAGGGAGTTTTATTTAGCTTCTAACTTGCTTAAGATCTCGTTATTGGTCTGCATTCTTTTTTTGAATTTAACCTGAGATTTTCTACTTAAGGGCTTGAAAGCGGCTTGTCTTCTCTTGGCTGACTTTGCCATTACTTTGCCTTACTTTCAGCAGTTGAAACTTTTCTGTATTCGGTAACAAGTTTTTTAATCTCTCCTAGATTCTTACGGGCTCTTGCTTTAGCGGCCTTAGTCTCTTTGTTGTGATTAGAAACGAATTCCTGGTACAGGGCATCAATTTTTTCGAATAACTCTTGTGATGTCATAACAAATATAATTAAAATTAGGGTTTGGGTTTACTATAGGTTCATCGGACGACCCATATCGTCAGTGACTCCTGTGATTTTCGTAACAGCTCTTACTGTTCTGTTTTTGAATTTGATTGTTACTGGTAGGGGGCTATTTTTTATGTACAGGTCAAACTTCTCGGCGCTAAGTTTAGTATAGGACTTTATTTTACCGTCTTCATCAAGTACCTCTACTTCGTAGATAATTTCTTCCTCACCGGTCGATTTAATATCATATTCTAATAATTCCTTAGAATTATCAGTAAGCTTATTCTCTACTAAGAATTTTTTTAAATCAAAGTTTTCCATCTTCTTTTACTTTTTTTTTAGTTTTATGCTCTTAAAATGTCTCCGATAATGTTATGAAGCTTGCTGTAGCGGTCTACAACTTGCTTTGTTTCATTTAAAGAGACGGGGTTTAGAAATGCTCCGTGTGTAGAAGGATTCGATACGAAATCCCAGCACACCAATTCAAAATCGTCTTTAACCATTAGGGTGTTCTCACCAATTGGCTGGACTGAACCTGTACCTCTAGAAGAGATACCGATTGTGTGTCCGCCTTTGATGATTTCTTTTACGATGTTACCGGCCGGGGTGTTGAGTAGCTCAACCTTACCCATTAGATCATCTCCATCCCACCATAAATCCTTCACAACGTGTGAAGCATTCTTTAGTGATACAATTGGAGATTCTGGGTGATCTAGTTCACCGTATGCGTTACCTACTTTAACGAAAGCTTCCATGTACTTCTTAACCTCTCTATCGAGGATAGCTCTTTCGTAGATTCTTCCGTTTTGGTTCTTCTTTCCGGCTCTCTGCATAACACCTGTCACCTCAAAGATACCGGGTCTTTTGACGGACTCGGTGATCGTAGGACGGAAGGGGGTATATTCAATTAAGAGATTTGCCATGATTATGATTCTAGAGTCTTCTTAATTAAAGCCTTTACTGCTTCTTTGAGCTGGGCTTCTTTCATTATGTCTTTGATGTCGTAAGTGCCGTCGTCTTTCTTTTTTGGATGGCTTGAAGCGAAATCTCTAGTATTGGTTCTGTTAGCTTCAAAATCATCTACATTAACGTCTTCTGCTCCTTCTTGGAAGTCAGGCTGACCTGCAATAGCATCCATTCGCTCTTGAGCTTCTTGATCGATGTAGTAGTTCTCTTTGTAGTCTTTGAAAGCAGCAATAAGCTCGTCTTTAGACATTTTCACATACGTCTCAGGCTCTTGCATTACCATATCTCTGAATGCTTTACCTACATTGTTAGGCTCATCTGCTACTGCAGCAGCTACTTCCTTGTCTGAAAGTTCATCTCTTAGTCTTTCACGGTCTCTTAAGAAAGTATTTTGAGTGTCACCTTCTTGAAGCTTTGCTTTCTCCATTTTCTCACCCATCTCAGGCATGGTCTGGGCATTCTTATAATGAAGAGGATCTTTTGCTAGATTCTTAGCTGCTTTCTCTTTTGCTTTTGTGTACTCTTCTTCAGAAGGAGTTCCTTCGATGCCCTTAGCTTCTAGTTCAGCTCTGATGCCGTCATCTAAAAGGTCCGGGGCAATTAAATCGATAGGATCTACTTCTGGCTTTTTGTAGGCTGTTACTTCTTCTTTTTTAGCTTCAGCAATCATACCTCTGTTCTTGAGGATGGCTGTCATATCTTCAAAGCTGTTAAACTTAGAAACAACGTTAGGAAGCTGCATAACTGCATCTCTCCTAAATTGCTCTTTTGAGAAGTTTCCTTCTAGAACAGCATTATATTTTTCCTGTAGTGTTCTCATTTGAAATCAAACATTTTAGTGTGTGAGGGTCTCTTTGGTCTTTCTGCTTTAGTGTAACCAAAGCCCTTCATTGTCTTAACGGCTCTGTTGTCTTTTTTTCCTTTTGAAAAAGCGAAAGGAGTTGTGATAGGTGCAATAGCTCCTGTTACGTTCACCTCGTTGAGCTCCTGTTGAATGAGCTCTCTTAGTACTTCGATGAATTCGCTCTTTTTCATATTGACTTTAACTCATTTACTAATTCGTAGTATTGCAACAAATTAACAATATGATTATCGTCGATACGAGTCTTCTTATCTAAAGGTTTGATAATCTTATGTACTTCGTCAAGCTTGATTTTTACAATCTCGTCGTTTACTTTAGCCTTCAAAGTTTCAACTTCTTTAGAGATCTTCTCTAATTCTTCGTTGATCATATTTCTTAACTTAACCTGAGATTCAGAAGCTGTGATAAACTCTCTAAGGATTGCTTTCTGCTCAGGTAGGAAGTTTTCGTACTCGCCGTTAAACTTCTCAAGTAGAATTCTGTAGGTAAGGAGTCTTAAGTCCTTATCGTATTTTGCGTACTCTTCAATTAGTGCATCTTTTACGTCAACCTCATTTTGCTTCTTAGCAGTCAAGTGCTCTAGAATAGTAACTCTGTTATCGACGATGAACTTAGGATCAGCGAGATCTTCAGAGCTTTGAGTCTCCATCAAGCAGTACAGAGCAGCTAACGGCTTATAGTCCCGGACCTTCATAGAGAAGAACTCCTCTAGGTCGTAAGACTCTTTAATCTCTTTGATAAGATCGTACTTCTGCTTCTTGATAGCAGTTCTATCTAACTTGTTAGAGATCTCGATGATAGTGGAGACGATGGTGTCGGCTTTGGGCTGGGATACTCCTTTGTTCTTAAGGATGTATTCGTAGAGTTTAAATTCTCTAACTAGCGATGTCTTTCCTGTGTAGAACTTCTTGAGTACCTTCACTGCCGGGGAGTCTTTCCTCGATAGAGTATCGGCAGCGATCTGCTTTACCAATAGCTCAAAAATAAGGCCAGTGTTTTTATACTTTGAATGCTTAATTTTCATGAGTATGTAATTCTACTAATATAAATATATGTTACTTATCTAAATCCTTAATATTGCTTTCATCCAGTAGTGTGCTGGATTCTGCAGTATGGTCCTGTTCAAAGATTAGCTTTTTACGCTCTTTGAATAGATCCTGATTTTGATAGAACACTGCTCTAGTAGCGAGACTGCCTTCCTTCAGTTTGTCATTCTGAGATTCGTAGCCTCCTTTCATATCATGTTGTCCAAGTCTGTCTCTGCCTAACGGATCTTCTTGAGTTCCGTAGATAGAGATATTGGTTCTAGGGCGACCTTCCGGGTTAGGCTCACCTACTAGTTCATCGTAACCAACAGGTACTTTTTGTGAATCTGATCCTCTTCTACCGTACATCGAAGCAAGGTCGTGAGGAGTTCCGTAAGATATACCTGATTTAGCTGGGTCATTGCCTTCGTTCTCAATTTGAGTTGCACGGAAGGTTCTCTTACTATCTTCTCTGATAAGATCGCGCATTTCGTTGTACTGATCTTCAGATAGGTTAAAGATGTTTTCGTAGATGTAGTCAGAAGAGAATAACTTACTGTCCATCATCTGGCTTGCTAGGTCGATCTTCTCTTTTAGAAGGGCAACTTTCTCCTGTTCGTAAATGATAGAAGGAGTTGTAAGCTTAAGTTCAAAGTTTGTTAAGCTTTCACCCTTGTAGCCCTGGGTGTATAAGTGAATAAGAGCAATCTTAGTAAGCTCTGATTCGATGATGCGCTGGATTCTTTCGATTGTTCTTGCAAAACGAATATCTTCTGCAGCTAGAGTTGCTTTACCTTGAAGATCTCCTTCGTATCCAAAGTACGCTTTAGGTACTTTAAGGGCAGCAAACATTTTATCTCTTAAGTAAGCGACGTCGTTGGTGCCGTCGTACTCAAGTCCTTTAGTTGTTTCGATTCTAGTTGAAGTATCTCCTCCACGAACAGGGATGTAGAAGTCCTCGATCATGTTCTGCATATTGAAACGCAGGTTGTATTGACCGGTTTGAGGATCTACATAAGGAGTTTTCTTCATCTGGTTGATAGTCTTCTGCATGAACTGCTCAACCTCGTTTGGTGGTACGTTACCAACGTTGACATAGAAAGTTCTCTTCTCAGGAGCTCTCATGATGCGGTGAATCAGCATCGCATCTTCCATTAGTATCAACTGCTTGTATACTTTTCTAGCAGGCTCTAGGTAAGAACGTCCGTAAGGAAGGAAGTTAGTATCAGATAAAAGACGGAAGTGTGCTACTTCGTAGTTATCTAGCTGAATTACTTTATCCTTATGTCTAGGAATGTAGTTAGGATCGGTAGATGAAGCGATTCCATCTGGGTCGATGGTAAAGGTTACCTTAGCAGGAGCGTTAGGATCCTGACTCTCATGGCGTACCATACTGTAGACTGTATACGGCAGTACGTTGTAAACACCGAATGTTTCTGCAATCTCTAGCTTAAGGAAGAAATCACCATACTTACACATATTACGAGTCCAAGACCAAAGATTGAACTCGATATTAAGTACGTCGTAAAATAAGTTATTTAAGATCTTCTTAATGTTCTCGTCCGATGTCTTAACTGTAAGTACATCCCCCATATCATTTCTCAGGGTAGCTTCGTCGGCTAGGATATCAAGTGCTGAAGCGATGATTGGATCAGAGTCCATTGCTTCGTAATCCGAGTAAAGTTGAATCCTTAACGTCTGGTAGTTAAGGTTCGGATTAAAAATGTTCTTATTATTGTAGATGTAAAGACGAGAGAAACGGTCAACCAACGAGTTAGTCTCGTATCGACCGGTGCTCTGAATGTGGTTTACGTCTGCTATCTTGAGCTGATTACCGCCAACGTTGCGAATAACTACGTCGGTAGAGAAAAGTCTCTGTAATCTACTAAATAATGAAGTATCAGCCATGTAAAAGCAGTTTAAATATAAATAGTCCTAGCGGAGTAACCAAGAGATGTCCTCTTTTCCGTACGGAGTATCCATAATATACGGGTTATTTTGCATATTTCCAACATTATACACGGGAGCCTGACGATTATTTAGACTAGAAAACGAAGATAGCTGTGCTCTAGCCAGGTCCATACCCTGTTGTCTTAGTCTTAGAGCTGTATCTCTAACGTATAATGAGGTAGCGAAAGCTATAATAAGATCATCGTTGTAGCCATTCTGTGCTTGAGCCTTTCCATTCTTCCAAACAAATACTCTCATCTCTTCCAGCAACCTTTTTGACTGAATGGTTACTGATTTATCTCGGATATATTCCATCATCTTGGCGATAACCAGGGGACGAGTCTTCATAGACATGGTAAAGCCAGGTACTAGATTACCCCGCTCATACTTTGTCATATAACTCTCAACCGTATCCTGGTCTGATCTGGATGAATAATAAAGGTTTGGATATTCTCTTTCTAGGATCTGCTCGATTGTAGCCCATCCCATTGAAGCATTTTCTACTACTAGTAGGGCGTTGTTGTATTCTGAGGCTATTCCTACTAAAATGTTACCGAAATCCCTAGGAGATACCTTGCTTCTATACTCTCCGATTTGCGTAGCCCCTTCAACGTCCATGATATGGAAGGTAGAGTAGTCGGCTCCGTCCCCTCTTGCTACGTCAGCCACAACCATGTATGACTTTGTATAGTCGGGATATTCCCAGATCCATAAGTTGCTATCAACTCCTCTTTTTTCGCTAGGGTCCTTCTGGTAAGTCTGTTCGTAGAATGAAAGATATTCAGGCTCAAATACTGTCTCACCGGATGCAAGGAAGTCACAGTCACATTCCTGTGCTGCCATTCTAGGCCCTAGGTCAGCATCCTGCTGATCTCTCCAGGCTTGGGTTCTTTCCGGGTGAACGGTCCAAGGTAGCTTAACAGGTATAAAAGAATTCTCTCTTGTTTCTGCTTTTACCCAGGTTTGATGGAACCAGTTACCTACACCGTTAGGAGTAGATAGTGCCATACACTGACCTCCTGTTGCTAGGGTTTGTTGGGCTGCTGCGAACGTCTCGTCGATGTTCTCAATGAATGCAGCTTCATCAATTAAAAGCAGAGATACAGCTTCCGATCGAGCAGCATCTGAATTAGATGATTTAGCTGAGATCCTTGACCCGTTGGTGAGACGTAGGGATAGTTTGTTCTTTTCTACTGATTTTAGTCTCAGCCAGCTTGGTAGCTGATCGTACATAAACTGTACTTTAGTTACTAGATTTCTAGCAGTAGATTGGGTGGTTGCAAGCGCAAGGACGTTCTTGTCTTTGTGAAACAGCATCAACCACAGAGCATACCCTGATGCTAGGGTTGAGATACCAAGCTGTCTAGATTTTAGCGTAATCAGGAACTGATTATCTCTAAAAAGGTGTAAAACCTTATCCTGGAATGGGTAGAGATTGAATAGGATTCTACCTCGGGTAGGGTGCTGAATATAACAATATTTACGCATGAAGTATGCCGGGTCTTGGGCACACTTTGCGTATTCTTGAATTACTAGCTGTTTGACATTTACTGGTTGTTCACTCATAACAATGTTAATACCAGTACTAGGCCTGCACCTGCTCCTAGTCCGGTGAATAACCCTTTCCAGTAGTTAGCGGCTTTGCCGGTCTTTAGTACTGCGATTTCTTTTTCTTTAATTCCTAATTGTACATTAAGTTCGGTAATAATGCCGTCTTTCTTAGTCACAATAGTTTTAAAGTTTGTAATTTCTTCTTCTTTAATACCGATTAGAGTAAGGTAGCTTTCAACGTCTTTTTTGTAGCTTAGAAGCTCTCTTTGACATAAGTCTCCTTCCTCTAGATCAGCGATAACTTTTCTAGCAATTGAATCTGGCAGGCAGATTAGGGTGTCGTTATTTACGATTGTAACGCTCTGCGAAGTAGCGGGCAAGCTCAGCATTAGAAAGCTTACCAAGCTCAGCCATTTTACGATTGTGTGCATCTCTTTCTTGTTTACGTTTGGTTTCTGAAGTTCCTAGAACTACTAGCACAGAATCTGTTCTCTCTTCTAAGATTGCATTTTCTACTTCCAGCATAAAGATCTCTGATTGCAGAGTATCTACTTTGGCTTGGCTAGCTTCTTCTTGAGCCTTTAGTTCGGTCAGGTATTTTTTCTTGTACGGATTTAAAACTCCGGTCATTGCTAATATAGCAATTGCGATTGCTATAAGAGTAACTATTGATTGTAATTTTTGCATGGCTTAAATAATTACTGTTCCACGTAGGGAGGTGTGTGATCCTAATCTAGAGCTAGCTGTAGTTCCGTTAGGTTTGCTAGCGAAGATTCTCGGCATGGTTACTCCGTTGACTGTCTGCATATTATCTACAAAGTAGTAATCTCCATCTCTTTTTCTAATATGAAGATATAAATCCTGCTTTGCAAACTCTTCTACTGGTTTAATATTACCATTAAAAGTAATTACGTTTCCTTCTACCTGAGGCTGTACGTTCATATCTCCGATGTAGTATGCGTCTACTTCTCCTCCTACTGCTGGGGTACCTTTTACGATCTCTAGTACAATATCTTCAGGAACTTTTCTGTTAACGTCTTTAAAGTAGCTTGTTTTGTAGAGGTTATATTCGGGAGTCAGTTCGGAATGCTCTTCAAAGATCTTTTTGTAATACTGGTATGCATCTTCGTAGAACTGTTTTATAAACTCTTGTACTTTAGGGGATAGTTTCATAGCTCCCTGTAGGCCTCCTCCTGCAATGGTAGGAGAGGTAAGCCCTTTAGCTGAGATTAAGAAAGGATCTTCGGTACCTTGAATTACAAGTTTAATATCAGAGTAAGGTTCATGCCTGTATCCCGGCACTGGTGACATTTTTTCTGCCCGAACTACACCTTCGATAGTGTGTCCGTTTTGATCTTTAATTGTCTTAATTCCTTCAATAGAATTAATAGTGTTGATCACTCCGTGCTCCTGTCTTTCAGAGGTCTCTTCTTTAGGACCGCCGGCTAGAATTAGAGCAACATCTCCTTTCTCTGTTTTAAATCGGAATAATGGGAATGTTCGGCTACCGTCTGGTTTAATTTGTTTATTGTTCTGAGATGTGTTTGGAGCGAAATATTCTGGGGCGGTGCCAAATTCTTTTTCGATGATAGCAGTAAAATCCGCAGCAGATATCTTACCTCTGTTACCTATACGGTGGGGGGCAGAATCAGCCATTGCCGAGAAAGTCTCGGGATATTTTTGTAAGAGTACTTGCTTGGCGGCGAGCGTATTAGACTTCACAGATGCTTCGGTAAGGTTTATATTGAATAATCCTTCAAAGATACGAAGATCTTCCTTAGAGTCCAACTGTGGGTATCCTTTAGGGCATCTCCAAGCCCATTCCTCAATAACCTTATCTATTAGATTCATTATAGTCCTGCAAATACGTCTTCTTCTCCTGCGGCTGGTGTAGCGGGTGTTTCTGCTCCTGCTCCAGCACCGGCTTCAGCTCCTGTTTCTGCTCCGGCTGCGGGTTCAGGTGCTCCGGCTCCGGCGAATACATCGCCTCCGGCTCCTTCTTCTCCTCCTAATGCATCCATTCCTGTCTGAATAGGACCGTGTGCGAGCATCATTCCGATCTTGTCTAATGCCTGCTGGAATTCCGGAAGGTTGGCTAGGTAGTAGCGCTTGCCTTCAATATTGGCTTCAAAGTTTTTACCCATCCACTTTAAGGTCATATCCTGTCCGGATTTAAATTCGACCTTAAACGTAGAAGGTTTGGGTGACATCCATCCTACCTTTTCTACAAATTCCATATATTGGGAAGTTAACAAATGTGTTAACGTCTTCTGTAAGGTAGGAAATTTTTGAAGAATATCTAGTGTCGGGTCCGTTTGATCTCTCTTAGGACCGGTAGCTGGTTCTTCAGCTGCTTCAATTAGCACCTCAAGATAGGCTTCCTCGATGATATGTCTTAGATCCTGTAGCTTCATTACTTCTTATGACTTGCGATTGCTTGACCGATCTTTACTCTTCTGTTTTTGATGTACTTGTCGGTTTTGGTATTCTTCTTACCGTCATTATCAACATCCTCATCTTCGTGGCCGACTGGGTCTAGTTTTTCTGTAACAGGCATTTCATCGCCTACTACTGCCTGATCCATTGCCGGTTCAGCTAGTTCGAACTCAAGGTAGTGCTTGGCACTGCTAACCATCGAAGATGCTTTTGTGACTTTAGACTGCCACCAGGCCGGAAAATCTACTTCTCCTTTACCTTCAAACTGATCAACCATTTTGTAGAGCTCAAGAGCGTATTTAGCAATCTTGTAAAGCTCTGATTTGATCATATGCGGTTCGTCATCCTGGTGTCCTAGATCTAGGTCTTCCTCCATTGGGGTGACTCTTGCACCAGCTTTTTCTAACTCTGCCTTCTGCTTAGGTGTTACCACATCCACTTCTGTTTCTCCAGTACGGCCGGTTATTTTGCTGACTTGTACTGTATTTTCAGCTAGTACTTCTTTAATAGCTTTTAAAATATCTTCTTTTTTCATCTTTCCTTTGTTTGGTACTACGAAGTATGCATCATCGCCGTAAGGTGATAACCCTTCTTTAAAAGGTCTTGGGCAAGGAGTTCCTTTAACGTGAGTGTGTCCGCATCTGCCGCAGTATGTAGCTTTTTTCTCGGTTACTTGCATAGGAGCCATGTCTAGGTCCTTGTGTGCATTATCAAAAATAATCCTTAAAAACTCAATGGTGTCTTTATCTTTCTTAAGATTAAAGTACTTATCTGAAAAAGCTGCTAGGATGTACTCCTCTACATCTGAATACTCTCTTGCAAGAGCATCCAAATCGCTCATAATACTTTCCTGTAGCTTCATATTACTTAGCTAAAAAAGCTCCTCCGGTTGAAAGTTTAATTTGTCTGATCTTTACTTCTAGGTTAAGACCAGCTGGTAGAGGTAGGTTTGCAACTGTACTACCGTCTGCAAATACAGCAGATTCGATCACAGTGCTTGAAGATACTGAGGTAATTGCTCTCCAGCTACCTGATACTGGTGAAGTACCTGTTAGGTAATAGCCTCCGTTGAAAGTTACTTTAGACATGGCAAGGTTTTTTCTTTATAAATAGATCACTGACAGTGATAGTTAAGGTACCTCTGCAGGGCTTTAGCATATGTAGTACCTTTATCTTTAAGTTTTCCTCTAGCCGCTCTTACTTTAGAGCATGAAAGCTTACCTAACCTCTTTTTGAGAATGCCAGGATTCATAGGATCGTGAATTCCTTCTGTTAGCACTTCTGCTGCTAGCTCTTGAATCAAGTTCTGGAATTCAGATTTTTTCATTACTCCTTATCTTTGATCGGGCCTCCGATCACCCAGGCGTCACAGGTTCTAGCAGCTGCACACTTGAACTTTAAAAAGCGGCAGTAACCAAGCTGACCGGCATCAATAACATCGTAAGGATCTTCCGAACCCATGTCTGATCCGATGCCCTTAGCGATACAGTCTAAAGTCTTAGAAGTAATATCGAAGGCAGCACAAGTACCGCACACCATATTCTTAAGCTCTTCAGCCGTATCGACCTGCCACATATCCATTTTCTTCTTCCAGAATTTTTCGTTCTTCTGGGAAGGGTCAGCAGGGCCGTATCCGTATTCGTCAATGGCTTTCTGTCTGTTCTCAAGATTGAGATCGATGTTTTGGGTGGCAGGAGGACATTTAACCTCTGCTTCGCTGATGAGTTTACTTAGCTTCATCTTGCTTAACGATTTGATCGTAATGATCCATTGTTAGAGTTTCACCCTCTACAGAGAGTCTGATAGCGTTATCGGCCATAAAGTGTAGATCTACGTCTGCCTGGGCGTCTTCTCTGGCGTACTCTAGAAGTCTGATGAATAAGGGAATATCAAAAGTAACTTTATCTTCCGGGTTGTTCTCTTCTAAGAGGAGGTCTATTAGTTTCATTTCTTTTCTTTTTTAAGAATCTCTCTTCCAGCCTTAACAGCATCTTTGAAAGCTTTACTGTTTGGGTGAGAAGGTTTCTCTCCTCTAGCTTTTTGTGCACGGATATTAGCCCATAGTCCGGGCTTCTCCTTGATTACCTCTAGGAGTAGCTCTCGCATAAAAGCGTGCATAGCAGATTTACTTACCTTGGCCACGGTACTTCTTGGTGTAGTTCTTGCTAGTTTTTAGAACTGAAGTCTTAGTCTTAGAATGTACCCCCGGTCTGCTGACCTTCGGCCTGTCCTGGAATGTTGAGACCGCTTGAGACTTGATCTTAGCCATTACTTGACTTTGACTACGTCTGCTTTAAGGACTTTAACTCTTTTTCCGTCGATGATTGCAACGGCCTTCTTTCCTAGGTTAGAGACGTATTTCTCAATCTTTTTTCCCTGGTAGTATTCTCCTGGAGCTAATGTCTCAGCTTTCTTCTCTGCTTTAGGAGCAGGGGTTGCTACTGGTGCTTCGATAACTACTGGCTCTTCAACTACTGCTACTTCTTCAACTACCAGAGTCTCTTCTGGAGTTACTTCAGCTACTACTTCGTCGATAATCTCGTTATCAGTTTGCTTTTTCTTTGCCATGTTTAAAAATTTTTATAAGTAAATGACCGGAACCTTTAATGACACGATGCCAATCGTGCCTTTGTATAAATAGCTTATCTCCCGGCCAGAGCAGGATCGGGAGTTGATCGTCAAATTGTATGTGCCATTCATAACCGCATTCCAGTATATGAATCTCGCGATCCTCATCGTCTCTATGCCAGTACAGCTCTTGAATATCGATATCGCTATCAAACTTTCGAATGACGTAATGTTCGCCATTCTCATCGATTCCGCTTTCTAGATCGATGTACGGACGATCACCAGAATCCTCCAAAGCTTGATTTGAGTCCGATAAGCTTGGCGTACCTTGGTAGTCTGCAAGACCAGTACCCGGGCTTGGTTTTGTCGTTTTTAGTAGCGCAGTTATGACGGCTGGCGAAGTTCCGGCGTGCTTCAGGATTGTTGATCTTGGCAGTCAGTCCTGTAGTACCTCCGAAGTTGACTTTGATGATCTTTCCTGTCTTAGGGTTACGAGTATAAACGTAGAATTTCTTAGGTCCTCCTCTTTTGGGTTTGTTTAGAGCTACTTCTGATCCACGGTACTTAGCCTCTGCTAGAGCCTCGCTTGTGATATCAACTACCCAGATGTCCGGGTCTGTATCCTTGCCTGAAGAAATGAGGCTATGTAGGATATCTTCTCCTACTACGATTTCGTATTTTACTTGACCGGCTTCCTGGTACTTAAGCACTACTGGCATCTGGATTTGATCGTCGTCTGAAAAAGTAACTGTTTCTTCTCCTGATAGATCAGCCATCACTGGATCGATGTCTGTGTATTTGGCTGTATATCCAAATCCTCCGGCTGCTTTTGAGATGTCGGAAAGCTTCTTCCACTGCTCCTCACCCATCTTCTGGATCTGAGGATTGGTAGAGGCTTGCTGCCAGGTTGCTTCTGCATCCGGAATTATAAAGCTAATTTCTCCAATCATTGGGAAATCTAAAGGTACTTGCTTGCCTTCAAACTCTGCGTACTCTCCTACCTCGGTTTCAAATAGAAGTTCCATATCTTCTAGGCAGAGGCACCGTAGTAGACCTTCATTCATAAGAAGACGTGCCTGACGGATGGTAGTAAAGTATTGTTCTGATCCTGGACGGTAGATGTTCTCGTATAAGGGAGTACCGGTCTGCAAATGGTAGCGAAGACCTTCTGTTAATACCGCAGTAACTTTTGACTCAGTTAAAAGCATTGGAGTTTCTTTATAAATAGTTACTCCAGGTGCTTCTTAAGGTGCTGTAGGTACTCGTTGACGTTCTTCGTAATTTCGGCTTTCTGCTTGGCAGAATTATTATTCCAATCTTCTATCGTTCCGTCTTCGGTTACAAAAGTCATAGATTCGTTAATCTGCTCTTGAACCCATTGCTCAAGTCCTTGTGCCCAGGCCTGCATGTTGCCCTGCATCATCTGCTTTTCATACTCCTTGTAGAGGCCGGCTCTACGTAGACCGGCTTCCATATCAACGGTACAGTCAAAGCAGAAGCCATGGATTTTGTACATCTTCTTGGCTAGGTGATGATTCATTGAACCACCGCAGGAAGGACAAGTTAACGGTATTTGAGTTAGCTTTTTAGCAGCATCTAACTTGGTAACATTTTGTTTAAGACCGTTTTTAATGGTCCATGCTCTACCATCTTCTTCCCAGACGTCACCTTCGCTATGCTTTTCTTTCGCTTTCTCGTACCCGGAACCAACCATGGTACGGGATGTAAAGTTTTTAGAAATAATGTTTCGGGCCCGATTTACAGCCCTTTCATCAAATTCTTTCTTCAGATGGCTTGACATAACCTAACTTTTCTAATCTTATAATAACGTTGGATGGGTCTCCGTTTTCTGGATGGTAGATTCCTACACCTCCTGCATCTATCCATCTCTGAATGGTATCTTCCCTATCGTCGATTAGGATATCATCGGGTCCTGTACACTCTAGATGCTTTTCTTTAGCCGGACGGAAGATGATCGGAGGAATAGGTTCTAATTCCCTATTTGCCCATTCTACCTTACCGTCTCTTGAAGACTGTTCTTCAGAGGGGGCAGTTAAGAGAGTTGGGTTAAAATCTCTAATGTGTTCCCATAGCTGTAGGCCGTGCGGGGTCCATTCCATTCCTTCCCAAAAGATCTGACCGATAGGTGCAATGACGCTCCAGAAGCCTCCGTCACCTTTTTTCTCCTTGTACTCGTTTGGATGCATACCGAAGTAATGGTCAAAGCGGCCTACAAAATCCGTAAGCACGCCATCCATATCACAGAATAGTTTGCCTTTTGGTTTTGGATTTTGCTCCTCTTCAGTAAGTAGTAAGTCAGCTAACTTGCCCATTTTATTTTAAGTTTGGAATACCTCCGATTTGGGGAATTCTGCTCTTCCAAAGATCGTAAATTTTTTGCTTATTTGCAACTGTTATAATTTCACCCTGTACTAGGTCTTCTAGGTACTGGTCAACGGTTGACTGGAAGTCTTTCTTCTCGTACTTTGACTTTGTATGCAAGCCCTGGATGTTAGCATCTACTTCTTTAGGAAGCATGTAATACTTGTACCATATCTCCGGGTTCTGACGAATAGCTCTTCTTCTAGCTTCGTCCTTTCTCATCCACTTATCCGGGCGAACTTCTACCCCGGATTGGGTTAGGTGTTCGGTTTCGTGACGAATAAGATCGGTTAAGATTGGTTGGATTTGTTGAAGCATATTAGTCCCGTCAGCCGGATTAAAAGCTAGTATGATATCGATTTCTCCTTCATCGGAACCGGCTTCACCGTCGATGTGGAATTTGCCCGGTGCTACTTGGTCGGTTTGAGCAAATTTTAAACTTACCCCTACATTTACCGGCTTGCCGTCTTCTGTCTTAGTTCCTTTCTCGCTTTTGCTTGTAAACTCTCCCAGGTATGCTGATTGATATTCGTTGTAAAGCATAGCTCCTAAAGGAGACATTCCGTATTTTTCAGCAAACTCTAAATCCTTTTTAGTAGGCTCTCTTTTGGTCTTAACGTTATATCCTTTTAGCTTTTTACCACTAATTAAGACATTAAGAGCATCGTTAACAGCTCTTCTAACGTCAGCAACGATTGAACGGTATTTGGTACCTTCTTCCAGGCTATCTTCCTTCTTAATCGAATCTTCGTACTCTCTCATGAGCATGCTACCAAGGAAATGAGCTTCCTTTTCAATATCATTTAATGTAGAATCTTCCTGGGTGTTGGTAGTAGTAAAAGCTGGTAGACGATCTTCTAGGTTCTGCATGTGATGAATCATCTCATGGCAGAATGAACGCAGTACATCTTTAGGGTGACGTCCTGTTACATACAGCACGACTTCTTTCTTAGTAGGATCGTAGTAAGCAGTCCTACCAAAAACGTTAGCAGCGTTTTCTTCATCTTCTCTAGTTTTGATCTCCGGCAGCGGTAATACCGTCATACCCTTCTTAATCATATGCTCTAGAATACCAGCGATATAAGGTACGTAGTTGATAGCTGCTGCAGTATCCTGGTATTCGTCGATAGGTTTCTGCTCGGGAGTGTAGTCAGCTGGTCCCATCGGTAGAGCTTTGTTGTAGTACATCGGGGTAATAACGATCGATTGACCGTTAAAGTCTACGATCACATCGTCCGGGGCAAGCTTCTGGAAGTATGCGGTAAGGTTTTGCATTTTCTGACGAATCTCAGAAGGTACTACGGCAATCGGTGCCATGGGAGTTCCCATGGTTACTTCAGAAGTTTCTTCTTCTTTCTTTTCTGCTTTTTCTTTTGTACCTTCTCCTAGGAAGCTGTTGAATACATCGTCGATGGCTTCTGCCATTTTGTACTCTGGGGTTGCTTTTAGGATTCCTAGTACTGTTTTTTTATCGTCTGCTGAAAGTTCTTCAGGCATCCATTGACCTGCTTTTAGGTAGTCCATATCTGTTCTAATTGTAGTAGCAGATAGCTTTTCTTCGTTGATCGTTGACACAATTTTTAATTTTGCTCTATCGTAGAGATTATCCTTATTGAGCTGTAGAGCTTTAAACTTAGCTAGATCTGCCGGGTCAGTAGAGGAACCTACTAAGTAGTCTTGTTTTTTGTTAGCTTCGATTTCCTGGTAGATTGAAAGGATAGGGGTGACCGGTGCTATTTCAATTTCAGTGGGCACACCTAAATACTTGGCATAGATCCCCCAGATATCTTTTGACTGCTGAGCTGTAATTATTTCTCCTTTTCTGATTGTACCACCGATGTAGATCTTAATTGAATCTACGTCCTTGGCTAGCTCTTTAGCGATGTGGAAGTGACCGCGGTGAGGGGGTTTGAATCCACCTCCGTAAAGTCCGATGGTGCTTTCTTCTCCTTCTGTTAGAGTTTGAGCAACTTGTGACAAAGCCTTCTCTTTATTATCTCCTTTAGGAGTACCTACTTCACCGGATTTAACCGATACCATCGAGCGGAAGATTCCTGCTACGCGGTTCTTACTTCTAGGATTGGTAAGCGATCTTGTTATCTGGTCTAAAAGCTTTTCAAAGGGCTGATTAAGATCAAAATCCTTTAATAGGTTCTGTACGTCAGACCAGTTATTTGATTTCCAGATTTCCTCTCTAGCTACTTCTTTAAAGTTGTCTAGGGTTACTTTTCTGAGAGTTAGATTTACGCTAGAAAGGTTAAATTCGTATTCCTGATTTGCTTCTAAGGGGGGTAGATTTTTAATTCCCATACGGGCGAATACTTCGGCCGGCTTCTGCTCTACTAATGCAGTCTTAACTAGTCCTAAGATTAGACCCTGCACTTCGGCAGGTAGGTCTAAAAACGAGTTCTTAAACTGGTGTTCGGTTTCAGAAAGAGAAACCATAACATCAACTTGAATAGTTTCGCCCGGTGCTCCTTTGATTGGGTAGAGTACCGAGATAATCTCTCCGGAGTTATAAAATTTCTTACCTTTATACCGATCGCTTTGGAAGGGCATAATTAGAGAGTCTGGCATCTTAGATACCGTGTCGATGATTGCTTGCTTGGCAAGCTTCTTATCACCGTATTCAAAGGTACTAATAACGTCTAAGTCTCCGAAGTCGGCTTTAGTGCCAGCTTTAACGCTTCCAGATAGACTTGCAGCTTTGTAACCAGGGATTTTCTTGAGAACTTTATTCTCAAAATCATTAAACGTATCTTGGACGTCTTGCTTTTTAATTCTATTTCCTCCGGCTACACCGCTCATTGTACTTTATATTTTACTAAATTAGAATCGTCTGGAAGGAACTTACCTTTGAGCTGCAGTCTCTCCTGATTTGCAATCCAGTAGTCCTGTAAATCTTCCGGAATGTCGGCTCTAGTGCTGTCAAGAATCTTGAGGTAGATATCGTAGACCTTATTTAGATCCTGCTCACTTAGATTGTTTTTGAGAGCCTCCATAACACTGAAGTAGTTCTCTAGAATCTCGGAAGTAAAGTCTGCTTTGTAGAGCTTGTTTAAAAGCTCGATAGCTTCAGTTGGAGATTTAGCTTCTATTTCCTGGGTGTCTCTATTCTTAACTCCGTAGTTGTGAGAGAAGATATATCCTTTATTTGCAAATAGGGCAACCAGTAACTGGGTACGGTGCAATCCTTTCACATTTCCAGAATAAACGCTAGAGTAGTAAGCAAATTTAAGCCAGTCAACATCCCCGACATTTATATCGATTTGAACGTTGCTATCTAGCTGCTCTCCTGCTTCGTTGTATTGAGGAGCTTGCAGGAATAATGCACCCGAAGCTGAACCTTTTACGTCGACAGCAAGGTCGGTATCAGCATCTTGGATCTTTTCAGCAATAGCAACAATCACAGCTCTTTTCATAAGCTGCTCTTCCGAGGCTGTTCTTGATCTCTTTTTGAAGAGTTCGAAAAGCTCCTGGACGTGCTGCTGATCTAGACCCCAGTCCTGAATCTTATCAAAGCTTTTATCGGAAATCGCTAAATCGATATCTCCAGAAACCTCCTTCTTACCTACAGATCCTAGGGTCTGCATTTGACGGAAGTGAGGTTCTGCTTGAGGAAATAATCTCTTGAATTCTTTTAAAAAGTTTAAGAGGGTAGGCTTGATGTCCTCCCTCTTAATCTTGTCTGTGGTTCCGAATACGTTTCCTCCCATTTTGTGCTATTTATCACCCTAAAGATAGGCTCTTTATAAATAGCTTACAACTTTACCGATAGAGGATATGTCTGAAAGGATGGTTCGTCAGCAGGATGCTCTAAAAGGTATAATTTGTAAATGAGTTGAAACAGTTCGAAGTTTTCATCGATGTTATCAACTACTTTAAGCTCCCAGCCCTTACCTTGGAATGCTCCGTCTTTGCTAGAGGTAGTTCTCTTGGTTGATTTTAGCCAGATGATACCTGTCCGGTCGATTTTCTGACCGTACATCTCCTCCCAGGCCTTGGCATAGGCCGACAGCTGTAACTCGTGAGACTTATGCAAAGAGTTAGAGGTCTTGATATCTAACAGCCAAACCTCATCACCGATCTTAGCGATGATGTCAGCAGTACCGGCGTACTTATGGACGTCCGAGAAGGTAAACTCTTCTGTAGCGATGACTTCAGGAGCCATAGCCTTCCAAGCTTCAACGAACTTATTGATCATCTGCCATACCAGCAGCGAGTACTTAGCCTTGCCGTAGTCATCCATCCATTGGACTTCCCCGCCTTTGATCAGCTCTTCGGCTGCGTTGTGGACTGCCGTCCCCTCTTCACCTGCCCTTCTCATAATGAGATCGGCGTTATGACCTACGTCCTTAATCCACTGCTCAAAGAACTTATTCTTAGGCATGTACTGCAGGATCGTAGTAACGGAGGGGTAATAAAGGCCTTCGCTTCTTTTATAAACCCGGCGGTCCGGTAAAGTGATCTGCTTTAGCTCTCCGTCGAACTTAATGCGTTTTTGCTTATGCTCTAAAAGAAAATTGGAACCTGGATAAATCATACGAATGCTAATTTGTATCTTAGGAGGTCGCTGAAGGTTAGCTCCTGGGATTGTTGGATATGGTGGGTGAAATTAGTAAAACCCATTTCGGAAGGATCTTTATCGACCATGTCAACAAGGAACACTCTTTTACCCATAGCAAGGAATTGCTCAGAGTATCGTAGCGCACTTTTTAAAGCATCTTTATCCAACGCTATATAAATGTCTTGAACCTTGTTAGACACTAATTTCATTAATAAACTCTTAGATAAAGATTTACCTAAGATTGGAACGGCATTACGTTTAACAGCCATGGCATCGAAGACTCCTTCAACCAAGATGACGGGCTGGTCCCAGTTAATCATATTTTCAAACCCTACTATATCCTTGGATGCAGAAGGATTCTTATATTTAAAATAACTATTTTCAAATGTTCTACCAACAAAGAAGTTTAGCTGATTATTATCATCGTATGAAGGTACGATAATTCTACCGGCATATTCTCCTGTTGTGCAGTAGCCTATGTTATACTTAATAAAATCGTTCTCTGTCAAACCTCTCCTGTAGAGGTAGTTTCTGATCTTATTTGCAATTACTGAGGTCTGAGAGGCAGTAGCTAGTGCTTGAAATTCTTTAGGAAGTTCTACAAACGTTACCTCGTAGTCAGCTGTCTCTCCTTTTCTAACGTACTTAAGCACTTCATTAGCTTCCTCTCTTGAAAGCTTCATCTGTCTTAGAAGCGATTTAATGGTACGACCTCGGGTATTGCACACCCAGCACTCCCATGGATTTTCCCCCTTCTCGTTGGTCGAGAGTTTAACCTCTAGCTTAGGTTTGCGATGATTACAAAACGGACAGCTAAAAGCATAGTTATCCCGAGCTCTCTTATGAGACTTTCCGAGTACGTTTTCAACTGCGTTTAATAAAACAGGGTTCTCCATTAGGAGGTATTAACTAGTTATAACCTTAATATAAGAACGAAACCGTTCCGAACCAACTTAATAGTCGATTAATTTTATCTGACCGTCGGCGGTTGCCATTACGTTGTTATCATCTCCGTACATATCAACATCTTCAGGGTCGACTCCGGCTTGAATCATTTCCTGTCTTGCACCGATAAAGACCTTCTGTAGGTACGGGGATAGATTTGAAAGTATGCTCTTATCTCCTTCCATAAAGAACTCATCTAATATACGAACGTTCTTTTTAATTTCCTGAGAGTATTCTTGCGGTAGTGGTTCTAAGTTCTCAACCTGGTACCAGCCTCCTTTTTCCATCTCCACTGCCTTGCCAACGTTTGCCAGGTATTTAAAGCTCTTACCTTGAGCCTTGAGCATAGCCTGCATTTCGATGTCATCCTGAGTAATTTTTACTAGGTAGCCTTCTTTAGGTTCGTATCCGAATTCCGGCACAGGATTGGGTGCATTATAAACAACCCCATGAGATCCTCCCCCTACATAGGTAACTCCGGCTTTCTTAAAAGCATCTTTGATTTTAGAGTAAGTGCTCTCAGTAAGAAGGGCTTGTATTAGTTTCATAGAAAATCTTTCCTGTAGAATTTACCTAGGATGTTATCATTGTAGTATAAAGGATTATTCTCAATAGCATCGTATTTAAATAAATATTTACACTCAAAGTAAGTAAGCATCTTTTTGGAAGATACAAACTCTAGGATTTCTTTCTGGAATTCTTCTTTAGGGTAGGTTCTAGTTAGGGTTAGAAACTCTTTATTTGATCCATAGTAACTATCCCAATCACTTTCTTTGGTAACGAGCTTGGTAGTTGGCTTGCGGCCAGGACCAGTCTGTTCGGCAATCTCTTTTTTAGTAAGTTTTACCTTGCGGGTAAAGTATACGACTTTTTTGCCGAGGTATTTTTTGTTGGTAGGGGTGTGAGTAATCTGATAGATAAATCCGTAAGTGCCTTCCGGCATGTCAGAAATCTCAGTGATACCCCTACCCTTATAAGTCCAGGTAGGTTCAGTCATAGTTTTAAATGTCTAATGTAATGACGAAAGTCATATCGTTATACCTTGACTTAGGTATAGGTTGACCTAACTTTCCTACTGCTATAAGTTCGTTAGAATCATTGTATAATCCAACTGTTGTTACATAAGGTTGGAAATAACTTCCGGTAGCAAAGTCATAAATGTCTCCGTTGCTTCCTGATTTAATTGAAGGATTCTGAGAGTAATTAAAGTCCTGTTCTCTTACTCTGCATTTGTAGTTATGGGTATATACTTCGTAGGTAGATTGCCAATGCATACTGTAGCTCGGTAGAGACTGTATCGAAGAGATTGAGGCTGAATCGGTTAGTATTGCAAGACCGTGAGGGTAGATTATATCTCCAATTTTTGCAACACTACCGCTTACTAGTAGTTTACCTTCTCCGTCATCGTATATAATAAAGCTTCCTGAGGTTGATCCTACTACATAGCCAGGACTAACGTAACCTCCTGAAACGTAAGCAGAGATTGCTGCTTCAGTTCCTAGTGAAAAGGTACCGGGTTTGATTGCAGACCCTACAATGTTACGAGGAATACTAACAACTAGTAGATCGTTAGAAATAGCTCGAGACATACTAGGCTGTATATCAGTTTGTTTGTAGTCTTCAAAAGAGCTACTAGTTTCTGCTCCTGTAAAAACACCGGAGTAATATAGATGTTTTAGGGACCTGTGTATTAGGGTGTTGTATTCCGAGTTAGATTGACCGCTAGTATCTGATAAAATCGGGCTAAAGATACCCGTATATGATCCTGTAGCTTCAGCTGTAAAAGTTTCGATGCTGTAGTCTTGCAGACTAGCGCTACTAATAGACCAGCTCTTATACGCGGTATAAGGAGTTACGAATGCATCCTGTTTGTTTAGCTTTATAAATGCACTCATTCATTTAGAAATCAAGCTTGATTCTGATAAGAGCTTCTTTAGTAAAGTCTTTTAGTAGAGGTCTTGATAGTTTAGCTACTGCTACAAGCTCGTTATTATCATTATACATACCTACTGTTGTGATGTAGCTCTGCGGAGTATCTAACATACTGCTAATTCTAAGATCCCCGGATCCTGTAATGTAAGAAGGGTTAGTAGAGTAGTTGAACTCGCTGTTTCTTACTCTAGCAAAAACAAACTGAGAAGTTACTGTTTCTTTGTAATTAAGTTGGAATGAGCTACCTGAGTTAATTAGTTGGAAAAGCTTTCCAGGATTACCTGCATTTGTAGTTCCTCTAGTAGTACCAAGTGCTACGCCTTCCGCAGTACCGCTGATATCAAGTGCTGCTCCGTTTAGTAGGATCACTCCGACGTCTGGAAGGAATAGTCCGTAAGATCCTGAAGTACCTGTATATCCATTTGCATTAACTCCGGTGTAGGGAGTGCCGTTAGATCCACTGACCACTTGGTAGACTCTACCTGCATCATTGTAACTTACTGTAGTAACTGCCGCGCTATTGTCTGTTAGCTTTAAAGTTTTATTGCTCGTATTCTTTAAAGTTAAATTAAAAGAAGCTGGCAGTAGAGATTCTTTGAATCTGTCTCTATCAATAGCAATAGCGTAAAAATATTCTTGATTTACTCCACCAAAGCTAAATGAGGTTTCTTCGTCTCCTAACACTAATGTTCTATACTGTCCGTAGATTGTAGAAGAAGGTGATTTACCTACAACAGAAGGGTTATAAGGAGCAGATCCTGAACCGTCTAAATCGCCGTAAGCAATTGAAAACTGTACTGCTGCGTTTTCTAAAGTTGAACCTGTCTGGTATACATCGTAGTAAAACTTACCTGACTCTAGATTAGGTTGAGTAGAGGATGTAAAGAGAGTTGAAAGTATGGGATCTCCTGTTGACCAAACCGGGGCTGATACAGCTTCGGAAGCGATTACTAAGTCTTCGGCGTCAAATCTTTTAAATGACATATGCTATTAATTTACTTTTGTAATTGTTACAGGAATGGTCACTCTAGCTCCTGAATCTCTGCCGATAATGGTTAGAGTGGTTTGTAGCTGGGTATTGGTTCCAAATAGAGTGTTTACGTTTGTAGCTGTGATGTTCAGGCTAGTTCCAATTACAGTCTTAGATACATTTGTTCCAAGAGTTGTAGTGTTATTTAGTCTATTTGCTTCTTCTGTGTTGATTCCTACTCCTTGGAATGCAGAAGCAACTCTTGCATCAGCAATTGTAAACGTATATCCGCTTGTTTCAAAAGTCTGATTGTTACCGAGGTAGTTAAGGGTCTGAGGGGTGATAGCCTCTGATTGACCTTGCTTTAATGTTACTACAGACTTGGTAGCTAGGATTGGAAGACGAGCTGTACCTCTAGGAAGAGTAGTAAGCTTGTACTTCATAATTTGAGTCTCGTCTGGGAATGCTTCAAGTAGCGGCATAGCTTCAATAGCTTCTCCATAGTAGGCAGAGCCTGAAGGGTGAGAAGTATTGTAAAGTGTGTAGTCGATTTCATCGTCAGATAGAGCGAATTGAGTGATGCGGAAAGATCCGTCGCCTCTTGCTAGAAGCTCTCTACCTTTTTTGGTAAGGATCGCATCAACTGTTACTACTGAGTTATTTAAATATCCCATTTCTTGTTAGATTTTAATTATAAATAGAGCCTAAGGGAGGTTTTAGATTACTGTATTAATGTGAAGGCTTTGTCCGCATAACTTTCAAAGTTTGCTTGAAGATCCTGGGAGATGTATTGCGGGGTAATAGTTCCAAACTCATCGACTGTTTTTGGGTTTGAAGTATATAGGAGTACTTTTGTTGGGTCATCTACGTACCTTCTAATTAAGATGTTAGAAAGTAAAGTGCCGCGTGGAACAGGGGGAGCTACTTTTATTACCATTCCTTTATCTGGTCTAGCTGCAAATAAATGACTATTGTTTATTCGACTGTCCCCTTTCTCCCAGATGTCAATAACTGTATAAACTTTATTCTCGTTACCTTCTGCTCTTAATTCATCTCCTAGTTGAATTGTAAACGGAGTTATAAATTCTTTGAACCCTAAGCTTTCATGGTTGTCAGAGGTTTGAAAAGCTCCGAAATTTTCAGTGAGACTGGAAGATACCCATATGTAGGGATTGAAGGCAGCGCTTGTAATACTAGTACCTACACTAGAGGTAGGGTGGTATTCAGACGGAGCAAAAGGTACAACAGCTTGACTAGTTGGAAAAATAACCGATCCTTGTGGTTTAACTTCCTGATCTACTGCAAAGTTTGATTTAAGTTTTCTGTAATCTGGGGGTGTTTGAAATTTAGGTCCGTGTACAACAGTAGTGATAGCGGGACCGAAAGATCCAAACGCACTATAATTTGTTCCTCTGTATATATTCTCTCTAGCCTTTATTGCAGGCCACCCTCCTGCTTTGTATACATCAATATAGTCTAGAAGGTACACATCGTCGTTCCCGGTTGTATTATTTACAACTTTTACTCTTATTTTTTGAGTAGTTAAGCTTGAACCGAAAGGTATAAACCCAGTAGACATAGTAGCTTTTACGTACACGTAAACTACGCCGGCGGTTCCAGATTCTACGTGTCCTACGATATCAATACCATCAGGCTGTTCGTGTTTGACTCCAGACCTATTCCAGGTTGGTTTAATAGTTTTAGTATCTAGAGTCGTCCAAGTACTTCCGTCGTAGTATTCTAACACTACGTCTACAGAAATACTGTCTGACCATTTTGAGCCATCTCTATCGAATTCAAGATATACATCAGTATCGTACTTTATACTTGTGTTAGCTTGTATAGATGGGAGACTATACGCACGATCAGGTACATCCCATCTAGCGAGGGTGTTACCGCTGCTGGCAGTTGCAAAGTACACGATTAGGGTTGAGCTATTCGTAATCTGTGTAGCTCGGTCGGTAGATCCTGAAGCTACTCCTTGCAGCCTGTATTCTCCAACGCCGGTATCTTCGCCAAAGAATATCGTATTAAAATAAGATCCTGAAGTTGTTACTAGTTTTCCGGTAGAATTAAACGATCCACTTTGAGTAACTAGGATAGGTTCAACTCTCTTTCCTCCTTTTTTAATTCTATACTCTCCGTTAAGTGCAAGCACCTTTCTAGAACCTGATGTGTTAGTTTTAAAAAGTATGGTAGCATTTTTATTCTCTGTAAAGATAAATTGCATATCTTTAGCAGTATCGGGATTAGTATTAGAAGAATAAATGTCGCCGTTTTGAAACGTCACATAAGGAATAGTCATCTCAACAGCATTAAGTAGGTCTTGAGTTGCTGACATTTGACTGAAAGTTCCAAAATACGGCACTGTCTGCTCTATTACTGGAGTGCTTCCGTAGGATTTATCAGTTGCTCTGTTGAATACGTTAACCTGTTCTGCAAAAAGCTGTTTACCTGTATATCTGCCGCTAACAATGCCTGCACTGTTGTAAAGGTACTCCTGTACGTCAGCTATATCTGCTGTATTGTCTCTCAAAGCTTGAATATTACTTGGAACCATAACTCCATTTGAATAATCAACCTTACGTAATTTTGCAGAATTTGCAATTGCAGTAGCGTTGTTTAGTAGAGGATTATAATCAGAGTTTTCAAAAGTAGATGGTAAATATGGCTGTAAAATTACCTGTACTGTTGTGGGAGTAGTTGGGTATGCGGCGGGGCTAAGTCCTAGGCCTGATCCTGGGTCTCCTAGTGTTAGTACGGTTGTGGACGTAGTTACTGTTTTATTTAAGAAAGGATATTCAACTCCCGCTATCTTTATTTTTTCCAGCTCTAATACAGAGGTGTATATGTCTACCCCCCCTGTTAGTGTGTTCCTAAAGCGAATATATCTAAGGTAGTTATACCCTCCTTTGGAATTATACTCCCAGAAAAAGTGCATATTTCCTACTGATATAACCTGGGTTAGAAAATCGTTTGCTGTTACTTCATCAAATCCTGGCGCCGGGGTAAGGGTTGATAGGTACTCTGTTAATGAGTAGTTAAGTTCCGGGTGTACTTCATGCTTGAATGGATTTTCATCATTAAGCTCTCCTGTTACTACGTCTATAAAAGAACCTCCTAGTTCTCCGTTATATTTCTCAACTCCGGTAGTTTTAGTTTCTGTAACAGTTCCTGCAGGAGTTTTTATTTCAACTGTATTAGTTGTAGAGAGTTCATTAATCACTCCTCCATCCTGGGCTTCTAAGAAAGCTGTGTTAATAGAAGCAGAGTATTCCGGCTGGGTAAGGGATAGAGTAGGTTGTTTTATCTTACCTCTTTCTAGCAGGTGAGGCTTGATAATAATACCTGTTGTTGCACTTGCTCTTACAGGTACAAAATCTTTTACCATCTTGAAGACCTGGTTATCAAAGAACTTAATAAGTCTGACAAAGTCAAACATATCGTATCTTGATAAATTGCCAAGGCTTGAAGAGATGAAGGGCTGTAGGGTTGTGTATCTAGAATCGTGAGCTGTTCTAGGGTCTCCAATGTAGTTATCTATATTGAAGCTGCTGGTGATGTTGTCGACTATGTACTTATCTACGTAATAGGTAGGTGAGAAGCCTACTTCTAGTGTATGAATATCTTCTGTATATTCTCCTGCAGGGTTTTGAATAGAAGTATACTGAGAGAGCGTATTTCCCGGTACAATGCTTCCTGTATTACTTATTCTGATTTTATCTACAGAGCCTGTTTCAGCTGCAAAGTAAATAGGAGAAGATCTACCAACTCCACCGAATTCTTTAATTTCTAAAGACCCGCTAGGTATGCCAAAGCAGTTAATAAGCGCCCTTAAACCGCGCTCGGTTCCCTTTGTCTTAATAAGGTAAGGAAGGTTATGGTACAGTCTCTTGTAAGTTTCCTGGATGATATCTTTATCAGGGGTAGGGGAGTTTGAAGCAGTTACAAATGATGTAATTTGTTCAGATCCGCTATCGTACCACTCTCCTAGCAGTAAGGATGAAAGGGAGGCTACTGAGAAGTTTGAGGAGTATAACTTTACTCCAAAGCTTCTAAGGGCTTCCCCGACTAGATCTTTAGAGATTCCGTAGTCAAGTCTATTATCAGCATCATACTTATCGGTAACAGCTTTAGCATAAATCCAGATGTTGTCAAAATGCTGACCGATCATGTTTAAAAATACCGAATACGGTGCGTTAGCATCATCCTGGCGGATAAATTCCGGAACAGTATACACTAAGTTGCTCTGATTCAGTTCGTCGTATAGAGAGGCTGATGCAAATTGAGTAGTGTACCAGTTAGTTACCGTAGCGCTTGATCCGGTAAGATTTATGTAAGGAGGTAGGTTGTTTGATTTAGGCCAAGCAAAGCTTGTACTCTCAAAGTAAAGATACTGTTCATATCCGTCAAACTTTCCAATAATACCGCTTACTAAATTATCATAATATGTACTGCTTTCACTCACTGCAGCAGAAGCGTTTACTGATAGTGTACTCTTGATAGAGATAGATTTACTCTCGTAGTACTGTACTAGACCTATTTTGTAATTAAAGTTCTCTAACCTCTCTTGGGCTGATGAGAAGTGTATGAAGTTGCTGTAGTCTGAATAATCTATACTGACCTGTATCCCGCTTTGACTGGCTTGAAGTAGTAACTTATGGTAGCTTCCTGTAACGGGATACGAGAAAAGCTCATTGTAGTTAAGGTAGCCGGTGTTGAGTACGTTTTGTTCTCTATCCTCTAATGTAAAATTCGGTCCTTTTAAAAATACTGGTTGTTCTGGTTCTGGAGTAAACGTAGCCTCTACCTGATAAGATATACTGTCTGCTACTAGTTCTACCAGTTCGAAAGTGTTCTTTAATAGTATGTTGGCAGGAAGCGGTTCGTATAGTTTAACAAGTACGCTACCGTCTGTCTCTATATCAAGATTAACTCCAATAAACAGATCGTTATTTTTGAAATTTAACCGAAACTCTGTGAAGTATGAGTTAGCTTGTAGCTGAGTTTTGTAGTCGGTTAATATCTGCAGTAATGCAGGAGATACTTCTACTCCTCTAGTTCTAAGCTCTGTTCTGTCTGGTGATATATCAGAGATGTATAAAGAGCTTGGCAGGATAGGTCTTAAAAAATGATATAGGAGTGATACTCCACCTTGAGTGTATCCTAAACTATTTGCATCTAAAACCGGATCAATGTATAATGTGCTAGCGCCGTCCTGACCAGCTCCTGCTGAGTTTAGAAGTTGTTTTTCATTTTGGTAATTGTAGACTGAAGTCAGTAATTCACCTGCTGCAGAATAAGCGTGTAGTTCTATAAAATGCTCATCAACATTGTAGTTAGAGTTGATTGCGAAAGAATTCACTAATGTAGTATCAGAAGTTGAATAAGTTTCAACTCCTAGATCTGCAGTGTTAGCTGGAATTACGTTGTATTGAACTGTAGCCATTATTTACCCTGTTGTACTGAAAGTGCTAATATTTCCTGATTTGCTGAAAGGAGCTGTTGTCTGAGCTGTGTAATCTCGTCAAGGAGAGGTTGTACATCTACTGATTGTACTTGCTGTGAGTAGAGTTTGGAGCTTTCAGTCACTAGGTACTGGTGGGAGTTTGTATCCCCTTCTACCGGTATACGTAAGTACAGTTTATTGTATAGTCTAAAAAGCTCCTCTACGGTATCTGTATCAACAGCAGGTACTGGTTGTGCAAATGTTTTGAAGGAAGTATCTACAACTCTTCTAAAATTAACCGGGTCGTAAACCGTTTTTTGTAATTTAACTTCTTCAGCCATTTCTTACGACTTTAAAAGTTACTCCGTTGTCAAGTACTGATGTTGATCCGTCGATGGTAGTTTTAATTAGAAGTCTATAATGTCTTTCGGGCTGTAAACCGTTCATATACACATCGAAGTAGTTGCTAGTGTTATCACTACTAATCTTTGTGTAAGTTGTATCAAAATCTACAACCATTTCTTCTGTATTCTCATCTCTAAGTCCCCAGTACGATGTTGTGGGTAAGTAGTGTTGAGTGATGTAGTTTGAAGAGGTTACAAAAGTTCTGGCTGGGTATTTAGGTCTTACGTTTAAGCGGAAGCGGTACTTACCTTCATCAGTGTAACGGTCTTTAGCGTTTTTAATACCTACAATACAGGTAGGGTCTGTTACCGCTCGAGTTGCAACCAAACTACTTGTTACAAAATCATTCCACTTAAACTCCAGACACGGAGGGTAAATGGTATGAGTGTTACTAGAGAAGTACTTTAAGAAGGTGAGACTCCCTGTTTGAAATTCATTAACACTGTTTAACTTTAAAATGAATCCGTTGTTAGTAATACCTGTTAACCCTTGGGACTGTGAATAATGTAGTTTTACAGAAGGTGTTACATCTAGATCAATATCGTGAGTAGATACTGTGGAATGTGATTGGAAGTGTACTAGATTAATTCCGTAAGAGCCGGTGTACCAAACACCTCCAATAGCTACGCTTCCAGAATTATAATAAGCTGCTGTATTAGCGGGGGTAGGGTTAGTCCAACGTGTCCCTGGTTTTGTGTAAAACCAGCTTACTCCTGTTTTATTAATTGGGTTGTCTCCGTATTTTCCAGTTCCTGTATCCCAAGAATCATACAGAGGGGAAGCTTCAATAGCGTATCCGGTAGGTACTTCCTCTCCTTCTGCTAAGTATAGTTTAATAGATGCAGAAAACTCCATCTGTCCTCCTGCAATAACAGTCGGGGATATTTTACTCTCTATAACATCCTCAATTTCTGAGTTGTTAAACTGAATTACGGTTCTGTTAGCAAAGCTACTACTTCCTAAGTAGAATGAACTAATCTCAAGGATTTCGTCTAATCCGGTATTAGAAGCTTCATACCTAGAGTATAAGGTTGCGTCCTTCTCAGGAAAAATTCTGTAGATTGCCATCTTTTATAATAAATATTTACAATGAAGTTACGCGACCGGTAATGTCTGTGTCTGGGAATTTTACTTCAAAGATACAAGGATCGTAGGAAGGGTATACAATATTATTCTTAGTAGCTCCTTTCACATCGTAGGCATACTGTGAGTATGCTCCTCCTACTTTGTTTTCTACTTCAATATTTTGAACTGTTTGAACTCCTTTAACTCTATCAAGTAGGGTATACAGGGTAGATAGATTTATAGGCTGGTTAATTGACCACTTTTCTACTGAGAAGTATTCTTTTAATACTTGAGTGCATGCTAGAAGAACATCTCTACCTGTGTAGTTAGGTAATACCAAAATATCATACTTTACCCCAATATTAACTACAAATGCATCTTTGATATTGATAGCATCTGTTAATAACCTGTACTGGGAGAGATATGTTTTTAGATTATTTCGGAGAGTATTAGAAGCTGTAGTAAGTTTCTTATTATTATCGTAAGCTAGTACATATAGAGATAAGGATAAGGGGTTACTGTCTACTATATTATCTGTAGTTGACTTAGTAGAGCTTAGCTGATCTTGAACTATATACGCTTTTGCTACAGATCCAAACTTAGAAGGTAGTGATAGGGTACGAATTATGTAGTCTTCTTTTGTTACAGCTCTCAGCTGTTCTGCATAAGCTTTTAAACTATTTTCACGTAACTCGTCAGAAGTATCTCCATCTTTTCCTCCAACTGCTGCAGCGGGATTATTGAATGCTACTGTGTTTTCATACCCTGCTAAAGTAGCAGTTCTAGTGGATGATAGGATAGTAGTTACGGTATCGGAGGGTACGTTTGCTTCAACTCCGCCGCCGGCTAGGTAGCGGATCGTCAATACTGTGTTAGCAGGAGCTAGACCATATGTTCCTGTAAACATAAAATTTGAAGGGTCGTAGGCCTTATCTATTTTAGATACCCCTATAATTTGATCTCCTAAACCTACATTAGTAGGATCTGGTGTGAATACAGTATCGGATCCTCCTACTGTTCCTGCTCCAAATTGAATTTCTAAATTACCTGCTGAGTTAAATCTTGATACGAATCTTCTAGGTACTTTTTGAAGCTGTAGGGTATAGGGTACTAAGCTAGAATCTGCTGCATTATTTGACTGATCTAAAAAGATACTGTCTTGTGCCAGGTAAGGTACTTCGTACCACCTATTACTACTTGCATCTGTAATATCTAATACACCTAGTATATCGGTATCCTCTACTACAACAGTTCTAAATTTTTCCGGAGCTGTTACTGTGATTGTGGTAGTTTTTACCTCGGCAGAAATAGCTTTAGTTTTTTTCTTTAATAGAAATAAGGTGGGTTTAACCCCGTCATCTGCATAAACTGATACATCTGTAGGATCGTAAGAGCTTGAGAAGGTAAAATTAATCTTATTATCTATAAGAAACTTTACAGGAGGATTAGTAGTAGACTGTAGTTGTGAATTTTCACTAATAGTGACTGCGTAATCGTAATCTGGTATCCATTGTCCACTTACTAGCTTGGAAGGTACTCTTTGGTAGATGTCTAAGTCTACCGTTGCAGCTGCGCTTATTTTAGGACGGTAACCCATCATGTAAGCTAATGTATACAGATTACCTGGTTCTTTAGCGTACTGTAGGAAGGTTTCTTGAAGCTGTACGTCTTGGTAGAATGAGAGTACATCTCCTACGTAAGCTGCCATCTCCATAAACATCATACCTGGTGATGTTGGAGAAAAGTCGTTGTAGGTGTCTGGGAAGTAGTTTTTAGCGTAGTCTACTAACTGTTGACGAAAATCGCTAAAAGACTTTCCTACATATTTTATATCTCTTTCCTGTGCCATTATTGCTCAAAGTTAATTACAATCTCATCTGTAATGTTGGTTTCTCTAACAGAGTATTTTAATTCAAAAGAGATTAAGTTTTGGTCCGGTTCTGGTGTAAGTTTTAAAGTCTTAACCTGAACTTGTGGAAAGTATAGTTTTAGTGAGGTCTCTATACGTTCTGTGATCTCTTCAACGCTATCTTGGGTAATAGCTTCAAATACAAAATTTCGAAGACCTGCTCCAAAATCTACATTGAAAACTCTTTCATTCTGTCCGGTGAGAAAGAAATTGATAAGATTAGCTTTAGTAGCGTCTTTGGTAGTATACGTAGAATTAAAAACAGCTCTACCTTGGAAAGGTAAAGCAACCCCTACAGCTTTTCTAGGCTGAAGGTCTAATGGGTTAATTCTCTGTACGTTATACGCCATATGGATCTCTCTTCTTATTTGCTTGCTTTACAATTGCTGCTGCTTTATTAACAAAGCTCAACTGGGATAGATCTAGCCCTACTTTTGGGGCGGCGGCTACAGCTTGAGCTACTGCTCTAGGATCTTCAGAGACTGGTTTGAAGGCCTGCCTGGGCGTGAATGCGCCTCTATCAAACATTTCAGCCATATTAGCTGTTGCTGTTCCCATGCTGCGGTAATCTTCCGAAGTCATAGAACGGCTAGTCATATTAAGGGCTTCCATAAGAGGATTTCCTCCTGAGAATTGTAATGGCTTAGGTGCAGGTGCTGTAGCTTCAGTCTGCATAGGAGCGGGAGCTTTCATTTCAGAAAGTTCTTCTCTGATAGCTTCTCTTACAGCTTCTTTAATTAGACTTTTAAATTCACTAGCTTTCATAATAATAAATAGATTTAATTAACTAGTCGATCAATGGCTAGCTTAAGCTCTTCTATAAGAAGTTCGTTAGAGCTAGAGAAGGACTTGTTACCTTCTAGCACGACTGCTCCAATAGAGTCAATAGCTACTGCGTAACGCCTAGGAGCGACTGGTGGTGAGTTTGGGTCAATACGAACTTCAATCCTGTAACCTTGATATGTACCTAGGTTATTTTCCCCGCTCTGTGAAAGTTGTACTGGTATAAAGTTACCTGTGTCTATTTGATCTTTACTGCAGGATTGTAGTAGCGTATCAATGATTGTGATAATAGCTTGAACGGTGTTTACTTGAATTGTAATATATGTAACTGTTTTAGCTGCTTGACAGGCTATCCCGTCTAATCCTTTCTCTCCGTAGCGGTTACTGGGACCTTGAATATCAGGCCTGATGCGATCTGCTAGTCTATAAACTCTAGCAGTAAGTAGGGCGAACACTCCGGATGCACCGCTTGGGGTAGCGGCGGAAGCAAAAGTACTTGCTTCAGAAGCTTTAGCAGCTTCTTCTAATGCAGTAAGGGTTAAGCTTATTGCATTGATAGCAGATGAAGTTAGATTTACAACCTGTGTAAGAGTTTGTAGCTTTGTTGCAAGACTGTTTACAAACTTCTTAATGGTTCTAACTACGTTAATTAGTGTTTGAAGTGTTTGACCGGTTGGACATTGAATCTTTTGAGTAACCTGAGAGAGTATGATGGGGGTCAGAAAGCTTAGAGTGTAGGCTGTCCCTCTATCTTGGAACCATTGGTTGAACTCTTTCCTCTCTTGTTCTGAAAGTTTATTTAACCCAGTTTTGATTCCTCCTTCAGCTTGTATAATTTTAGCAGTGTAAGGAGGTAAAGAGACTCCAGAAGCTTCTATATATAGTACTACATCTGCCTGCTCTTGCGGGGTAAGTTTATCAAACCCTTGAATCAATAGTTTAAGAGTGTGTGGGGGTAGGTTTAGTCCAGAAAGTAGTAAGTTGATTGCTTCGTCGGTTTGATTATTTGCAATCAGTCTGAGAAATCTCTCGCTTACAAGATCACATGGCTTAACATCTTCTATTCCGAATTCAGTCAAGATCTGGGCTAGTTCATCACAGGATTTTTGCTTGGCTTGAGCTAAGGCTTTTAAAAGCTCATCGCTAAGCTTTTGTATGAGATGCCTGCCGTCGCAGGGCTGTAGATCAAACTCGCTCATTTCTGGATAAGTACTTTGTTTGATTTCATTTGCTCTACCTCTAATATGAACCTTGTTGCTCGCTCGGTAAATGAAGCGGCAGGTGCTGTAAGGGGAGCTATACCTAGTGATCCGAGTGCAGCAGTTACCTTAGTAAGTTCAATTAAAACCGCTGATAGATCTGCTAACATTCTATCTCCTAATATTGCTTTTTGATCTGCCTGTTCTCCTAGTTTGATTTGAGGAGCTTCACTAGTTATAGTGTCTTCTGCTTTGATGTTTACAACTCTTCCTGAAGCTTCTAAAGCAGCGGGAGTAGATAAGATCAGGTTGTTGTCTCGAGCGTTAAGTACTACTCTGCCGCTAGTTAAGATAGCTTGAGGCTGGTCGTACTCGTTTAGTGGTTGGGTAAGCTTGTTACCTGGGGTTAGTGGGAGTTTTTGAGTAGAAGTTAGATATAAAGAAGCGTAATCTTCATTTACATCTTCTTTTATGTATTCAAATCCATTATTAACTGTAACTTGACCATTACTCAGAACCATAATAGGTTCTCCTAAAGGACCATTCCAGGGAGTCTTATTAGGAATACTTTGTGAAAATCTAAGACTCTGCCCTTGCCTTCCTTCAAATAGAACATCCCCAGCGTAAGGAGTAAGCGGGTTAATATCGCTCCTCTCTGTAAAATCCTTGACAGTCGTTACATTATCTTCATTACCTATAGGAGTCTGCCCGTGTTGAGGATGTTTCCATAAGTTAAGAGGTTCTAAGTAGTAAGAGTTTTCTAGAGGTGTAGAAGTTTTACCTTGACTCTTTATCTGTGTACGTATGACTAAAACTACCTCTCCCGGTAGGGGTGGTTTTTTATAAGCGCTACTATATGGAAGCGCTGTACTATATGCTGTACTATCTCTCGATACTGGGTTATCTAGGTCCTTAGTGTACTTAATCTTAAAAGTACTCTCAGGATCTACTGTTGAAAGATCTGTGGAGATTACCTTAGCAAGGAATATATCGTAGACCTGCTTTAAGGAACTACCATATTTCCTGTCTTTTTTAGACGGGCCGTATTCGTATGCCATTATTTTTGCTCTCCTAATGCATTGGCTTGTTCTAGGATCTGGGCTAGTTCTTCTGCTCCTAGTTCAAATCCTGCTGTATCACCAGATGTCCTAGCATTATCCATTCTCTGGACGATGGTGAGCATTTTTACGAGCATCTCATCGTTCTTAACTCCGATCTCTAGGTAGTTAGCGATCATGGGGACTACTAGGGTAGCGTCCCCGATATTTTCAATAAGAGGCTTAAGCTCTCCGATGAGAGCATTGATCTGTTTATCTTTTTTCTTAGAGTTGTTATAAATCTCCTCTAGTACGTTAGAAACAGTCTTGCCGTTAAATAGCTCCTTATCCAGTGCCATACTCTTTCTTTATAAATAGAAAGGTTAGTTTTTTAGGTCAATTAAACCTTCCTGCTCTAATCCATTATATAAAGTATAGAACTCTTCTTTCAATACGTTGATAACTTTAGTAAGGTACGGAGTTTCAGTACCGGTAATCTCTCGTATATAGATGTATAACGCTTTCTTCTTAAAAATGTCGAGATCGTAACGTTTTTCAAAAAGCGTTAAAATAGCATCAGCTACCTTCTTATCTGATTCTTTAGGGAAAAGGGCGTCTAGTTTGCTATAAGTACGTTCTATATAGATATCGAAGATTTGACGTAATGTAAACGCGTACGGACGTACTTCAGATGTATCTAAATCATAGGTTCCGTTAAAGTCTTCGACAGGAGCTAATGATTTGAGGCGCTTGTAGTTCTTATTATTGTAGTTGATTAAGTGCCTTTTCACAATTGTACCGAAGTACGAGTAGGCTTTTGCACCTCTAGTAGGGTCAAACATATGAATCTTCTCCTCTATTAACAGGGAAATGACCTCGTGTTTTAAATCTTCGAGGTCATCAACGTCGGTGTAGTAGAATCTAAAGGTGTGAATGATGTTTTCTACGAGCTTGTAGAAAGGGTAGTAGATTTCATCCGTAAAAATCTTCTGTCTGAAGGTTGTATCGGTTGAGTTGTTGTAAGCTACTATTGCATTCTCGGTATCTTGTGTAAAATAGTTTGTATTACTCTTCTTTCTTCCCATAGGTTATCTTAGTCTGTAACCATCGAGAGCACTCTGTATTTCTTTTAGGTTTTCAAAGAAGAAACCGACTTCATCATCTGCACTGAAGTGCCCTTTGTCGTCGATTTCACGTAACCTTTTGTTTGAATCCTCAATAATATTGGAGATATTCTCAACGTATCTTTGTTGATCTTGAACGGTGTCCTCTAACTTCTCTAGTTTTCTTAGGAGATTCCATGTAGAAAACCCGAGGACTGATGCTAATATAGCTAGAAAAATGGATAGAACCAACATTTTTAGATGTTTTTTAATAAATTACTTAAATTTTCTGAAGATTTAACAGTTTTACCGGTAGAGGTACCTGTTTTACTTACGTTTGGAGTGCTTTTACCTCCGTTTCCTAACCAGCGATCATACTCAATCTTAGAAGCCATGAAGTCAGCCTGGTGTAGGACAAAGACTATATTGGTTTTGAACCTAGAATCTGGGTTATGATTGAAGAAATACGCCTTATTTGCATCATCGAAGATGCCATCATGGAGTCTGATACCTAAATACTCTTTCTGAGACATGGAAATACCGTATTTCTGAAGGAGATAAAGGGATCTATCTTGAATAAGCATAAAATCTAGGGAAGTATTAATAGAATACTCCTCTTTTAGCTTGTCTCTCCTCCAATTATCGGTTTGAGGTAGGTAACCGTCCTGTTCTCCGTCACCGATCTTACCTAGATCATGGTTTAAAGCAGCAAAAACAAGTTCTTCCTCGGTAAAATCAATATTTGCACCGGATACTGCCCAGAATTTCATAGTACGGAGTGCAAGCTCTACTACTCTATTAACATGCTCTACATATCCTCCCGGAAATGCATTGTGGTACCATGTTTTTGAGGAGGCAGGAGCAAGAACCATGTGTTCAGCAAGAGATTCGTAAGTAGCTTTAAGCTTTTCCTTACGTTCTCCGGTAATATAATCTTCAACGTATTGAAGATGACGATTCCAATTAGCTTCTACTTGTTCGGGTGTGAGCTGCATAGTTAAGCTTTAAAGTATTCCTCTTCTCGGTTAATCATAGTTTGCATATCTCGAAGGATCTCTCGAGCTTTATCTAACTCTACATAAGCTTGATCTCTATTTAGAGTTGCAACACTGTGTTCAATCTTCTTGATTTGTGATTCAAGACGATTAATTTTTTCTTGATATAAATTTTTGTTTTTCATAAGTACTTAATAATTATTAATCTTTATATATAATATACTAATATTATCTATATAATATTTTTACTCTCCCCTTTTTTTCCTCCCCTTCGTTTCAAATATACGAAATAAATCAATGCGAAACAACTGTTTTATAAAAAAGTTTTCACACGCGCCGCGCCGCGCACGAAGCCGCCCCGCAAATCTAGTAATAGAAAGCATCTCCGATCTTCATTTGTGCACCTAACAGTTCAATAACTTCAATAGCACGGTCTAGCGTAACCTCAAAGAATTCACGGGAAGATCCTTGATCGGTAGTCCGGCGGTGGTTAACTAAATACTCGTGAACGGAATGCTCTAACAGATAATCATTCTCTACCGGGAGTGAATACCGAAGCTTCCATTCCGAAACAACACCAGCACCGTTAATCTGTTCAACTCTCCGCAAGGGATTAACCGCTTTACCAATCTTGACAAATCCCGGGTAAGCCTCGTTGGTGAGGATGTAGATATAACTTCCTCTAGAATGATACTGCTTGAACTTATTAAGATCTTGAGTCAGCTTAGCAAATAAGTACTTCCAGGAATGGGTATTGGTTTCAGGCTCATAAGCCATAGGGACCTCAATACGGTAGTCACAGTTAAGCATATTAGAGACATCGGCAGGATTATGCTGACGAAACTTAAAGCGCATATCGGCGTAGTTCTGAAACCATTCCTTAGCCTTGGGGTGATAGTCTAGCTCAGAGGTATCTGGGTAGAAATCGTAGATGGTAATGAGAGACTCAGATTCAAGTTCTAAAGCCTCTTCGAAGGATAGTTTCTTTAAAGACATAACTTACTCTTGATCGTTACCGAAAAATAGATTCCTAGCTAAAATAAAGATAAAGAAGAGTATAGTTATCGGCCAGATAATAGTCACGATAATACGCTCTAACATAGTGAAACGGTTTTCCTCTTTTCGAGTCTTTGAGACAACAAAATCCCATAGGAAGTTAAAAGTAACTCCTACAATGATGTAGTAAATGATCGTACTAAGCATAACCTTTATTTTTTATTGATACTTAAAGATAGTAAGTAAATGCTTAAGAAGCAACTTCTACTGCTAAAATATTATAAATCTTTTGGATTCGTGCACATCTTTCATACTCTTCAATACCCTCATAGTGATCTCTTAACTCCTCCATAGCAAAGGCAATTTCCTGAGGAGTAAATTTTCTAGCCTCTACTATATGCTCATATCTACTCTCATCGAATCTTTCTAGGTAAGTGAATACTCTATCAAAGTAAGTCTTTCGCACGGTCTGCTCAATTGATTGATATCTCTCTCCGTATTTTTTACGGTACATCTCATTAATGATAAAGAAGTTCTCAACGCATTTGATCACGGTACCGAAAATGATGTACGGATGCTGGGTGTAATCGATCACCGCCTTAGTAAACCCCTCCTTACTAAGGTCATCCTGATCATCGTAATCGAAGATCGATAGAAAGGCAGGTGGTAGAGCTTTCACGCTGATAGTTTAGTTGTAACAGCACCGTAGCGGCGAAATACCTCTACCGGGTCCGGGGAGATATTCCAAAGCTTACCTAGTTTCTCTCTTACGGCCGGGGTCTGAAGGATTGCTTTGAAGATTTTTTCATCGTAGAAAAATTCTCCCGTAGTCTCGATATACCTAAAGTGTAAATCCGAAGGCTCTTCATAAGCTATGGTTAAATCCATTTTTAGATCGGGATCGTGGCCTTTTTTGATAACTAGTCTAGGATGAACAAATCTAGCTAAGGCCTCGTACCCTTTCTCAAACTCCATAGCCGAAGTAGCATCATCAAGGTAAGTTTTACCGTCAAAGATACCGCTTTTAGATTCCGAAAGAAGAGCAGAGATAAGCTTCATAGTTTTTTATATAAATAGGATTCCTCCTATATTATTAAATATATAAAGATATAATTATATAGACAACTACATATATAAAAATTTTTCCGGAAAATTTCCCCGGACATAGTTGGTTTTTCTACCAAAAGTTCTTATATTAAAACCGTAGTAAGGGTGCTACAAGTGCTTTGACATATATAAAATATATAATATGGAAACAATATCATTTCTTTTAGGTGTAGGTGCTGTTATTACTTCGGTAGTAGTTGCGGTTACGTTTATGAACTATGTGACAATTAAGAGTCTTATCAAAGCAGTAGCTGATTTTGAGAAAGCTGAACAAAGGTTATACGAATTTAGTAACGAACAGGACAATGCCATAAGGCGGGACCTGGAGGCAGTCTACCGTCATATCGACAGTAGGGTGGATAAATGTGAAGAGAGAACAAAAAAGGAGTTGAAGGATCTAGCTTCAACTAAATCTAATTAATTAACCCGTTGAAGCGCTTGTACCCTTGCTTTCTATATATAAATATATATTAGTATACCTTAAAATTTGATCAGCGATGCATTACTAGGGTTACCTCTAGCTAACCGTCGAGAAAACCGTATAGTGAAATATACTAGCAGGTTTATAGCACCTTGCCGTCACCCCGCTCTCACCTTGACCTCCTGACGACATCAGTCAAAAAAAAAGAGCCCCTAAGGGCCCTCTCTCTTAATCCTGTACTGCCGGGGTATCGATTAGCTCCTGCACCCTGAACCGATGTCCGAACTCTCTCAGCATTTGAGCGGTCCAGTTAGGATGGAACATCGGGATCTTACCATCGGCCTTCATCTTGTCTAACTCCTGGATGAATGCATTCTGCCAGAGCTGTAGTGATTCTACCAATACACCTTCTAGGACTGCGTCAAGCTGGGCTTTAGGATACTTTTTCTTGTTCATGTCTTGCTGTTGTTAGTTGTTATTCTGTTTACTAAAGATATGAAGGATACTCTCAGGTGACAACTCTATGTTACTGCTTCCACACCATCATCGTACCGGCGTCATGCCACTCAAAGTACCAGCCCGACTCCTCAACCAGCTTGTTGAGTGAAGGCTTAACACCGAACGTATCAGCCCAAGCCTCAGACCAGTAGTTGAATAGGTCCGGGGTGTACTCAGCTGCTACCCAGATACCGTCGATGTGAGTCTTAGCACTGTAGAACTCTGAAGCTGTGCCGCATACCTTCACACCCTTTGCTTTGAGTGCTGACATCATTGAGGTGATTTCTTTTACCATAACCGTTGTTGTTTTTATTTAACTAAAGATAAGAAGAAGGCCCCGAAGGGCCAACTCTTATTTAGGCATTAGCGATTGCTTCATCAGCCTCTTTCAAAGCTTTCTTCATCATCTCGATCTTCTCTTCTTCAGTGTAAGAAGCTACATGATCGATCAGGACATTCATAGTGCCTGAGAGGATGCCTACTGCATGAGCGTAAGCATAAGCGACTTCCATTAGCGCTTCTTCTTTGATGTTTGACATAACCTTTATTTGTTTTTAATTATACCTAAATATACGAACTAAACTCTCTAAAGGCAACTATTGTAACCAGGAAGAGATCCCGAAGGATCCCAACCCAGACAAACAACAACCCTGGTGTATATGCGCCCAACCAGGAGGCTAAATATCTTAGTCGACGTAATAGGTTATAATATCCCATCCGTCCGAATCCTGTACTGCAGTGAAGTACCTAGGACCTTTCTTCCTCTCGATGGAGTAGGACCCTAGCGAACTAGGATCCCACCTCCGTAGCGTCTTAGCAATCTCTTCAGAGACTCTGATCAGCTTACTCCTCATTGACCGAGGTACTGAGCCAATTCTTCAGCACTCTTACCAGTAGTCGTTACATCGATAAAGCGATAAACTGACTCCTCATCATTCTTAAATCCGGGCTTAACAACTAACAGATTACCATTCTCAAACTTTACAGTCACAGTATCGAAGGAGTAGTAATCACGGCCTCTAGACGTACCATCACGACCCACCACCACTTCAGCCCCAGGAGCAAGCTTCTGATACTTCTCAGCAGTATAGCTGAGTACTGACTTCCTATTACGAGTAGATATCATCTCCCATTCAGCAGCAGAATTCTTATCAGCCAACTTCTCTTTTAGCGTACGGAAGGTAACCCACCGGCCATTATTATTGATAGTATAACACTCTACTTTATTTTGCTCGATACTAAAGCCAGCCGTCGACTGAACAATCGTATCAGAAGTAACTTCATATCGATCGTAGAGTAATGCACACTGCCCCTTGACGTGCAGAATATCCACAGTAACGATTAATTCAGCATCATTCCAGCCATTAGCATTAACATCTACGTTTTCATTTACCTCCTCCATAGAGAAGCTAAAATCCTTACCTTCGACAAAGCCATTTTCTAACAGTAGAGCTTGCTTACGGAGCAAAGAAGCTTTCAGATTCTTATTACTCTTATCCAATCGCTCTTTAAATGCTTCCACTCGCTCTATCTGATCGACAGTCAATACTTGGCTTTCAATACCGAGAGTAAGCTGATTGGGATCTTGAATTTCATTCATCATAACCGTTGTTTGTTTTTAATTATACCTAAAGATACGAACTATACTCTTAGGAGGCAACTATTTTTCTAAAAGTGCTCCGTAGATTTGAGCATCGATGAAGTTGATGATATCTGCTCTATCAAATCCTTCTTCCTGCAAATCAAAAGCCAAACTCTTAACCACAGATTTCAAAATCGCAACATCAGCAATTCGAACCAATCCATCCATTCGTTCATATGTGTCATCTACACCATTGAACCCTTTTAACTCAATGATATAGCGTGGGTAATTATAACCCTGTGTATCTACTAGAAACGTTCTACCTTCACTTTCAAATAAGTAAAACTGTTGGTCACCATCTAGGACTTCAATATCCATTAGATCTGCATACCAATCTATTTGGAGAATAGGAAAAGATAAAATTGTATCTTTTATTTCACCATCCAACTCACACCACTCAGTTTCATTTGTTTTATACAAATAATTTTCTTTGCGGCTGTAGTCTAGATTAACCAATTTCTTGTAAATTCCTTCATTCAATTCTTTTACTTTCATAACCGTTGTTGTTTTTATTTATCTAAAGATAGTAACTAGACTAATACCAACCAACTATTTTCCAGAACTAAATTCCTCCGTTAGAGCTATTTTCAAAACTCCATTAGCTTTATTTGCTTCACCTTTATCTAAAAGCGAAATAGCTATCTGCATTACTACAATCAAATCATTCTTTTTCATAACCTTTATTTATTTCTTATTATACCTAAATATACGAACAAGATCTGGGTTAAACTAGACCCTTTATAATTAGGTATTTTCTGGAACTATAAAATAAACATATTGACTTTTATTTTTTTTATGTTTAACTCTATAATATAAACCTTTACGTAAACCCCTTCTTAATAAGTCAGCAAATTTCTTATTTGCTAACCTAGTTTCATTTCTAAAATAACCCCAAACATTTTCTTGAATTTCAGATTCTGTTTGAAAATTATGCTTTTTCAAATATTCTACTACTTGATTAACTGAATTTCTAGGATAACCCATAACCATTTGTTGTTTTTATTTACCTAAAGATAGTAACTAGACTAATACCAACCAACTATTAGTTAAGGGAATTATCAAGTTCATCATTCACCCACTCCTTCTCATTTGGACCTAATTGATTATAATCCATTCCAAATTCCTTTTGAGCAAGTACATCACGTACATCCATAACCGTTGTTGTTTTTATTTACCTAAAGATAAGAACGAAATTTCAATTGAGCAACTATTTTTTTAAAGCTTTGGCTGATTGTCAGCAAAAAATTCCATCACTGCTTCATACTCATCATCATCTGTGACTGGCAAACCAGTTGAAACTTCAGTCAATTCCTCTGAATAAGACATCAAATCTTCATAATAGAAGAGGTTGTAAATATTACCACCGAATTTGATAGTATAATTGATAGTCTGATTTTTTACTTCTACTAATTCCATAACCGTTTTTTTTATTTGTTTACTAAAGATACGAAGAAGGGTTGGATAAACCAACCCCCTCCTAAAGAAATTCCATTACTTCAGCTAATCCCATCTCCTCTAATTCATCTTGGTTTTCGATATCATCACCAAATACTAAACTGATATCTGAGTTATATATAATCAATGATACATCATCTCCCATGACACGACCTATCAACTGGACCTCTTTTGAAGTAAGCTCTTCAGTAAACACTTCTCCTACTTCACCAGTTTCGAAGTTCCAAGTAAATCCGAAAACTCTTTCTTTCAATTTCAATTCCATAACTGTTGTGTTTGTTGTTATTAATACCTAAAGATAAGAAAGAGGGTCGGTAAAACCAACCCCCTCCTAAACTTTTTTGAAATTATCTTACCTAAATTGGTAAATATTTTGACAAATACCGAAGTAGTGCCTCTTTTGCAAAAGGCTTATCCTCAGCTTTTAGCTCATCAAATAATGCTATTACAACTGATTCGTCTAATGCTTCTGCAAATTCAACCACCAATTCTTTAATGTTTTCATTCATAACCTTTATTTTTTTGTTTGTACCTAAATATACGAAGGAAGGTTGGATAAACCAACCCCCTCCCAAAACTTTTTTCCTAGAAGTTATAATCGTGATGCTTCATCGGGCAGTTAGCAAACTGCAAGAAGCTTCTCTTCATAGAGCTCCTACTGAGAGAAAGCTCAAAGGGCTGCCCTTCATCGTAGAAGTCATAGTCCTGCTGGTAGTTGTTGACACAATGACCTGCAAAGCCTCCGGGCACAAACTCCATCTTGACCTTATTCTCTCCTGCTTTCACTCTCTGGACTAGTACCTTGGTCTTACTCTTGATAGATACTATCCTACCTAAGGGCATAATATCCGACCATAGCACCCGGTTGATATAAGTACCAACCATCTCCTCATTCAATATTAACTTTTCTTTTTTCATAACCGTTGTTTTTATTTGTTTACTAAAGATAGGAACTATATTTAAAATAGTCAACTATCGACCCATTTCTTTTTCCCATTCTTTATCATCGATAAACATTCCGGGTTTATCTAACTCTTCATTCAAATCTAACTCTTCATTCAGTTCCTCAATCTCATTAAGCTGCTCCTTAAGGAAACGAATCATTCGAACACGATACCTTTCATCTCTTTCGTTTTCAGCTTCATTCCAGATATTCTCAAAACAATCTAAAAGATCGTTATACGTATTCTCAAATCGACAGTAGCTCATGTTTGCCATAACAGTTGTTGTTTTTAATTGTACCTAAAGATAGGCACAAACTTTTTTCAATCCAACTTTTTTTTAGTTGGTCACAAACTTTTTTTTTCGTACATTTAGGATGGTTGACGGGCCTGCCCTTGGAAGAGAGGCGGAAGAGTAGACGGGCCGGTACCTTATACTCTAGACTTAAAGCTTTACTTTAACTTAAAGCTTTGCTTGAAGGTTATTTCATCCACTGATGCACTACTGCCAGGCGGTCTGGAGTCAGAACTCTCAACTCAGTTACTCCCTTCACCTGCTCCTGTATACTAAGGTCCTTGCTGCCTAACTCCTGCAGTAGGGCTTGCTCATACCCTAGAGCCTCTACCTTGGTCCTAAATTTTTTCTGCCCTAGTACTTCTATTTTTTTAAAAAGCGCTCGATAGGAATTTCTACCTTCGTAGCGCTCATTAGCGTCTAGGCGGTACTCCGCATCATGCATCGACACTCCTACCTTAAGAATAACCTGAGAGGGAGAGAGGCGGACACCTACATAGTCATCCAGCCTCAGAGCATACACCACGTACATCCGACTTAAAGCTCTGCTTTAACTTCAAGCTTTGATTTAACTGTCCCAGTCTCTAGATCGATCACTAGACGGACGGTTGGCTGGACGGTTCCCTCCCTACGGTTTCCTCCTACGGTTTTCTGGACGGTTGTCTCCCTACGGTTACCTGGGACGGTTTCCTGGCTACGGTTACCTAGTAGGTACGGTTTTCTGTACGTTAAGGCACTGATGATTGTAAGGAGGATTATCTGCATACGGTTTTCTGGGTTACGGTTTTTTCTACGGTTTACTGAATACTTAAAGCTTTACTTTAAGGTTGAAAATTTAATAAATTCTATAGAGAAAAAAGTTGCAAGAGGGGTAGGCAGGTACTAGCTATTGAATCTTTACTTTAACTTCACTCTCTGCTTTAAGTCTACACACAATTTATATCTCCATATCTCTATATCACTCTATACAAATATCTTTATATACGCTACGGTTTCCTCTAAACATCATCCCTTCTTAATCAACTTACGTTTTATCTTAATGAGAGAAAGGAGATCATTAACAGTCCCTTTAGCAATTTGACGTCCTTGTAGGGAGGTAGGACCAAAGTCTAGCACAAGTCTCTCATAATTTTCTACCATCCTCAGACATGCCTCCAGATGTTCCTCCCCAGTACTTGTCCAGATTGTATTCCTAGTTTTAGAGTATGCCTCTGTCCAGTGGTAGCCGAGTAACTCTGCCTTATGTGTTGATTTTATCTTATTCATCATCTTCTAAAGATTCACTGAAGGTTGTCTTTTTTCTTTTGTATGCTGAGAAGATATCTACTCCATCTTCATAGCCATTCTCTTCTCTTTCTTCACTCTTCATCATCACTCCACTCCTCATCCTCTAGTCCGTCTTGTAATGTATTATCCCATTCCTGGATTGAAGGAAGGTCCCAATTTAGGTCCCGAAAGGCCGGGTCCTGGTCTAGAGGTATTCTCTTGGTCATAGCTTTCTGATTAGATGTTCGACTTCATTCCACCACACCTCCTGTTCGTAGGAGTATAACTGAAGATAGTACCGCTCGGTCATTGAGACAACTGTTAGGAACTGCATGTTATGGACAGCCGTCCCTTCTTCGGACTTCTTCCATATCATCATATCTTCGAAGTTGTCAAATCTTACAACCTCTACTGTCCTCTTCTTTTCATCCTTAAGCACTACTACCCAAGGTTCCCATTTAATACTTCCGTACGCCATTGTTAAGTTTTGATTACAAGCCCTGCGGGCTTTTGATGAGAATGCGCGTGGCACCTTCGGTGCGAGAGAGGGAAACGCCCCCTGCTCGCCCCTCGGCCTCCCTGCTTACCGGACCCTGCTGTTCCACTTTGGACTGTATTTGTTAATCAAAGCGTATTCCAAGCTCCTGCTTAGTGAGAGAATAACACCATGCCAGAATAATTTATCCCCCTTTGTGGAATATATCTCAAGCATGTGATCGTTCTCAATCATCTTCTTAAAGATCTTCTTGTTAGTTCCGCCCATCTTTGCAAAGCGGCCTTTGTCGTATCCTTCAAAGCGTTGCTGTAGAGAGTTAGCTGTATACCCGATGTAAAGAATCTCTTCTCCATCGCACATCATATACACTACATCTTCTTCTTTGGCTAGGTCTGGGTTGAAGTTAAAGATAAGTCTTTTACTTGGGTTAACCTTTCTACCTCTCTTACCTTCTTCACCACCCTTCATCCCGGTAGCCATCGTGCCTACCAGTTTAAACTTCTGATCGATAATTGCTTTAATCTTAGACATGCTCATAGAATCTTTCAACAACACCGAACGCATAACCTTTCTTACACAACCTCACAGCGTACGCCATTTGAGAAGTCTTGTGAACTACCTCCCACAGCTGCCCGTCTCTTTCGAAACGGACAGGTGGGGTAGCTTTCTTATCTCTGATCTTACGCATACTGCAGAGCAAGTTCGAATAGGTCTTGATTGATCTTCAAGTCTTTCTCGAATGAACGAATCTTACGTACCTGGCGTACCTTAGCTCCATTCAATGCTCCTTTGAAGCCTCCTTGGGTGATAGCTTCCTGTACTCGGTTGAAAGTCAACCACAAATCATTTCCTTCGTCTTGCTTACGGCGGCTAGAAAGAATACCTTCCAACACCTCATCTTCTACTTTAACCTCATCGGTTAGTTCGATACCACGACGTAGTAGGTAAGCCTTCAAAGCAAAGTCTTTCTGCTGCTCTTCCGTCATCACAACCTCTTTCATCTTGTTGATAACCTCAACCTTCTTAGGTAGCTCCTGCACTGCAGTCTCAATAAGCTTCTGCAGATCCTCAAACGAGTAACCCATGTGGCGGATCTTAAAGTTAGCAAACTGCTCATCAGCTACTACCAATCCATTGCTGCACACCAGACGATACAGCCCCATCATAAACTTGAATGATTGAGTACCATCGTGAGAGTTAGTCAGAATGATCTGAGGAAATACATCATCACCTTCTGCACCTTTGATAAGGAGGTTAGGGTTCTGAAACTTAATCATGTGCTTAGAGAAGATAGAAGTCTTACCTGCACGACCTCGGCGTTGAGCAGCTTGAACTGGCTCCCATCCCATCGTCGTTAAGTCTTCAATTACTCGGCTAGTAGGTACGTGAACGTACTTGTCTGATACCTGTCGAGTAGGCTTGTCGATGAAGGCAAAAGGAACTACCTTCTTCAACTCTTCGATTGTCATTACGCGGTCTGCATTGCTGTTTGAAATCATCATAACCATTTTGTTTTTAATTATACTTAAAGATAGGAACTAACTTCGTTGGTTCCAACTCTTCTAAGTAATAATTCCTAACTTTTTTGCAGTAAGATATCCTACCACCTTACCTTCATCAGTCATGTACTGGTGTTTGGTCTTAGGTAGTCCTTTATTCTTCTCTTCTAACTCTTCATAGAGACTCTTATGACCCTTACTGTAAGAGGTTTCAGATGTTATAACCCTTCCATTTTCAGACATAAAGTACCTAATGGTAGTTCCGTCTGAGTGAGTCTTAGATAAGATCTCTTGCATCTGAAATCTGTTTGATTAACTGATAGGTATCGATTGCATCATCGTACATCTCTTTCTGCTCATAGATCTCCAGGCATTTAGATAATGCTTGAGGCCACTCCATAGACGGAAGGCTGATATCAAATGCAGTATCTCCTCCTTCAAAGCTAACTTCAAATAGGTCGGCATGCCTCTTCTTAGCTTGCACAGCCAGTCGAATACCCTCAGTGATTGCTTCTGTTACTTTGAGATTCTCTCCGGTAAAGAAAGCATCAAACTCTTGCGGAGATTCAAATACAAATTGTTTCATAGCTGTCGGGTAGTATAGTTATTCTGCTTGGTAGCTTGCTTATTAGAGCCGTAGTAATATACCGGTCCTTCGTATACATAGGTATGCATAGGTACCCAGGGGTTACCTCGTTCAGTAAACTGAGGCTCGGTAATGCGGCGAGGTCCGTCGTAAGCACGGAAAGTAGCAGCAGTAACTCGGTACCAGGTTTCGTTATGAAGTTGAATCTCTAATACACCTGCGGTATTGAAGTCAAATCTGATCTTCTCCGTCTGTCCTCTCTTCTCGCTCATAACCTTTATTTGTTTCTTCTTCACTAAAGATAGTAAAGATGTCTCGATTGAGCAACTTTTCCGACAGCTTTTTATTTTTTTGGTCCTGTTCAAGAAGTTTATCAGCGTGCTTCTTTAGTAGGAACTGTTTATTCTTCTCTGAATCTAGCTGAGGTCTTTGTCGCTTCTTAGGTACTTTCATTGCCGAGATATAAATTCCTCACCAGGTTTTTTATTATCTTCCCACAGTCCTAACTCCTTTAGGTGATCGATATGTGCTTGATCGATCTCCCAATCATAGTCTTTTACTTGCAGCTCTACATAATCCTCCATCTGTTCTACCTGATCATCGGAAATAGGAGAAGCAGCATAGAGAAAGGAGCAGTTATAACAAAGTAGCTCGATGTTATCTCGATGGTAGTTATGTTTATTCTTATCTTTGAAAGTAAGAATGAGAGGTACTTTACCGTCAAGCAATCTAGCTTCTCCAAAGTCACATCTATTACACTGCTCGGCTAGGTACCCTTCTGAAATTAGAGCTGCCTTGATCTTAGCTGGCTTAAAATGTTCTACTGGGAACGTTCCGTCTAAGATCTCTTTCAAAGGAGCTTGTTTAGCTCTTCCTGTTAGAAACTTGGGAACTCCTTTACCGGCTTGATTGAGATGTGTCTCAAAAAGCGTCCTTCCATCTTCTGCCTTGAAGAGGTTGGCGTACTTTTTGTAATGAGGAAAGGAGCAGTGAAGGTATCGAGCGGCAGCCTTATTGGATTTAGTCATCCGGATTGCACGCTCGATATCCTCTCTGAGGAGTATCTTACTCGGTCTCCCTCTCTTTCTTTCCTCCACTATTCTTCCTCCTCTTCTTCTTCTGAGTCTTCAATTACTTCATCTGGATCTTCTAGAAGTTTTACATCTTCTTCATCATCCAAAAACTTCTCTGCTTTCTCTTTCAATGCACGAGTATCATCAGCAACCAGAGTTTGATCGTAGTTTTGAATCTCAGGCATCTCTTCTGCTAGACGATCCACACCTAACTCTATAGCTACTACCTTGCGGTAGGTTTCTTCGTCAAGAATTTCAATCTCATTGTAAGTATGATCTCCTTCTCCTAAAGTGAGAATACGACCTCGTTTCGCTCCTACAGTAGAGTGATTAATACAAGTCTTAGTTTCAGGCAGAGCCTTAACACGCAAGGGATTAATCTCATCCCCACACACAGTACAGAACCTTTTATCCATGTTTTTATTTATTTACCTAAAGATAGCAAGAAGTTGGTTAGGATCCAACTTTTATTTAAATTTCTGAATAGCTTCCCAAACATCTTCTGGGGTGCGGAATGCAATCTTCTGCTCTTTTTTACCAACAGTTACTGAGATGCATCCATCCCATTCTTCTTTTTCGTTGTAGTCGATTTCATTCAAGTACAGCTCGATTAGAAAAACTTGTTCCCTGTTAAAGGTCATTCTCATTAAGTTGTGGATAACTCTAAAGAACTTATCTTCGTAAGCTGCAATATCCATTCCAATTTCGGAAGCTACAAAGTCTGTTCGATCGTCGATTTCTTTTAACAGCTTAAGTATTTCTATAAATAATTCTTTATGCATAGCTTCTTTATTTCGAGGTACCTCTTTTATTCGGTACTTCAAAGGTAACTGTTCTTTTAGTATTCGTCTAAGTATTTCCTTAGGATTCATCTAGTGACTTTAAATAGGCTTAAGAAGCTCTTAAGCGGTAAATGTTTTCTTTCTGCAAAGTACCTAGCAGCAGCAAGGCGGTTAAATGTAAAAGTAGATCCAATAGCCTCCTGGCTACTATCTGTTCGACTGTAGAAAGAGAATCTTTTCATAAAAGTAAGTTAGGTTAAGCTCCAGTTCCTAATGCTTGACGGATAATTTTATCTACATATTCGATGTAGATGAAGAAGCCTACGATTGATTTGTCTTTAAGCTCTCTGTCTCTCTCTACTTGCATACCGTACTGCTTAAGACCTGTATCAAGCTTTTCAGCTAATGCCATTGCAATTTCATTCTGCTCGGTAGGATTGATAGGAGACATATCAGCAGGAATGAATTGTACTTTGATTCCTTTTTTGTTTGGATCTTCGTTAACACCCACCTTAAGTACAAACTGCTTACCCTTAAAGTTTACTTTAGTGGCTTCAGCAATTACGTTTTGGATTTCTTTTAAGAGTAGCTCTTTCATGCTTTAAATATAAGAAGAAGTTAGTTTCGATCCAACTGATCGTCGTCCTTTTTATAAATAGGACCTACTTTTTTCTTCTTATTTGTCTTGATCGGCTGGTAAGGACGTGCTTCTTCCTGGTAGCGGTCTAGATCTTGCAAATGAATCTTGCCCATTTGTCTATAAGTTAATTAAACTATTCTGATATTCGTTCATCTTACTAATTTCTAAAGACATACTACTTACGGTATATGTACCTGGGTTTCCATTCATTTGGATAATCTCCGGTAACTGTTGCAGTACTTGAAAGTCATATTCAGTAAAAGTATTTTTATCCACAGTTAGTATGATTTCATTTTGTAAGGTATCGAACGGAGTTGTTTTGATTTTCTCTGCAAGATTATATTGAGTGTTATGCTGTTCTTTATCCAAGTAGTGAGTAGTTAGTACCTGCATCTCATCATCGATCAGAATTGTTGAACACCAGGGTTCAAGAAGCTCTAATAATTCACTGGTACAATTTGTGACTTTAATACCAATGTCGTACTTAGGAGATACAATTGGTTTCATCATACTATCATGTTTTACAAAATGTCCCCACTTCCGAATAAAATTACGAGTAGATCTCATATTTTGAGCTTCCCACTCGCTACTATTTTTACCTGGAGTTGTCAAGGTAGGATTAAACCTAGACCCTCTGCAGGTCATATGGTATACGTGTCCTTCCCAAGTCTGCACAAATTTAACTCCGTCTAGGTGAAAGCGGTTAAAAATATCGGAGTCTTCTTTTGATTGCGGAGCATATAAAGGGTCGTGTCCTCCAATCTTCTGGAAGTCTTTGCGGTAGAAAGCCCAGGGAGCAAAAACACCTTCTGTAGCTTGCTGCACCTCTAGCTTACTATACCAGTTTAAGAAAGCCTCTTCGTTAAACTCTTCAGGCTCAGTACCAAAGTTAGCTAAAACCTTTTCTGGTCCTGGAGGGTGTAGTGGTGGCTCAATTCGAGTTAGAGATACAATTACACCTGGCTTAATATGTTTCTCAATAGCAGAAATAGCACCTGGACATAAGTACATATCAGCATGGTAGATCATCGCTACATCTGCAGTTGCTACATTATTAATTAAACGGTCGTATAAAATAGTATGCCCTAATCTTTCCGGACCTTGGTTACGAATCCATTTAAAGTTAGGATCTTTTTTCTCCGTCTCTACACACCATGCCCACGTTCCGTCTGTACTAGCATCGTCAGCTACACAAATTTCAATCTCGTGCTCTCCTTGATTTTTTCTAATTGATTCATAAGACCACTTAAGGTACTTAAGATTATTACGGCTTGGCTGTATTAAGCTAATTTTCATTTAATAACTTCTTTTAGGTAATCTGTAAGGTTGCGGGTAGGTTTCCATCCTAGAACTTCTCTAGCAGTATTATCTGTATTCAGGGTAGTTAAGGCTTCGCCTGGGCGTGCTGGGAAATACTCGGCAGTCTGTTGGAACATTTGTAGTACTTCGTTTACAGAGTAATTTTTACCTCTTCCCAGCTCAAATTCGTATCCGTAAGTCTGCTTGTACATAACTAGTGTTAGAGCATCAACAATATCATCGACGTGTGTGAAGTCTCTGCGTTGTTCTCCATCGCCATAAATTACGAACTTCTCTTGCTTGTACCAACTATTAATCCATCTACCAATTAAAGTTGTATAACCTCCTTCTGTTAATTGATTAGGTCCGTAAACGTTGTAAAACCTCGCAATTGAAGCTTTTAGTTGGTAGTGTTGCTGGTATAGTTTGATTATATCTTCTCCTAAATCTTTTGAAAAAGTGTAAGGATTTTTGTACCTTCCACTATGCTTAGAAGATGAACCTGCATACACAACGGGTACTCCTGATTTAGCACACCAATCTACTAACCTCATTGTACCTAGTGCATTAACTTCAAAATAGTCTTGAGGCTTTTCAAATGAAGGTTGAATACGAGCAATGGCAGCCATATGGAAAACAAACTCAGGCTTGATCCAATCGTAGCTGGTGATATTTCTGATATCATAGTTCAGGTACTCTGCTCCGTCTTGGTGATTGCTCTCCAGGCCAGTGCTGTAATTATCAATAGAAACTACTTCATGACCTTCTTCAAGAAGTCTCTTGATTAAATTTGTACCAACAAATCCTGCTCCTCCTGTTACTAAAACTTTCATTACAATACTTCTTTAATAGATTCAAATACCTTAGAGTAATCTCGATAACCTCTCTTAACTATTTCGTCTAAGGTATCAACTACAGGTACTACCTTTGCTTTAGATAATTTATTGAAGTAAGATTCTCCTTCAAAATAACCCGGTCTAATATCTTTAGAAGTGTTAACGTAAATAATAACAGGTTTGTTAAAGTAGCTGCAAAGTATGCTTGAGCCTCCACCCATAGATATAAATCCTTCGGCACTAGAGTATATTGCTAACTGAGCTTCATTGTATGTACCTCCTACCTGGTTAACAATATCATCGAATAGGTATACATTTTCAAAGTATTCAGTAAGCTGATAATCAGTAATTACTCCTTGACCTTCTACATTAGCTAAGATATCTCTATTCTGTAGCTCATTAGGATCGGTAGCAAACTCTGTATTACGAGGTCGTTTATAGATAATGTTATAACCTTTCTCAGTTAAAAGATTAAACATTATATACAGACTCTCTATATCAAAGTACCCAATAGGTGTCTGCCCGTGTTCTAAGTTAAACCTATTTGAGATAATAACATAGTTACTCAAAGCAGGTGTATCTTTCTTGTAATACTTCTCAGCATAAGGAGGTGCTACCCATTGAGAGTAATCTAACCATCCGTTGGCTTGCTTCTGTTCTTCTTCAGTAAGTAGGCTATAGTCTTTCCCGAAAATAGCTAGAGCATTATGATGTATCCAGCTGTTAGGTAGATTCTGTACTCCGTTAGAGGAATTATCTACAGACCTAGTTGTATACTTCTCTTCTACTTCGTCACAAAACCAGTAGAAAGGTTTCATTCCTTTGCTTGTTATTACCTTAACATACTCTCCTTGCTCTTTAAGCCAGTACGCATAAGGAGCTGCACATACAAGTTCATAGCCAAACTCTGGGTTTAGGTCAACTATCATAATAGTATTCTTTTAGCTCAATGAGCTGCTCTTTAATTGATTTTGTTTTTATCTCTCCTACGAGGCATTTATTTACTTCTACTGAAGAGTTTGGTACGATTTCAATATCTTTACTAAATACTTCTTTAATCAAAGATAGTAAATCAAATTTAGAGAGGCAAGTACTTTCAATAGTATTTTCTACTTTGTAGCTATCCCAATCCTGCATTAGTTTATAACATTGTTTAGCCCATTCTAAAGTTGTAATGCCGCTCCACATAGCTTTGGTGTAGCCTCCTACTGAGTTCTCGCTATTTAAAAACCATTCAAGTAAACTAACTTTAGAGTCTAATTCAGGTCCTATGATAGATGTTTTGAGTATCTTAGTACGTGTTCCTTTTTCAATAATAAAGTCTCTAGCTTTTCTTTTAGATACGCCGTAAACATCTTCGTCTACTTCACAATCAGTTCCAGGGTGTATAACTCTAGTATTTGCTAGAATATCTAACCAGGTAGGAAGATCTTCGTTGATAGAAAAGTCTTTAGTCCGTTGAGGAATAGCTCCAATACAGTTAATAATATACTCTCCTTTAAAGGAAGTTACTGCATCAGCAAAATCAGGAGTTAAGTAGCGGAAAGGAGTAACAGTAACTGTAACTCCATTATTAGAGAGGTACTCGGAAACCATATGTCCAAGCATGCCTTTATGCCCTAGCACTAAAACGTTCATTGAAAGTAATTATAGTGTTGTAGAATATCTTCAAGTTCCTGCTTACTTACTGCTACTTGATCGCTTGTAAATTCTTCCCAGCTTACTTGTCTGTCTGAGATGTCTTTGTAGTGCATGTAGTAAGTATCGTTGTCCTTGTTGTAGAACGTACGAGGTCTTTCCTCCTTAGATACCATCATTTCATGTAGCTTCTCTGAGATGCGTGGTGTGCCGAGTTTATATTCTAATCCAAACTTTTCAGCATAAATTTCAAATAGATCTCTTACCTTAAAAGCCTTTAAATTAGGTATAACATTATAACCAGTTTCCTGTAGTCCTGCTTCTATAAGGTCGATAGCTTGCTCGATATCGATCATAAAGCGAGTCATCTCAGGAGAGTACAGAGTAAGTTTATAACCTTTCTTAATTGCATCCCACATCAAAGGAATAATCGAACCGGTTGAGTTTAGTACGTTACCATAGATAGCAGTTGAAAGCTTAACGTTAGACTTCTCTGCGTTTACAATAAAAGCTTCTCCTGCTACAAACTTCATAGCACCGTACAGGGTTGTAGCTGCTCTAGATTTATCTGAAGAGATAAAGCAAGCTGCTTTAAAGTTATTCTCTTCTGCTACTCTTCTAGAATTAATAGCTCCATCTACAATCACTCGTACTCCTTCTTCTACATTCTGATCTACAGCTTCAATCTGTTTTAAAGATGCAGCAAAAATCCCAATAGTATGTCCGGCGGAAGCTCTTCTAAGCAAGTCGTAGTTGCGAACGTCTCCTACGACGCAATTAATGTTTGGGAACTCTTTTTTAAGGTAGTAGTGCTTTGCTTCGTCTCTAGAGTACACTGTTATTTCATTATCAGTGTAATACCTCTCGACAAGATTTCGGCCCAGGTACCCTGCTCCGCCGGTGATAAAAATTTTTTCACCTTTCATAACCTTCAAAATATTTTAGATTTTCTGTAAAAGACATAACAGGATTTACTCCACTATTATAAATAGGTTTAACAAATGTCTGTTCATCGTGATCAGGAAGACGGCCCCACTTGCTGTTAAATTTGTTGATGTTTGCTTGCTCTGCTAGCTGCTGTCTATCTGATTTAACTGCTAGGTTATCGTCCTTAAAGTGACTTCCTCTAGCAGAAAAATGGTATAGTACCGAAGTAGCTACCATTCTGAATTCAAAGCCTTCTAGCTGCATTCTTACAAACAGGTCCATATCCTCCCAACTAGAGGGAGCAAAGAGAGGATCGTTTCCTCCTATGTGGGTAAAGTCTTCTTTGCGGCAGAAGAAGCCAGCTCCTCCTCCTTTTCGAACTTCCGTACCTTTGTTAAGTTCGGAGAACTCTGAGGCAAACTGATCGAATAACTCTGTATTAAAGTTGTAATGGTACTCCCCAAAAACTTCTGATGGGAAGAAAACTGTACCGGGTCTGTAGTCCGGATCAGCTGGGAAGATTTTAGGTTGAATTCTAAACGAAGATGCGATCAGCCTGCTGTTATTATTTTCAAATAGCTTTAATAACTCTAGGTCTTGATTAGGACCGATCCACATATCTGAGTGGATAATATTTACGAATTCAGTTTGAGCTTTGTCTACACAGAAGTTCATCCCACCGCCAATACCTTTAGGTTTGGTGTTGTGATCTATGTAGTACTCAATACCTACCTCACCTGCTTGAGCTTTCAACCATTCGTCTGTACCGTCTGTGCAATTTTCAGCATGTACAATAATAGGTTGATCCTTATAGTATGCATTCTTTCTTACAGAAGCAACTGCTAGCTTAAGGTAGTTTAAGTTGTTGTTAGTGGAGATGCACGTGGTAATCATCGACTTCGTTTTCCCAGTTGATTAAAGGAGACATAAAATAAGTCTCTCCATGAGTTGAGTACCCGGGTATCGGGCTTATTAATACACGCTTGCGAGCGTTTAATTCCAAAAACATAGAGAAGTCATAAGGATGGCCTGTAACTTTTCCACTCTCTGGATGTATGCCGTTTGTATACTTCCGTAGGATGTCTTCGTCTGCTTTTAATGTCTTTGCTTTAGCAGCAAAGGTCATAGTAGTTGAATTAGTAACCTTCCAGTGAGAGTAGCGAGATACAAATACACGAGTAATCTCAGGACCATCTTTACATAGTTTGTTTCCTCCATGTTCTGCTAGTACGTACTTATCTGGATGATCGTAAAGAGTAATGTACTGTACTCCTGTCTGAAAGATTTCTTCTAGAGCTTGTCTAGCTCCTGCTCTATGCAGGTAGTCATTTTCTACGAAGTATACTGTAGTGTCATCTTCTAGCTGAAGGGCTTGATCTAAAGCAAGATTGAATGTACCTGCTCCATTACCTACAGAATGTCTTTGAATATTTTCAGCCGGTACATACTTGCAGATCATTTCAAAAGTCTCCTCTCCTATATTATCCGCAATTACAGTAATAGAGCTAGGATCGAAATGCTTTACAAAGTTTCGCAGGCAATTCTCATTATTAATATAAGGTGGTTTAATCTTATTATAACCTGCCTCAGATATTCTGTAGTATATTTTAAGCATCTTTAAAAACGTCCTGCCAGGTGTAGGACTTGTAGTTAGGGTTGAATAAATTGTTGGTATTGGTTCTGCAATATTCGTTAGCTAATTTATACCAGTTATGAGATTTTCTCTTATTATCGATATCCACGCTTTCAAAAGATTGCTCTCCGGCAATGTAGTTTCTCTTCTGAGGATGTTTTCTATTGTGTACTACTAGCAAATTCCTAAAATGGTATTGAGGAGTAGTAGGGAGTAACTGATGCAGTACGTGCATGAACGCTGTATCTTCGTGAATAAAGAAAACAGAGGAAGGAATGTTAACTCCTGCTTTAATAACTTCTGAAGATATTACTAATCCGCATCCGTTAAATTTGTGCGGACTAATAGTAGATACTTGTAGTTCTTCAATGTTGTTAAAGCTATTCATTTCCTCTTCTGACATAGTATAAGGAATGCTCCACCAATTTTCTGTATCTCCTTCTATAAAAGGTTTATTTGTAAATTCTGGATGCTCTAGTGGTTCCCAGCTTTTATCCCACATTTTACAAATACCGAATGTTGCAATGTACTTAGGAGTATGTTTTACATTCTGGTGTAGGTGATCTGTGACTACAAATGCCTGCTTTGGGACTAACATATCTGATTCACCCCACACCAGTACATCAACCATAGTACAGTACTTGGCATTAAACTCTCTTCGATAATCTGCTATAGTTATAAGAGTTTCATCAATATAAACATTTGCTGAGTATTCATTAAGTCTTTCCACTTGCTTCTCAAACTGAGATAGAATATAAGCTAACCTGTCTGGATTATCTAATTGTTCTAGTTCTTGGTTAGTGGTGAGCTTAATATCGATAAGTACTTGGTCTTTATCGTATATGTCAACAGCTGCTAAAAGAGTATCAATATACTCTGGAAGCATTTCAATTTCGTACCATTGTACTAGACAGCCAATTGCAAATTTAGTTTTCATATTGATCTCTGTATTTGCTCCAGGTCTGACTCATAAAATGAACACGGTGCTCTTTATCAAAGCCGTTAAAATGCCATACGTAACCGCAATCTACAAACATAAAATCGTTAAGAAGTTCTTTGCGATTTAAGTGAGTGAGATTCCATCTCTTATTAAGTAGAGTTACATCGTAGTCTAACTGCCGTGTAAGGTAGTTAACAGGTGTTTGATCTGTACCTTTGCGCAAAGTTGTCTGCAGGTTTGTTAACGTTTCTGCGTTATTATGCCAGAAATCTGTAATAGCAGTGCACAATTCTTTATGCTGTTTGTTTATTACAACAAATCCGCAGTTGTAATAGTTGACCCAATCCAGCTTTACTTCTGGAAATAAGTGTTGGTAGCCTTCCAAGCTCTGCCATACCCAACCTACATTATCGTTATCGACACAGGCTGCTAGGTTGTGCTTAGTTTCATTAAAGAAATTAGGAGCATCCCAGTGTATCATCGTATCAATATCCACTAATGCTACTTGATCGTATTCAATATTATTTGTCTCTAGTATGTCTAAGACGTACCACCTCTGCCAGGTAGCTTTCATCTCAGTAGGATCTACTAGAGGTTGATCTAATACGATAAGTTCTACATCGTGTCGCTTACACCAGTGCTGCCAGGTAGCTAAGCAGAACTGAGAATAGTTAACAGTGTCGTAATTAGTGTTAAGGTTTGTGATAAAAACAACGTTACGCATATGTGTAGTTTGCAGAGAGAGTTCTGTATTCATTGAATATACGAACTAAATCGTTATCTTCAAAGAACTTGAACATATTTCCTTCAGCATTACGGCAATATTCATTAAGAGATAAGTCACTCTTTTCCTGCTTGTAGGTCTGAGCAGAGTAATGTATGACTGGACACCAGTCAACAACTCCTACTTTCCAGTTGTTCTGTTCACAAACAATACCTGAGTATACATCCTGTCCCCAGCCGTAGATCAGCTGATTAGAAAACTGACTAATCTTCTCAACTAAGTCTCTATGCATTAAAGGTGCTTGAAAGTCTACCCACTTAACATCACGTACTTCGGTAGCAGACCAGCAATGAACATACTTCCATTTGCACTGGTTCTTTTGAGGCTGTAGTACACAAGGAGAAACAATTTTGTAATCTTTTTCGAACATAGCTTTGCGAAGAGATTTAACAAAGTTACCTCCATGTAGAATTAAATCGTTATTGAGAGAAAGCAGACTGTCGTATTCTTTGTTCTCTAAAAACAATTGCATAGCAAGGTTTAAAGCTCCCCCAAAGTAAACATTCTGTCCTGTCTCGTGAGTAGTGTATTTGCTTTTACCTTCCGGTGTAGAACCGTTATCTATAATGATTAGGTCATAAGAATCATCTCTATGTGCTTCTAGAGATTCAAAAAGCTGATCGGTTAGATCAGGAAGATTGTGGTTGTAAATAACTGCTAGTGTCATAATGCTTTAATATAGTTAGGATGAGTATAGATCTCCAACGGGTGATCTATATTAATTCGAGTTATATAACGTAGAGGATCAGCTTCTAATCTATCCGGCCTGATAATAATATTGTCCTGGTTGTTATGCTTAGCCTGCTCTAATGCAGACTTAAAAGCATTTCTGTAAGCTTCTGGGCGTATGAGTTGTCTAAATCTAAGATCTTTATACTTACCGGGTCTCCACCAGGCATAGTGAAATACGTATCTTGGAAAGATTGTTAGTTGAGGGTATTTCTGACTTGTGAAGTTCTTTACAACCTCTCTGTAGTATTCCCAGGTTCCAAACTTAATAACAATTCTTCTTTTATGAATGCGGGAAGGATCTAAACTTTCTGCCTCTATGTAGTATTGATTCTCCATAAAGTCTAAGTACGGAGCTTGAAGACCTTCATCAGGATTTAAATTGGAGATAAGTTCTTCTAGTAAGTCGGTATCATTTTTGTGAAAGAATACATCTCCTTCGAGAGGAAATATCAAATCTCCTTCTTGTACAACTACACCTAATTCTTCAAAGTTACTAACTGAATGTACGTAGCAGTCGTTAGCATCTATGGCTGAGTAGTCTACTGCATTCCAGGTAATTTGTATCTCGGGGTACTTTATTTGAGCTTCTTTTACAGCTGCTTGTACTACTTGCGTATCCCAGGCTAGGTTAGTATCCTCGAAACAGAACTCTTTACGAAAGCTTTCATCTACTCCTCCTTTATTTTCAGGTCCTTTTGGGAATAGTCCTTCATTGTAAATAATGTGAGTAGGCTTTATAGTGTTTACAAGATTTTCAATCTGTAAGGCAGTAAAGTGCCCTTCACCAAAGCAAGGAATTATAACAATCCGCTTCATGTTTATTTTTTCCAGAACGAATAAATTCCTTTTTCTATTTCGTAATTCTCCCAAACAAATCTCTCTCGTTTAGGTTGGTGCTGAGCCCATTCCCACATCTTAGTCAAACCTTCTTTAAGATCTGTTTTGTGCTGGAATCCTAGTAGCTCGATAGACTTGTCGTAGGTTGGGATAGCGTAATGTACCTCGTGGCGTTTCTCTAAATAAACTCTTTCAGCACCTCCAACAACTTCAGTTAGAATATCAGCTGCTTCGTTGATAGAATACTCTTGAATACCTCCTAGGTTAATAATCTGCTTGGAAGCTTCAGGGCGTACTGCAGCATTCCATAGAGGCTCTAAAGAATCATCGATGTAACTAAATGCTCTCTTTTGAGTACCGTCTCCAAAAATAGTTACCGGCTGACCTTCCATATGATAGTACATCCAGATTCCAAGAACGTTGCGGTACTTATCCCAGATGTTTTGGTTAGCACCGTAGACGTTATGAGGTCTGATAATACAGTAGTCAAGTCCGTGCTGTTCGTTTGCAATTTCAATATCATGCTCACAAGCTGCTTTAGCTACTCCGTAAGGATCGATAGGAGCTCGTCTCATATCTTCGTGGAAGATTCCTCCTTCCCCAAAGCCGTAAACTGCCATGGTGGAAGTGAATACTAGTCGCTCTACATCGTGCTTGATACATTCATTAACGATCCGAGCTGTAGCTACGAGATTGTTCTTGTAATTGTAAGTCCGAATAAAAGGAGAGAGACCTTCTGCGGCATAGGCTGCAAAGTGAAAAACGTAGTCTGGTTTATGAACTTCAAAGCAATTTTCGATAGGATGATTGACTAAATCCATCTGCCAGAACTCAACTTCTGGGTTAACGTTTTCTTTATATCCGCCGCTAAGATCGTCAATACCTACTACCCTGTAGCCGGGTTTATTTTTTATAATCCAATCTGCTAGTCTAGATCCTAGTAGGCCAGCTACACCTGTAATTAAAACAGTCTTGTTCATTTTTCAGCTATGCGTTTAAATATTTTATCGATATTGTTTTTGTTGGCTGCTCTACCTTCGTTAGCTTTGCGAAGCCTTTTTTCGTTAACAACCATTCTTTCAAGATTAGGTTTGCTTTTTTTAGTCTCTTCTAATCTAGCTCGATCGGCTTCTCCTATGTTGATATCGTTTCGGATAAGCTCCTCTAGCTGTTCAACAATAGAATTTTCGTCAAAGGTACGATGCTCTTCTAAATAAATATAAGACCTATTTTCTAGAGAGTCAACTAGTAGTTCGGTTATTTTTCCTTTTACTTCTTTAATTAAAAGCTTCTGGTGGCTAGCTTTTTCATCTAGGTTATCTTTCTCAAAGAAGTATAGCTTAATATTTTCAGTGATCAACCTATCCAAGTACGCACTCAGCGTATCTATATTAGTTATTCTCATACCCTATCCCCTCTACTGTTGATAACTGTTTGTAAAAATATTCTACTAAGCTCTGATTAGAGTACTGAGTAGTGTAAGCTCTTCGCATATTCTCTACTAAGTAGGGTTGAAGTTCTTTATAGTTCCTGAAGATGTGTTCGATCTTTTCTTCTACATCCGACCAATCGTACTTACAGGCAATATAGGTTTCATTATCCTGGTAGATAAACGGATAAGAATCTAGATGAGACATATCAGGTTTAAGAAGAATACTTCCAAAGCTTGCTGCTTCAATATCCCGTACTGCCATCTCTCCATATCCGATAGGAGCTGTTACAATCTTAGAGTTGTACATATTCTGGTAGAATTGCTCTTGAGGAATTTTTACTCCTTTTTCTCTCCTTGCAACCTTATAAGAAGTACCTTCTAACTTCTCTAGTAACTCTTTGCGGTGGGTGTCGTAGTAAGGAGAAGTTAAATTTGTATACTCATAATTTAAATTATCCCCCCAGCTAAACATACACGACACATCGTAAGGCTTGTCTGAAGAGTAATTATACCAGGTTGGGGTGATTGTAGAGAGCCAGTTTGTACCGCTTAGCTTAATCCTGTCCTTAACTTGATTAATAAAAGGTACTTTGTAATCTCCAGCACCCCAGTATGTTCTTCCATTAACCCAGCCCTGTTCGTATAGCGAGAGATCTTTGAGTAAAGTATTCTTAAATAAAACTTTTACCTCGGTTGCTTGGAGTACTTCAACTGTTCCTATTAGGGAATGTGAATCTTGTCCATCAAGCAGTAGAACATCCTTACCAAACTTTGATACAAACTCAATACCTTTCTCAACCGATTCGGCTAAGCTTGCTTGCTTATCTATGAAGCTTGCTTGAGCAATAAAAGCAAAATCGTATGAACTATCCTCGGTTGTAAACTCTATACCTACCTCTTTGAATAAGTCTTTAGCTCTCCAATATGGACGGAAAGCAATCTCATTGCGGTGTAGGTCAGGTTGTACTAACCGAATCTTTATCATAAAGTATCGTAGTAAGCGTTTTGTTTTTCTTGACGCTGGATTGTTTTAGGATGGAACAAGCACCATTCTTCCTGAGGGGGAAGCGGGGAAGCGGTTTTAAATCCTTCTAGGTATTCATGTACCTTGCTTACCCATTTAATATCTGAAGATCTTTTATAGATCCTCCATTGATAGTCTGGAAAGTTTACCCAGTCTTTTTCGTTAATAGCCCAGTTCCACTTCTGTACATGCTCTAGGGTTAGTCCTTCTACTGTGTTGATTCGAGGTACTAGTATAACATCTACCTGATTCATTTCAAGTAGAGCAGGGAGATGCTGCATTAGAAAACTGCTAGGCATCTCATCAGCATCAATCTGAAAGATATAATCTCCCAAGCAAGCTTCAGTCAAAGCATTCTTCATGTTAGCAAAGTGCCCGTCGAAGTGGTAACTAATGTACCGAAATGGAGCAAATGTATTCGTAGATAGACTTCTTAGATACTCATCTACTGCCTTAGTTCCATTATTGGAATCGTAAAAGATAATGATCTCATCCTCCTGCCTCTTGTTCTGAATTAGGAAAGGAAGCAGTCGTTGTATCTCTACAAGCTCATTACAAACCGTTACTGCGTAACTAATTTTCATTACATTTCGTAAAAGCCAATTACTTGTAATGCGTCCATAAAGTCTCTCTGTTCGAAGTTTTGAGCTCCTTTCATATCCATTTTATGAGTCTGCCCTTCAGGGTACTTGTGCTGTTCTTCTTTAAGAATCTCAACAGCTTTAACGGCTGCCCATCTCCAATTCTCTTTAGTACTGCCGTCGATAAACACCATTCCTTTACCAGGCAGTGTTACCGTAGCAGGCATCCATATATGATCGTCTTGATCTTTATGAAGAAGGTCTTTGTAGAGTTCTGGAGAGGATTCTAAGGCTTGAGTGACTGGCTGGCTTCCTTCTGTCATAACAGTAGAGGTTGTAAAGCCACATCCCATACATAACCAGGTTGTTAGCTGTTCGTTGATGTGCTGTTCGTAGCAGGCATTAGAGCCGCATCTTTTACAATCGGTTAACTTATCCATTTATTTTCTGTAGTTTAGGTAGCTGTAATGTTGGTAGTTTAAGTTCAACTTGCTTAGGGAACTCAGGAAGATTACTTGAGAGAATTTGATCTAATTGCTCTGCCATCTTCTCCCAGCTAAAGTTTGTACGAGACTTATATCCCTGTCTCTTAGCTAGCTCTGCATACTTCTTATAGTTGTCAAATACCATACGCAAAGCAGTTCCTGTCTGTGCATCGTCTGGTGTAAACCATTGAGCTTCTTTTAATAGCATTTTATCTATTGCAGCACTCTTATGTACGTTAGTCAGAGTACCGGCAACAAGGTAAGTAAATTCCTTATCTAAGAAGTCGATATGCCCTGACCATCCTGAAGCTATGATAGGTTTATTCACAGCTGAGAATTCTAGAAGAGGTCTGCCAAATCCTTCTCCTTTAGTAAAGCTAACCATTGCTTTGACTTTAGGATGATTGTATAACATATTAACTTCTTCATCAGACATCTCTCCGTGAAGTAGGTAGATGTTAGGTAAAGTACCTTTAATACTCTTTCTAATATCGTCAATCTTTTTTAGTACTTGGTTTCTATCCAAGATAGAAGCGTTAGCAGATTGAGTCTTTAAGATTAAAGCAGGAGCGTCTTTCTTATTCTTAAAACTTTCTAAGAAAGCTTTTACAAGGTATCCTACATTTTTTCTATCCTGTCCAAAGTCTCCTTGCAGCCAATGTCCTACAAAGAGGTAAGCAAAAGATTCTTCTACTGCAGAGAGGTTAAAAGTACTACTAGTAACAGGTTTATATTTTTCAATATCCAATCCTTCAAATAATACTTCAATAGGCTTCTGCAGTTCAATTGTACCTGTAGTCTTACCCTTATCTTGCACTTCAAACTTACTTCTCTCAAAAGTTTCTTTAGCATGCTGAGAGGATACTAGTGTGAGGTTCATTCTATTACAGCCTTCAATCCAACTTGGATCACAGATTGTAGTTTCGATACCGGCTGTAACTCCTATGTTATACTTTCCAATAGGTTGGAACTCATTAGGTACTGTAATTTGAATCCAGATATCAGGTTGACCTGTAACGTTTGGTACAATCTTTGAAGCTAGATCATGCTCTGAATGGTCTTTTAGATATCCAAACCGAGTATTCCCCCAGCGTTGAGATAGAATATAGACATTATATTTACCTGTACTAATTAAGGCTTTAACAAAATCTCTAGAACGGCCTCCGTATCCAGAGTACGTATCAATTGGACAACTAACTAAAACTGTTGGCTTACTCATATACCATTGGGTGTTTTACATATTTAGTAGGAAGATCTTCAACCTTAATCACATCGTATCGGCTACGAGGTGTAAAGTTTTCAAATGTTTGATCGATAGATAGAATCACATTCTTGGACATATTCTTAGCAGACATCATTGCTTCGTCTGATGTTACCCATTCACGTCCGGCAAGTCCTTTCTGCTTTCTTTCTTCGGGAGACAATATGTAGATTCTTTCAAGGACATCAGCTACATCTCTGAAGTCGCATCTGTCATCGTGGATGTACGGAGTAGGTACCGAACCTACTAGTGAGATGTTGGAAGGGTAGACAGGCATAGCCCACTCTCCATGCTCTAGATAAGTACCCATGTGGTTGGAAGGTATTTCAAGCGAAGGAGTATACCACTGACCTTTATCATCTACAAATCTCATCTGGTCTTGCATACCACCGGTAACGTTACCAATGATCATAGTACCTGCCATCATAGATTCAGTCAAGCTTAAGCCCCATCCTTCATTAGAAGAGATGAGCATAGTAACATCTGCGAGGTTGTACAGCCAGTTCATCTGCTCGTGACCTAATCTGTCCTGAGAGAAGAATACATTAACGTAGCTCGGATCGCAAATAGCTTCTCTAACTGCGTAAAGATCTGTTCCGTTTTCATCTACAGGCTGGGTGTGCATAATTAGAGCACATTTCTTTGCTTTCTCTGGACCTACTTGATCACAGAACTGTCTATAGGCTAGAATAACATCACCCGGTGATTTACGTCGGATGTTTCTAGAGTTCCAGAACGCTACAAACTCAATATCTTTTCCTTCAAAGATGCTCTTTTTGAACTCCTGGTACTTGTCGTAATTCTTAGACTCAGGTGTAATAGGGAAGAAGTGCTCTTCGTTAATACCGTGAGGTACATAAGTAAGTACCTTACCTTTAGCAGCATCTTCTAGCACAAGCTCGTTAATATTCTTAGTCTGTTTTGAAATAGACATAAGAAGATCACAGCACTCGTAATAAGCTTTATTGTAAAGAGGGGTAGGGTAATCGTCCCAAATGTTTAAGTACAGGAGAGGCATTGTTGTTCTAAGCTCTCTTTCGATATCAAACAACCAAGCCCAGTATCTAGGATCGGTAAAGAGCATGATAGCGTCAGGCTTTTCAACTCTTAGAAGCTCTCTTATAACCTCAATAGTGCCGTAGCCTGATGTTGCATATAGCTTCACTGAAGCATCTGTTATACCGGTCTGCTTGTTAACATCTTCTGAGAGATCAAAGGCTTTCTTTTCATCGGGATGCTTCATAGCACCTCCTAAGTTTACCCAATTGAAGTGATGTGATGTGCCTACTACAATCTCTCTTGCCATAGTAGCGACTCCGGAATGGAGTCTTATATCATCACACAGCAGAAGAATCTTTTTTCGATCTTTCTGCTCAACATAACGAAATTTGTCTTGCATTATTTTAAGTTTATATCGTTCTGATTATGTACCTTGTCTCTAAACGTATCGTCTGTAAGATAGAAAAAAATAGCTCTATCTGCCAACTTTTGAAAAGAAAATTTATAGCGTACGCATTGAACTTTAAACTCGTCGAATAACTGCTGTTCTACTCTAACGCTTGTCAGCTTTTTGTTGTCCATAGCCTTTATATGTTTATATACATATATAAATAGCTTGGAATTATAAAATAGCTGCGCTACAGAGAGGGCTTTTGTTAAACGGACAGAATCTACAGTTGTTTTTAGATGCATTCTTATTATAGTCTTTCTCAAGATATTCTCCTGTATCCGAAAATGCTTCTTCTACAAATCTATTTAAGCCGGACATCGCCTGACCTCGCTTAATCTTTCCTGAAGCAGGTCTGAATTGCTGTACTCTTTTGGGTACAAACTCTCCTCCTTCGTAAATCTTTCTACGTACGATAAAGAATTCTACATCGATGTTCTCTACATCGGTATTGAATTGCTTGGCAAAGAACTCTTTGTAGAATAGTACCTGAGAGATCTTAGTATCGCTTTTCTTTTCGTAATCACTCCAACCCTTAGTCGAAGTCTTGATATCTAAGATCAAATACTTTCCTGTAACTTCATTGTAGAAGACCAGATCAAGATAGGCTTTGAAGTACAATCCAGTCTTAAGCTGCTGTACCAGCGGCACCTCTACTCCTACCAGGTAAGTTCCTTTTGTGCTAAAGTATATCGAACGTTTCTTTTTTAGGTAGTCCATTATGGCTACTCCGTCGTTGTGAAACTCTTGAAGCTCCTGAGGAGTTGTAAAGTCTTTGTGTCCGTTATTAAATCTTTCTTTCTTGTAAGTCTTCTTCATTCGGTCAATCAGATACTCTGATAGATCGATTTCAGTAGCAGCCTTTACCGATTGGTTGTAAAGTACATCCAACCAGTTCTGAGCTGTCTCGTGTAGAGCAGTTCCAAAGACTGTATGAATGCTAGGAGTATAAGGTGCTAGCTTTTTCGGATACGAAAGATACCACTGATGTGGACAAGTACTGTAGATTGAGTATTGACTGTAGGAGATGTTTTTGTTCTCCTTTGTGTCGTACTTCTCTACTTTGTATTCACGAACCAGGCTTACCTCCTTAGGGAGTTTCTTCTTAGCCATTTTACTTCTTCCACATACCTCGAGCCACTAACTGAGCAATGATGCCGTAGTTAGCCAGGTCTTGATAAGTATCCATTAAGGATTCATTCTGTACACTACGTCGATTAATCAGCAGATTCTTCCAGCGGTTAACCTTATCTGAGATTCGGTACCAGAGTCCGGTCAATGCAAAGCCAATCTCATCTTCGTTAGCAAGTTGAGTACCTGCAGTGATGTTATGCATTCCGTAATCTAAATGCTTCTTTGCAAAGAGCTCTAACTGCTCTGCTTGAATCTGAATGTAGCCGTAGTAGATAGTCGGGTATTCTTCCTTGAGGATCTCGACTGCGCCTCTTTCGTATATATTTTTATCTTCGCTCATAACCTTAATATACGAAAAAAGCCCCTGCGAAGCAAGGGCTCTTTAAACTTTTTATTCTTTTCTTTCTCCTTTGTGAGGATCTATTCGATCTAAGATCTTATTTAAGTCCCCTATATGGATAAAGCCAGACATCGAAGCGTTCTTAAGAGCACTTATAAGCTGAAGTAGAATGAAAGGTACGATAATGGTTTCAGATAACCAACTAGTTCCTGCAAAGCCTCTTTCGACCATCAGGATAACAGTTAGGAACATTACCCATACTATTGTTCTTTGTAGTACTCTAACAGCTTTAAAGGTCTTAAAACCTTCTCTCTTGATTCCAGCAATGATGCCAAAAAATCCATCTACAAACACCACAGCAATTAGAGCAAGGTACTGCTCAAAGTTACCCATTGTCAGCTCTAGAAAATAAGAGCATCCGAATGAAAGTGTGGTGGCGATAGACAAAAATATGGCTGTTGGTTTCATTACTTCACGTATTCGTAGTACTTCTTAGTCTTGGCATTTCTGTCTTCAAGTCCGTGAGTACCGCCGTTGATGCGCTTGGTCAGTTCCAGGATAGCTGCATCGTTGATGCCCTTATCACAGATAGTCCATAGCTTATTTCTTTCAAAGAAAAACATAGCTGATTCAAAAGCGTATTTAGTAGCAACCGTATCAGGGTTAGTCAAGACCTCGTCATTGCCTAAGTACTTTGCAAATGCTTCGTAGTTGGCTTTACCAGTCAACTGAAGAGCTCCTCTGCCTCTGAACTTGTATCCATCCCCTGATGCTTCGGCTCCGTTGCCCATCCTGTCGGCGTAGACTCGGTTTGCAATCTTTTCAGGCTGGCGGGCGTAAGACTCTTCGAGGTTACCGGGGAAGTACTTGCCGAAGATACCTTGCAGGCCTTGGGCGGAGTAGTTTAGGTTCTCTGAAAATGCTTTAAAGCCTCCTGTTTCGTGGGCTGTTTGAGCGAAGAAGTGTGCAGCTCTAACTGGAGTCAACTTATAAAACTCCATTGCCTTCTTCATTGTTCCGGGACCAAAAGCGCCATCAGCGGCTATGCCCATCTTCTCTTGTAAACTTTTTAAGCTCATAGTTTAATTTTTAATCGTTATTTTCTTCTTTCTTTCCTCCGAAGATCTTTCCTGCTTCGGCGATACCAAATGCACCTAGAGTGATCATTACAAATGAATTGAAGATAGTATCACTGATTACCAGTTGGTTACCTAAAATACCTGTAACGATGTCAGCTCCAGCGAAGATAGCCATCACCGAGAATGATAAAAAGCCAACGATTGTTTTCTCGTTGAAGTCATTTTTATCTTTAAAAATGTCCCAAAATGCCATAAATTGTTATTTAAAAAGTTTAACTTATAGAACTGATTAAGAAAACAATTGACGGCAACCCTTTGGTATAAATAGACCTAGTCTAGGGCATCCACAATAGCTTTTTTAACAGCTACTGAAAATTCTGTTCTTTCGAAAGGAAGATTTTCATCTTGCAGCTGCATTAATGTAGCAGCAACGTTTGTATTAGCTTTTCCTACTCCGTGATAGACTGATGAACCGATTGCAATATCTACCTCAACGATTGTTTTCTTTTGTTTGAATTCAAAAGGTCCGATTCTAATTCCTTGAGTAGGAGCTTTAATTTCAGTTACTGTAACGTAGATCGGACTTGCATTAAGATCGCTTTCCGGGCATAAAGGATTTCCTCTTTCATTGAGAACGTCCTCGGTGATTTGTCTTAGTCCGAAAGTAAATTTTTGATTGTCGATACCGGCAAGGTTGGCATTTGAAGTCACCGTAGCGACGTAAAAGCACATAGTAAGGATTGGATTGATCATGATATTGACTTAGTATTGTAACGTGGCTTGGTTAGAGTATCCAGGCGATAATAAATAGAAGTTGCTTATACCTCCTGAAGTAGGAGTAAAGGTAAAGTTAGATTGCAAGCCAGGTATTGAACCCATTAGGTTTGAAGAACCGCTATTAAGGCTAGTCCATTGAGCATTTGTAAAAAGCAATGTGCTTTTAGTAAAAGGTGCTCCGTTAATTCTATCAGCTATAATGCAAATATCGGCAGTAGTAATCTTTCCTTCAAGGTTTAAATCGTACTTGTGATAGTGGAAGGGTCTTAAGGTAACTTTCTGAGTTACAACATCACCCACTCCTTCAAAATCTGCAGAAGTAAGATTAGAAGTTACAGTAGGAACTACTACTTCGATATACCACTCAACGGAAGGATTGGTGGGTTGGGAGAAAGAATACTGCCCATTTAAATTAGTGACTGATGTGGCTTGAATAGTCCAGGCAGTAGTAGTAACTATGTATTCAAACTCTAAAACATAGGGCAAGTTTACATTGTTAGGTAGGTCATTCCATTTTCCATTACCGACAAACTGAACGTAGTCTTCATTACCTGCGTTGTTTGGCTCTCCAGGGTTCCAAGAAGTGTAAGAGTAAGCTTCACCGGTAACCCATCTCCATACTCCTTCATTTACTTCATCGGTTAATCCTATCCAACCCGATGGCCATAACCCAAATATAAAGTTATTTTCAGCCTGCGTGGTGACTGTTACTAGATGTCCACCCATGTTGTCACAGGCAGCTTTGGCTGCTGACCAAAATGCTGAACCTGTTGACCTGTAGTAGGAATGACCGTTGTAGTTCTGCTGATTTGTAAAACCTGTAATGACTGGGGTGACTCTTTTATAAAGGTTGACTGTTACTCCTGGAACTCCTATATTGCCTTCGGTCCTTATAGCACCCGAGTGAGTAAAGGTCTGAGAGAGACCTAGTAACTGTACCAGGAATACAAAAGCTGAAGTGATAAGAACCTTAGAAGTCATAATTAGCGCCTATTGAAACGATATAAGGCGTGGTTTTGCTGTATCCATTCTCTATATCAGATATATCATAAGTATAACTAGTTCTAAACTTCGTAGCAAATGCAAATACATCAGTAACATTGTATTGAATAGTAGTACCGAAGTAAGTAGTCAAGTTAGTTCTATTCCAAAACCAGATATCTAAATAATCTTCCGAGTCCTCTAAATGTTTAAAGTGGGTTCTAAGAGATGACAACATAAAGATCTCAGGTCTTGCCACCCATCTTCCTGCTTGAAACTCTTTCATTCCTAAGAGCATGACACTGAACTTAGTCTGGAAGCCTGCCGGGATGTAAGTATCAAGGAATTGAAACCCGTCCCAGCTATTATCCTTCACAAACAAAGTGTACCCTAGCTTGTAGCTACTCTTCTGGTAAGTCTGATTAAGGAAAGGAGTAACTGAAATTGTATTCACTCCTACATCACTCCCTCCTATCGTGAGGCTGTATGTGTTGGTTCTAAGCAGGCCGTTAGGGAATTCTTTCTCTCTGATGTAGTTGTAGCCGAACTTAGTAAAATTAAATGAAGGAGTCCTTGAAAGGAAGAACCCGTTGGTGTGATTCTTATTCTTAAGCTGGTAGGCGAGATTATAGCTGAAGATACTAAACTGACCTAGGAACCCGAAGGATAGGCTTGAACTACTAATGATGTCGTTATCAAGATCAACGTACTGAATTGAAGTCCACTCCGAGACTGATTCAGAGCCCTCTTGGGTAGTCTGGGCAAAGACATTGAAAGGTATTAAGATGAGTAGTAAAAATTTTTTCATAACAGTATTTTTGTTCCTGTTGATATCTGGTAATTAAGTATTTCTGCATTCCATTGATAAGCTCCTGAGAATGAAATACTCCATTTGAACTTATCAGTTAATTTAAAATCTATGTTAGCTAGAGGTACTAGTAGCATTCCTGAACTGTACCACTGACCTTGGTAGTAGAAGATATAAGGTGAATATACGCCCAACAGCATTACGTTTCCACCTATTGATTTTCCTCCTTTAAAGTTTGTAAATCCTCCTCCGACTATGGACCAGTTCCGGAACCAGCTCTTCCCCAGCTGCCCGGCAGTAAAATTAGTACCCAACATCATTGTAGCAGGTCCTGCTTTTTGAGCTGCTAGAGCTGTGGTTGTATTAAACCAATCGGTCTTAAAGTTAGTCATCACCGAATTGGAGAATACCCCCATAAACCCTTTAGCTTTATAAGAACCATATAGAGTAGTATTCAGAACATTCTCACCGGTAGTGTAATTCAGATTAACTCCTTTGATAAAGTTTTGCTTGGTATTGACATGGGTGATGGAGGAGTTGAACCTAAAATTATCCTGACCCGTGTCCCTGATGTTGCCGGAGTTTCTGATGGCGACAAAGTCACCGGAGCCTATGAGAGCTCCTCTACCTACTTTCTCTTGCCTGCTTTTTTGCTTTTGACCTCCGCCGCCGCTTTTACCACCACCATTGCCATTTGACGAGCTTTCAGACTCCCCACCTGATGCTGAGGTTGTGTTTTCTTGCCCACCGACTGCTCCTGATTCCGTACCACCGCCCTCAGTCGAGCCTCCTCCTCCTGAAGATGGAATAGATCCTCCTCCGCCTTCACCCTGACCGGAGGAAGGTTGACCTGATCCCGAACCACCCGATCCCGAACCGCCTGAGCCTGAGCCGCCTGAAGAACCAGAGCCTCCAGTTCCTGAACCTCCTCCGGAACCTCCGCCAGAACCCGAGCCAGAGCCACCGCCACCAGTACTACCGCTACCGCCACTCCCACCAGTGCTCCCTCCACTGCCTGTAGAGCCTGTTCCGGAGCTACCGGAGCTAGACCCAGAACTACTACCGCCATTCCCAGAACTACTAGAGCTGCTACCAGAAGAATTCGAACCATTGTCATTATTATTTGTATTTGAAGTTCCACCACCTGCTACACCTCCGCCCGGAATAGCGGATGATCCTATGTTCCCGCCTAGACTGGCGGCGATACTAACTATGCCTGATACGTTATTGACCGTATTAGTGCCAATAGCTGCATTTGATCCTGTTGTGATAGTACCCCCGCCTCCAGCGCAGGGGTTACTTCCTGCAGGCACACTTGCATTAACACTTTGTACCCAAAGCTCGAAGGCTCCGGCCTGTAGCTGGGCTGCTGTAAAAGTATTGTATTGTCCGGCATAAAAGAGCGTTACAGAGCCTGATGGCTGGGTAATGGTAACAGAGTTAAGTATTCCTGTGCAAGGATCGGTGTAGGTATAGATATACTGACTATACCCTTTGAACCATGCAATTAGAAATATTAACGCTATTTTCCATTTACCATCCATACTGCTCCATGCGCTTGACGAGGTTTACAGTCGCAACCTCTAACGCACGTTGTGTAGCAACGCCAACTGTTGAACCATCAAACCCCATCTGAGGATTCTTAAAGAAGCCCTCACCAACTTGGGTTGAAGTTCCTTGACCTGAAGCCACAATATACTGTCCGTTATCCACATTTACCATTCGGATCTGAATGCCGATGATAGTAGTATTGGTCTTATTTGTTTTACCTTTATCGTAAGTCTCAGCATATGATACAGAGAAGTCATAGATCTCAGCATACACAACATACTTAGGAACGGCAATGCCTTCCATTGTAAGTTGAGTCTTGCCATTTGAAAGTCCGTTTAGTTCAGTCTCCCAAGCATCAAGCATCTGATTCTGAATTGCTTCTTTCTCTTCAGCGTAAGTAAAGCGACCGGTCTGTTCGAAGTTCTCAATGATTCTATTCGATACACCCATACCCACTCTCTTGTCTCTTAACTCAGGGAACATATCCCAAAGCTCTTTATTGACATTAAGCTTAGATAGCTGCACTACCTGCTTCTGACCGGTAAAGGCTGGAAGAGTATTTAGAGCTTCTGCTTTCTCAAACTCGGCTGTATACTGTTGTACACCTACAGAAGATTTACATGAGGTCGCTAACGTACCTACAACTAACATTCCACCTACAACCAGAAGTACCCCTATAGGAGCGAAAATCTTTTCCATAATCTCGTCTCTTCTAGTTCTCATTACTTACCGGCGTTCTGGTCTTCTCTCTGCTTTTTAAGGCGAGCCATTCTTTCGGCTGGAGTTTCTTTCTTCTCTTCAGCTGGAGCTGCTGGAGCTGGTGCTGCTGCTTGAGCTGGTACTTCACGAACAGTCTCTTTGATGATAGTAGTACCACCACCGGAGTTGTTCTGCTGCTGGGTATTGTTGTTCTCAAGGTTAACGATAACTGGAGCCGGGGCAGGAGCTACCTGCTCAGTTTTAGTCTCCTCTTCATCCTCAATACCTAACAAGCTATTAATGTGAGTAGTAGCCCAGATACCAATACCTGTTACAGCTGTACCTAATACTCCTAGGACTGTCTTCTTTACGCTAGACATTCCGCCTTCTTGTTCTTCACTCATGACTTTTAGAATTTAATTAATTTGTAAACTTTATCTCTGTCGTTCATAACCAGTCTTACGAAGTAAGTACCTTTTGGTAAATCACCCAGGTAGATTCCTTTGTATTGGAAGCCTAGATCTGTTTGATTAATTTTTTCAGCCTTTAGGATTTGACCTTGCATGTTTGCAATCACCATAGTTAGAGGCTGCTTATCTTCTGTGTAGAATTCTGCTATAGCCCATCCACCGGTCATATCCGATACTGGGTTAGGGTATACGTGGAAGCCGTAGATCTTCTCCGTTGTAATAGGATCTAGAGTAGCTCTTCCGTTGATGATCGAACCATCGTTAAGAGAAGGCTTAACTGATAGGTCATCTGCTTTTTCGTTACCAGCTGCTTTGTCGAAGATTCTTAGAGGAGCTGAAGTCCATCCTAGGATTGATTTAACTCTAAAGCGGAATGTAAATGCATTGCTCATTGCTTCTAGCACTGCAGGGTTCATCTTATCTTCGTGACCGGCCCAGAACACTCTGCCTTTCTCTACACTAATAAGACTGGTCCATTTAGCTGCTACTGGTCCTGCTTCGATTGAGATGAACTCAAAGATGTTGGTGTCGTATTCAAAGCCCATCTGAGCTGCTCCAATCTTGTTACCGAATGTGTACATAGTAACTGGAACGTCAACGAAGTTGTCTGCAGTAAGTACTAGCTTAGGGAATCTAAACTGAACTGTGTCAGGCTTGTTTGACATATAGACTGCTGGGTCTAGAACGTATTCTGTGATACCGCCTCCGGCTGGGTTGATCTTAGCAAGGATTGTTGCTGGATTGTTGTAGCCGGTTGTTGTAGCGTCACCAACTACGTAGATGTAAGGATTGATTGAGTCTAGACTATTAACAATAGTATCGATTGCGTATCTTCTAGGAGTAGTAGCCCAGTTAGGAGCTCCGGTAGCTAGAGTTGCAGGATCGTACTCACCAGGCCATAATGTTGCAACGTTGTTTACTCCTGTAAATAATCCACTCCAGGTAGTTGACTGAAGAGCTAATCTATTGAATACGGCAAAGCCGTCAGAGATAGTTACTGTCTGTGATTGGTTGATATCACCTTCGTACCACTCTATACCTGCTAAAGTATCTTGGCCGGTAACGTGGTTGGCTAATTTATAGGCGTCTGTGATTGAGATTGCACCACCGTCAGACATTGAGTCAGTCTGAGCAGCGATCTTAAGATGCCAGTAGTTTGTATCAAGAGGGTGAGTAAACTCTACTAGACCTGCTGCATTAGTTGAATCAGAAGAGATTGGCTGCCAAGTTGCAAGAGGAGTTGACTTGAGTCTCTTTGCAGCTGAGAACCAAACTCCTTGAGCTGGTGATCCGTCTGCGTTCTTAGCTCTGACTGGGAAAGTCATCGGAGTCATTTGGAATGCACCTCCGTAGTTGAATAAGGTTAGAGTAACGTCGGTACCGCTACCAACTGTTGCAAGGTTGGTGTAGGAGCTGGCTCCTGTGATGGCCATTGAGTTAGTAACTCCTTTGTAGTTAGATCCGTGATTAAGTCTTAACTTAAACATCGCACCATCATTCCAGTCATAGGAAGTATTGGTACCGGTGTAAGTTGCTACAACGTTGATATACCCGCTAGCATTTACATCGAAGTAAGATCCGTACTTATCTGATACCGACTGTGCTGTTGGACCCCAGAACATGGTAGCTCCAGAGAATTTAGTATTGTCGTAAAACAATCTAAACTGGACAGCTTTAACTGGTGTTGCAGTTGGGTTAGCAAAGTGTACGTAGATATCGGTGTAGGTGGCCGGGTGATTAGCCAGAGTAAACAAAGTATCTACTAGAATGTAAGGAGTAGATGAGTTAGGAGCTGGTAGGATCTCATTAGCACCATTCTGTGCTTGAGCTGTTAATCCTAAAATTGCAGCGAGTACTACAAAGATTTTTTTCATAGAGGGTCGTAAGTTATGTTTAAATTCCAAAAACAATTACCTACAACAATTCCATTATAAATATAAACAGGAAGAGGGACCAGAAGTCCCTTTCCTAATTAAAGTATACCTTACGCTTACTCTTCTTCTTCAGAGTGGTCGTTGTAGATGGATTCTTGCATTCCATCGTACATCCATACCGGCTCGTTGAAGTGAACGCTAATCTGTACTGCTTTCATCTCCCCCCAGGTCTTTTAGTTCTTTAGGCAAGAACTCTGTATTGACGTGTCCGCATGACTTGCATGCAAAGACTGGGATTGGGAGGTAGGATGTTTGACCTGTGCCGGTTAGTAGCCCTGATACCTTGCGGATGTGTAGTGCCTGCTCGAAGTAAATACCTCCGCACTTCTCACACTCTACCGGAAGGGTTTGATCCAGACTTACATTTAAGTTCTGATTCACTACTTACTAGCTTTGCGACCTTTAGTAGCAGTTCTCTTAGGAGCAGGCTTAGCTACAGCTGCAGTCTCTGCAGGAGCATTTTTTTTTGCAACTGGTTTACGACCACGGCGTGGCTTACCTGCAGCAGCTTCAGCAACGTCAGAAGCTTGTTTAGCTACCTCTTTTGCAGCGGCAACTACATCTTTTACTTCTTCCTTTACTCTTTCAACTCTCTCTTGAACTTGCTCGACTTTCTCAACAATCTTCTCGTCAATAGTAGTCTTACCTAACAACCAATTCCAAAAACGTTTTAACATAGTTTTGACTTTTTATTTTATATAAATATATAAAGATTTACTTTTCGTTCAAACTTTTTTTTAAAGAGCATACCAAGTAGTTCCATCCCACATATAAGGTCTAGGAGGAACACTGCTGGATACTGCAAATGAGCCTACAGGTGCTCCTATCGGAAGTACAGAAGTTGGCTGAAGTGTAAGTACCTTTCCTAAGGTTATGAATATATCAGTTGCAAAGCTAGCACTATCCGGGCTATTAACTCTAAGCGATCCAGCTCCGTTAACAACTACTTCGTAGATAAATGGTCCACCTGAAGGACCGTCTGAGATTCTAAACTCACTTGCACCTGTTCCAGGCTGTATTCTAAGCTCATTATTAGCTCCGAGTGTGATAACTCTATCTCCTGTTAATGTTCCGTTTGAATTGTAGAGGTTAGGAGCATGTGAAGCACTAGCTACTGTAAGTTTTGAAGCAGTTACGTAACCTAATAGACCTTGTGTGCCTGAAATACCGGTTAAGTCATACCCTGCAACATACCCATAATTAGCTTCACTGAGGTTATTAAAAGTTACTCTATCAGATCCACTAACAGTAAAGAAAGCGTTAGTATTATTAAATTTTAGAGCATTAGTACTAAGGTTAACTTCTCTTGCTGCTGTTAAAGTACCGTCTGAATTATATAAATTAGGAGCAAACGAAGCACTAGGTACAGATACTAGAGTAATACTTTCTGTAGTTCCGTCTCCTTGGTTGAAAGTAATGACGTTGCTGCTTATTGAAGACGAGTAGTAGAATGAACCTGTCCTAGCATTTGTAACGTAAGAACCTGTAGCAGCTTCTAAGCTACCAAGTCTAGTGTTGGCTGAGCCTGAGAAGCTATTTAATGCATTAATACTTATTTGAGCTGAGCCTGAGAAAATATTTAATCCGGTAATGCTTGTTTGAGCTGAGCCTGAGAAAGTACTTAATCCGGTAATGCTTGTTTGAGCTGAGCCTGTAAAGTTGTTAAGAGCTGTAATGTCTGTTGTTGATGCAGATCCTGTATTGATTGTAACAGTTACGGCTGATCCTACGTTAGTAGCAGTAACAGCATTACCTACGAAATCAAAGGTTCTTGCATTCTCAGTTAACACAGTACCTTCATTAGATGCTGTGATAGCGAAACCACCACCACCACCTCCGGCAAGTCCGGATAGGTCTAGGTTGTAGGTATTGGTACTACTATGTAATGTTAATGCGGAAGTTGTACTGTTGTAAGAACCGCTGTATAGGAATGAACCTGTTTGGGTAGCATAAACGTAGGAATCTCTAGTTAAATCTAATGTTATACAGTAGTCATCAGACGCAGTAGTTCCAATAACTGCGTTAACCAATACGTTAATTGAACCTACTCCAAAGCCTCCTGGAACTTGGTTAACTGTACCCTTAATATAGTTTTTATCATCTACGTAGACTATCATTTTATCTCCAACTTTGTAGGCTAGATTTTCACCGAACAGGCCATTTAAAGTACTGCCTGTAGGAACAAATTGGAGATTAAGAATACCTGCGTTGTATCCATCGTACGTAAAGCCGTTAACAATACATCTATCAAATAAATGATTTACAGTAGTGCCGCCACCGCTTCCACTTCCAAACTCTATCCAGTTAGAACCAGTATTCCAGTTAGATACACTGCTTCCTTTAAACCCGTAAAACTTACCGGATCCAGAATCAAATACTATCGTACCCACATTCCTCTTATCGGAAGGTATACTTCCAGTATTGTTAATAGAAGCTAGAGGGTATGCAGTTCCTTTTAAAGAAGTAGCATCAACTAACGGGTAGTTAGTGTTGTTATTTTCTAGAATGTCAGGAAAAAATATAGCCATGATCTTAAGATATTGTTAATGTTACTCCTGAACCAAATGCACCTTTTTGTTTTGATTGATATACTCTAAATGAAGTTGAGGAACTATAAGCGTTTGCCACGGTAAAGTCTCCTACTTTATCGAATGCTGTTATTACCGATAATGCCCCATCTTTAATTACATTTGATAAATCACCATAAGACGCTGGGTAGATTATGTAAGTGTATTTAGTAGGGTCGTTATTATTAGCATCACAGGTTGGAGTCCAGGCTTTAGTTGTGGTGAGGGTACTAGTCACAGTATCAGAGTTGATAACACTCTGAGCTGAGGCGTTATCTGTAATTGGAGTAGAGCTAGCAGCTAAATAGTTTCTCCAGTAGAAAGCAAAGCCTGTATTTGTAGATTGAGTATCGGCAGTAGTCTGACTCTTAGTATTGACAATAAACGTAACATTGCCCGCTGTAGTTGCTCTATTAATCGTCAGAGCAGATCCTAATGTAAAGGCGTTAGTTCCTGAAAGAGTGTTAGAAAAATACGCCTGGAGTAGTCCTGAATCTGCTCCAGAACCTGTAATGCTAGCAGATACTGGATAGTTTCCATCTGGGCTATCCACGGTTGCTAGGAATGAAGCTGAGTTACAGGTAAAAGAGTTACCTACATCTCTAGTGGCTGTTGATCTAGTAGTACCGTCAAGTTTAATCAGTAAGCTACTAATAGTAGGCTCTATGTAAGTTATCAGCATTGATCTTAGTAGAGCTTCAATAGTGGAGCCGGCAGTAAATAAGTCACCTGGGGAGACCCCTCCTACTGTCTGGTTTGAAGTTAAATTTTGAACTAGAGTAGTTCCACCACCGACGCCACCGCCTGAACCTGTATTGACGGTTAAGTTAAATGTGCTACCATCCCCCTTAGTAAACGTAAGCACGTTACTGGAGACGGAACCTGTTGCTATAAGTGAGTTAAGGCTGCTGGACAGGTATGTAAAGTTGCCATCAAGTTCTGAGTAGGTTAGTTCAGAACCTTTAACAAGTCTTAGAGTTAGTGGCATACTACGAGAGGTTTTACATATAAATAGCACCTTCGTAGCAGAGTACCTATTTGAACTTAGGAACGCTTACTTGCTTGTACCCGTACTTCTTTTCAAGTACTAGGTAAAGCTCCTTTACACTATCGCCATCCAGGTTCATAATCTCTTCTTCTACTTTTTCTCGAGATAAGCCGTAGTTCTTTTTACACTCCTTATATATACCTTCCAACCGCTTGGCTTCTTCTTTAGTATGATCTTCAAGCAGGCGTTTCCACCGAGCCATATTCAGACTCTGAGATTCATTAAATCCAACGATATCAACTTTATTTATATAGGCATGACGGAGTTTATGCTCTACTAACTCGGCCTCGTACTTATAATGAGGAAAGTCAAAGTCACCGTTCATAACCTTCTCCTTGAAATGAGCTTGAGGAAACAAAGGCTTCTTCTTAGCTACATAACCTCTCCACCACATAAAACGATCGTAAGGCTTCTTGTAGCAGTTCTCAGCAAAGTAACTCTCCAACCACTCTACCGAGTGAACGGGCTTAAACGGACATAGATCTAACATACCTAAAGATAGTAACTTTTATTTAAAAAAGCAACTTATCTTAGGACTGTAACTGTAAAGCTGTAAGACTGATCTGGGGTGTCTAATACTCCAAAATAAACTCCATCTGCTACATTTCCTCCATCCCAATCATTCTTATAATCTGGATTGGTGTAGACTATCTGCCCCCATCTATTCATAATACTTATACTGGCAGGACTGTGATTGCTTAGGTTCTTAATTACAAACAGATCGTTTTTGTTATCTCCGTTCGGAGTTACTACGTTCGGGATAAGAATAGGTTGCGTAGGGATAACAATAGGTTCTTCTCCGTTCCTAATATCGTCAACTGGACCGATAGGGTCTGGAGGTGGTGGAGGTGGACAAGGTCCTACCTTGATTAGGATTGTATCAAACTCGTCCATCTCAATACCGCACTTATTCATTAAAGTATTTCCATCGTTTCCTTTCTTAGAGTAGAGGTAGTACTCTCCTGCGTAACTAAAGGGCATGAGCATTACAATACGTACTGAGTCGGTCTCGTAATTGACATCGACATTAGACCAGATTTTTTTGATTGCAACAGGTTGGCTGGTCTGTGTCCGGGTCATTCTAAAATCAACATCGTTAATTGAATACCCATCTAAGGCAATGTGAAACTTAAGTCCAAAGGCTGTATCCCCGCATGCTACTTCTTTATATTTTAGTCCTGTAATTGTATCAACCGGGTATTGAGTAGGGTCGTATTTTACGCCTTGCATCGCTACTGCATTGCAATTATATGCAATTGATATCATCATATCTCTTGAGGCTGAACCTACCTTAGTCCATACTCCCCAAAGCGAATCATACCTGTATTCTTCAATCAATACCGACAGTGCATCAACCTCCTGAGTTGTAGGATAGAAAGAGATCTGCCCGGTCTGAGGATTGATATTGAAGTAGGTTGAGGATACAGGTTGATTCTTATTGAATCCAAAGTCAAACGGAATGTTAGTCTGGTTTGGGTAAGCTCCTTCCCGGCAATTGATCAGAGAGTATGCCACCGAGTCTCCATCGTACTCGACCGAGCTTTGCTTCCAGTTGAAAGGATTAGCTACACAGAATGCCCGAACAGGCTCCGATACAAAGATCGGAGATGAGTTCTGTCCATTAAGGTTATTGAGTAGAGCATCAAAGTAGAAGCCGTCGGTTCCAGTTCCATTTGAGTTTGAGATATTAGTTACTCCAGGAGGACGGCAGCAATTTGAATACCAGAATACAAAGTCACCGCAGTTGCCCGGCAGTACTACATACCCGGTGTACCGGTAAACTTCCAGAGTCTTCACACCAGGTCCCGGGTTTACGCAATCAAATAGGGTTGGGGATACAACCCCGCTTCCGGCTGTTAGGTTGACAGTAACGTTGGTGTTAGAATAACATCCTGAGGATATTGTTACTGTCTCAGTAGTGGGCATTGCTATACCGGTAACATCTCTATAGACTCTCAGAATGATTTTATAATGACGGGCGATTCCGGTAGAATCTCCAATGTAGCGGTATTGTATATCACCACCCGCTAAGTGCGATGCTGTTGAGACAAAGCTCATCAACAACGCTAAAACAACGTACAACTTTTTCATAGTAATAAATATAAGAAGCCCCTTTCGGGGCTCCAAACATTTACTCAGAAATTTTACTATTGTTTAATAACTCTTATATTTTTAACTGTATAAACTCCCTTAGGAAGGTATCCTAAATCGTTCCAGCCTTTTTCAAGCTTGCCAACTACTCTACCGGTGTTGTCAAAGATCAGAGCTTGCTCTTGAGAGTAGAGCTGATCAGCAACCGGGTTAGGGTATAGGCTGATTGGTGAGTTAAATTCTGCAACTGAGATAGTATTGCCGATTAGGTTTGTGTCGTTAAAGCTAGCTCCTGTGTCTAGTCCGCTAGTAGCTGATGGACGATAGTCAGGCTGTAGGTAGCTGTAAGGAGTGGTAAACAATCCAGTAGAAGCTGCTAGAGTATCATTGGAAGTAAAATACCAAGCACCGGCATTAAAAGAAGGATTAGTTCCTCTGAGGATGAATTTGCCGCTGCAGCCAGCAATCAGATTATTTTGGAATACTAACCTATTCTGTAGTGCATTTGTTTCTGTAGAAGTTCCGTCAATATGAATACCGTCTTTAAAGTCTGTAAAGACTGAGTTGAAGATTTTCATTTCACTGTTCCGGCGAAGTCTCAAAGCTCTTCTAAACTTAGGATCGACTGTAGCCTGTAGGTTACCTCTTAGTGGTCCGATAGCAGTTACGTTAGAGAATGTGGCAGCTGTCTTAGGTCCGTTGTTAGAACCGGCGCCGTCATTATCACATTCAAACCCTTCTGAGGTTGAGCCTGATGACTGGTCAGCAATAAAAGGATCTCTAACAATTAAAGCAAATTGAACTTTACCTCGGTATCCAAAATCGCAGTCCATGTCATCATCCAGGTTGCGGTACGATACCAAGTGCTTACAATTCACAGTACCACCAAACCATTCAAAAGCGTCATCATTAGTAAATGAAACTTGAACATAATCAACTACTGTCTTACTTCCTACTGAACCGAAAGTTAATCCATTAATCTCTTTGTCAGGCATGTAAGCATATCCGCCGAACTCGATTCTAACGTATTTTAAAACACCTGAGCTATCCTGGTCGTTATTACCTCCATACTCAGTATTAGCTGAAGTAGGTAAGCCTTCGATGTTACCGATGCCTGCATTAGATCCTGCTGCTGTGTTGGGTGGGATGTTATTAACAGCCTCTCCTAGAATAACAATTCCTCCCCAGTCACCGATTGTTCGTTGGCCAGGAACTGCACTAGAAGTAAATACGATTGGTTGAGTAGCTGTACCTTCAGCATATAATGTTCCCTGCTTAGTTACAATCAGAGCCGATCCTGCAGTGTTCTTATCAAAAAGAATTACTGTACCGGGTTGGATAGTAAGCGAGCTCTTCAAGTATACCGGACCTTGAACTAAGTAAACATTGCTGCTTGTCCAAGTTAGACTACTAAGTAGTTCTCCTGAAACTGTCTGGGTGTGGATCGGGTAGACTGTGTTTTGAGCATCCCAGTTAGTCCATCCGTCAGTCCATTGGGTGGTAGGAGCTGGTGCAAAAGCACCTCTATAACTTGTTGGGGTCCAGAAAGAGGTCTGGCCGAATAACGTAACTGCCGAAAGAGCTACAAGGGTAAATAAGTGTTTCATAAATGTAAACGTAATTGTTTATTAATAACTACGTTTAAGATAGGCTACCGAGTTTAGATCAGTATTAAGCCTTTATTAAGAAACCTAAGTGGGCCTGCCAGGGCTCGAACCTGGGACCTGGGGATTATGAGTCCCTCGCTCTAACCGACTGAGCTACAGGCCCGATGGCGGAGGCTCAGGGATTCGAACCCCGGGACCTGTTACAGTCAATAGTTTTCAAGACTACCGCAATCGACCACTCTGCCAAACCTCCATTGTAAAAGAAACAGGAACAACTTTATCAGGAATCTAACAAATGCTTAACACACCAATAAGAGAGCTACTAAGTGTGTACCCTTGCGTCGCTGCTCTCCCAGCTAGTTGTTCTACGCTTCCTCTGTTTCTGTAGTTGGAAGGAACAGATTCGAACTGCTGTACCCGTAAGGGAGCAGATTTACAGTCTGCCGGTTTTAACCACTCACCCACCTTCCAGTATGTAGTCAGGGCTGGATTTGAACCAGCAATACTCAGTTATTAAAACTGCTGCACTGTATAATCAAATTAGTAAGTATTTCACGCAGTAACCTAATTTGATGCGTCTACTATTCCGCCACCTGACTATGTTGAGGGTAAGCATTTGCAACTACCTACCCTCGTAAAAGACTCGCCCGGGTGCGCTGATCTGACGAGAAGCGTGGCGAGTACTGTTAGAGCCTCCTGTCGGACTCGAACCAACGACCTACTGATTACAAATCAGTGGCTCTACCAACTGAGCTAAGGAGGCTTACAGGGAGGTTTATTCTAAGACGCTATCGGTTCACGTACTCCCCCTTTTAATCTTTTCCCCGAAGTCAACCTGTTCGAGTGCAACAGGATTTTTTGGCTAGACTCAGTATTATTCGGCTGCTGCCTCTTCGCCTTCTGCTGCTACTTCTTCAGTAACTGTGGTGTCGATAGCAGTAGAATCAACTACTACTTCCTCTACTACAGCTTCTTCAGTAGCATTGTTGCAAGCTGCTACCAAAGTAGCAAAGGCAATCATTGCAAGAATCTTCTTCATATTAGAAAATTTAAATTAAACAATTAGTGTACACGCCTGGGATCGTTATAGGATAAATATACGAACTTACTTCGTATTTTCCAACTCTTTTAGAAGGTCAATTACTTCACGTCGATGCATGAATGAAGTGTGCATCCACATTCCACCCACAATAGTCCAAATTGCAGTTCCGTAATCATTACGGGCAATTGCAAGAATAATCCCGAGGGTAAACAGGACGTACATAACCCCATAGAGAAGTTTCTCTGCTTTTGACATAGTTTAGATATTTAAAAGTTAGTAGGGAAGACAGGACTCGAACCTGCGACCCGCTGGTCCCAAACCAGCTGCGCTACCACCTGCGCTACTCCCCTAACTCGGTTGTTGTAGGACAACCGCAACCTGCCACTGTAGCTCCACTTTGTTTTTCCCTAGGAACAAAGAAACCTCGAACACTTGACTGCGTAGTGATCCGATCAGGATTCGAACCTGAGACCGTCGCATTAGAAGTGCGATGCTCTATCCAGCTGAGCTACCGGACCATATTATGGTACCGAGGGCGGGACTCGAACCCGCACGCGTAAAGCACTGGTTCCTAAGACCAGCGTGTCTACCATTCCACCACCTCGGCATTCTATACCGCCAACAAGTCAAAGAACCTCTTTGTTCTATAGATTAAAGATACGAATTTTTTTTCTTACCTCCAACCCTTCTTCTGTACACCAGGCCGGACTCGAACCGGCACGGGCATTCCTGCCCAAGGGATTTTAAGTCCCTCATGTCTACCATTTCATCACTGGTGCGTTCCTGCTCCTAGACCATATCACAGTCAAAGGCTGCGCCCTGTATGGCATCCCACAGCTCGTACTCAGGAGCTTCCACAAAAATTTCATTTAATTTGTCTAGAAATTCAATCTCCAGATTCAGACTTTCAGCCTGTGCCATGTACAGACTAAACAAATAACGACAAGCATCACTATCATTCATAACCTTTTTTCTTATACCTAAATATACGAACGATCTTTCGATCTAGCAACTATTCCTCTTCTTCTTCTCGGTAGATTGTATGCCCGTGGATAGAAGCGTCGGGTGACCAATTATCATATTCATCATTCCAACTCATAGCGCATCCAACTTTTATCGCGCCTATAGCTTGTCTTTGCCGCCCCGTGATCCCGTTGAATCATCTTCCGGCGAATAAGCTGTGCTAGAGCTCTCTCCTGCTGTGTCTCTCTTTGGCGCTTCATAATTATCCCAATACAGAAATCTAAAATCATTCATCTGGTTAATTATTCTTTTAGCTAGCTAGCAATTTTATGTACTCGTCAACCAATCTACTAACCGCTTCGGGCTTTTCATCGGCCTTGAACTTAACCTTTATTTTAGCTACCCCCGTTTCATTTGGATTAAACCCAGAGTCAACTTCAATACCTTTGATATTGTGCTCGTATCCTTTTTTCTTAAATAAC